TTTGAAGAACTAAAAAGTAAAATAGCGGTAGAGATGGAGAAAAAATTTGTAGAGTGTGATGACCAAGATTCATATGTGATACTATATCATGGCAAAAGAATGTCAATAGATGGAGAATCTGTGTGGCCATCCGAAAGTGCGGCCAAAAGATATATGACCAAGAACACAGTAAAATGCGGTGGAAAGTGGCATTTAAAAGATTTTTTCTTTAGGCTTCTTATACCCAAAATAAAAGAAGACGCATATTATTATGGTGTTATTATATCCGATAATTTAATTAAAATATATCAAGATTTAGGTAAATCTTTTAAAGAGCAATTCGAAATCGTTTCACTAAAAGAATATATAAAGAGAAACCAATGAACACAGAAATAATTGACATAAATAACCTTACAGTTTCGGTTGATGAATTAAAAGCAAAAATAGCCGAAGGCATGGAAGAAAAAATTGTAGAGTGTAAAGATGATATTTTTTATATAATATTACATCACGGAAAAAGAATATCTTTAAATTATACCTCCATATGGGAAACCGAGCGTGGTGCCAAAGCTACAATTGCTCGTATTGCCAGAAACAAATACAACCTAGACTATATAATGAGAAAAATGGTGCCAGAAAAATATTATTGTAGCACGTATAAATTTTCAAACGACATAATTAAAATACAAAAAGAGTTGCAAAACGGTTTTAAAGAACAATTTAAAATTATTACTTTTGAGGAATATATAAGGTCCAAGCAATGACTAAAAAAGAATTTAAAGAAAAGTTTATAGAACTAACTAAATATTGGTGGAGAGATATTTCGTTGTATGAAGAAAGAGTAACCAATTTAGCAAACAAAATTTCTTTCACTACTGATACTATCAAAGAATGGTTCGATGGCATCTCTCTTCCAGTCTCCAAAAAACGAGATGAAGTCATAAGATATCTTTATGAAGAGATTGAGAAAGAAAAAATGAGAAATTTTGTTAGAGATATCTTGTCAAAAGAATTACGCATAAAATTCATTCACAATAATGTTATTGCATTATATCTTGGTGACGAAGAAATTTCATCCGACCTTATTAGCCTTTGGGATGATAATGACTAAACGAAGTAGATATAAAAAGATAGTAGCGAAGATAGATGAAACTCCCGAGACATTGCGTAAAAATTTCCCTTCTAATTTAATTTCTGCTTTCGTTGCCGCATCCAAATCAAATTGGAATGTAAAAGAGCATAAAAAATATGCTACATTAGCAGAAGAGTTCCTTGGCAAAACAAAATGGTCCGACAAAATAGAACAGGGTGCTTTGGTAGTCCGACTTACAATTGCTACCTTTGATTTAATAGAAAGTAAAAACAAAACGCTCGTATGTGATAAACATAAAAAATATGATGGAACAAAGAAACCAAAAAACAAATGCAAAACTTGCGCGGTGATTTATGAAAAGAAAAACGAAAAAGAAATTGAAACCAAAGAAAGTTAGAGATTGGATTGCTGCCTCTGCCTGTTTTCGTCATGCTGGTAGCCACAAAGACAAGAAAAAAGAGGAATCTAAAAAGAAATGCCGAAAGAAAATCAGGATAGAAAATAATGTATGAAGAAATTTTATTAAAATATTATTATATTCTTATGCAATCGTATGCCGGAACCGACAAGTGGGAGGAAATTTTTTCAAAGTTTGTTAGGGCAAAAGAATATAGTAAGATTTCTGATGACTTATGGAAAAATGCTCACGACTTCTATGAAAAATATAAAACGGATAAAACATGACATCGTGGAAACAAGATATATCACTTGAAGATTTGAATAATTTTTATTCAATGATAGTTAAATTATCAAGAGAAACGTTCGGAACAGACGACAAAAACAATAGCCCAGTAGAAATTATGGTGGTAGATAGAACAAAGTTTATGGCACCACCGTATATTTGTCATATTCCAAATCAAGCCAATACTGTTAAAGAACTAAAAGTGTGTGAAAAGTCTGCGAGAACGAACATGGTGGCCGCAATCAAACAATACGAATTAATTTGTGGATTGCTTGATGAGGCAGAAAAACTCGAACAACAGGAAAACAAACAATGAGTAGCAATGAATTTTTTAAATTAGAGTATAAAGTTATACCAGAATATCAATTAGAAATATCAGCATGGGATGACGAAAATAATAGGTCAATTCTCAATCATGTTCGATGTGACAAAAATCCAAAAGCATTAATAGATGATTGTGCCAAAGAACTTACAAAAAGAAACATAGCAATAGAAGAATTGGACAATATATGTATGTGTGTTGATAATTTTAGTGTAATTATTTGTTATGAAAAAGAAGAATATAAGGAAGATACAAATTTATCCAATCCACTTTTTATTTCAGGTGACACCGTAAAGAAACAAATTTTAAAATCAAAGTTTTATAAAGTTAAAAAAGATAAAGAAATAAAACAAAAACAATTAAAAATTGCAAATGGGCAAAAGAAAGAATTGGAAAAACAATTATCCAATTTAAACAAAAAAATCGAAGAATTAAAAGGAAACTAACAATGAAATCAACAAAAAAAGATATAGTGGAATTAGATGGCAAAGTTCTTACGGCATTACCAAACGCAACTTTTATGGTAAAGTTGGAGAATGGTTCAGAAATTATTTGTCATATCTCTGGAAAAATTAGAAAGCACTCAATAAATATTTTGCCAGGTGATTCAGTAACCGTTGAGTTGTCGTCATATGATTTAACAAAGGGAAGAATAACTTTCCGCGAAAAAGGAAAAACCACTCATGTCCAATAAATTTAAGTTTGTTTTAGTTGGTAAAAGCAATTCCTGTGAGCGTGTGCTTTCAAAAGAATTCATAATGCAAAGAACCAACAAGGATCGTTTGGATTATGTCAAAGACTTGGTAAAATTTCATTTTGGTGGTCGTGCTTTGGCCGTTGTTAATGAGACTACTTTGGTAAAAGATATGTATGTGTATCCGCAATTTTTTGCTGCCGGGTGGGTTATTGACAACGAAACCAATGAGGAATTCGTTTTGATTGACCATGGCAAATCAATGAAGGATGCGCGATCTTCACTGATGGATGCATTTAATTCCATCAATTGGCACGAGTATTCTACAAAAATATAGGAACACTTATGAATGCTATTGTTGTTGCGTTGATTATTTTTGGTAGCTATAATGTTCAGGATACAATTTCTGGCGGTTTGAATGATATTGAAAATGAAAGATGGCAACAAGCCAGCGACAAATTCAATGAAGCAATAAACTCTGGACATTTAAGCGACTATGGTTTGTCAGAAATATACTGGAATTTATACATAGCAGAAAAAAATCTATACCACAAAGATGAAAGCGCAACAGCATTGCTTGGGTTTTTAACTTACGCAAGAATATCCTTACAAGATAAATCATTGGGAATAAAAGAATTAAGAAGCATAAAAGATAGAATTGATTTTTCTGAACCAATGTTGCAAGCGTTGTGGGCATCTAATAATTCGCATTCTTGTAGAAGTAAATTATTTGAATGCTATATGGCAAAAGAAGACTTATTGTCAATATTTGTTGTAAGTATTCCATTTTGTTCAGAGCAAATAATTGGTAGCATTGATACAGTCAAAAACGATAATGGTGTGGAAGTGAAAGTAATATGTTTTGATATAAACAGTTTTAACCTTGACTCAAATGGTTTTGGGCATCAAGGTCAAATCACTAAAATTGAGAATTATTATTTTGTGATACCATGAAATTTTCATTTAAAGATTTGGCAAAAAAACAGTGTGAGAAAAGTTCTTACAAAAAACGTCTCGGGGCGGTTGTTGTTAATAGGGGTAAAGTTGTAGGCTTGGGCCACAATGTTGTTCAATCTACTGGCATAAAAACTGACGGACTACATGCGGAGATATCGGCATTAAGAAATACCTCGGCTAAATTTAGATATGGTTCCACCGTTTATGTTTGCAGAATATTGAAAAATCAAGAAATAGCGTTATCCAAACCTTGCCATGCGTGTAGTGTCGTAATGAAAAAAATGGGAGTTAAATATGTTTGGTATTCTGTTGGACCAAATTGGGTCAGGATGAAGTTATGAAAAACTACTACAACACAGTTTGTATAGAAGGAATCGGGTCTGATATTAATTGGTGCGGTCGTCATAGGGGCGGCAAAAGATGTTTATATTGCAGGAGGCACGCAAAGTTTGAAGAATGGTCCAAAGATTGGAAATGGAACTATTTGTTAGAGTGGAATGGTAGATGGCCAAATGGATGGAGAGAGCGCTCATATTATAAGACAGATGGCGTTTATGAGGTTACATCTGGAACTTATAGCAAATATGTTAATATGCCAGTAGTATATTCTGATAGCCCGGATAGATATTGGACAATTGGAGTAAGTGAATTAAAATTAAAACACTTACTGAAACAAGGATGTAAGAAAAATCGTAAGTGCAAGTGTATAAATTTAATTCAACGAGGTTCTTGGTATTGTCCAGAATGCTTTAAGTTAATATCTAATTACGCAAACATAAGTGGCATAGAAAAACACGACTTAATAATTGAGGTCCGCAATGAATTAAAAGAAAAGATTTTAATTGCATTACTGTCCGGCATAATATAATCGATTTCAAAAATTTACAAGGAAGGTGGTGATGTTTTAAGAAGGTGGTGAACTCCTTACATAGTGTTCAAGGTGCGAGGGCCGAAGAAGGATAGGCCCTCTTTTTTTAGGAGCATTAAGTGGATAAATACAAAATAAAAATGGCAAAGGCAATTAGAAAAGCAAAGGTTCCAGAAAATTTTAAGTTGTCTGCACCAAGTAAAATAAGTTTAAAAAACAATTCGAGTATTAATTTTCCTGCTGGTCCAAGTTTTAGTTGTCCGGGAGCAACAGAGGCGTGTAGTGATTGTTATGCAAAAAAACACAGACATTTGTTTGGTCCTGTTCAAAAAAATATAGCAGACAATTGGAAATTATTGAGTGCGTTGGAAAAGTCTAATCAAATGACAAAAGCCATAGATTCGATTTTGTCTGGAATGCAGCAAGACTTGGGAATATTTCGCATAAATAGTTCTGGTGATTTTTCTTCGCAGTGGGTTGTAGATATGTGGGCCAAACTAATTGGTAGCAAAAAAGATACGCAGTTTTGGGCCTACACGCGAAGCTTTGATTTTAATTTTTCTAAACTTACGCGCTTGCCAAATTTTTCTTTGTGGGCATCAACCGATGATTTTAATTTCGCGCAAGCAAAAGAGTTCGTTAGAAGATTTAGGAAAAGTGGAACCAAACATGCATACGGACCCTGGGATCATGACCGGCCGTTTCCAAAAAATAGTTTCTGTTGCCCAGTTACATCGGGTGACATGAAAATGAATGGCGCATGTGAGAAGTGTATGCTGTGTGTGACAAAAAGAAGAACCAGCAAGCATGTAGTGTTTCTAAAACATTAGGAGTTAAAGTGGAAAATCAAATAAAAAAAGTAAGCGATTACCTGTGCAATGGATATAAAATTACCGATTCTTGGATGCTAACAAACGGAATTTATTTAATACTCACTCGCGAAAACTGCTCTATAACAATGCGCATAACCCTCGGTGGTGTAGTATGACAAAACCAATGAAAGGAAAAACTATGACAAACAATATGTTCGAGATTATTGATCTTAATATAAAAAGCAAAAGGTGGATCGGAGGTTTGGGTCGCTTAAAGAAGGATGGATCAATCGTAAAACTCAATGGTCAAATTTTTGAAAGGAGAACCACGAAAAGTGGAGAGGTGGTGATCCTGATGGATAATCTTCTTGGTAACCCACGAAAAAATCAAAAGAAGCGCTGGCAAATTGTGTTGGTAGATAATCTCGTTTGTCTGAACGAAAATCACTGGAAGCATACAAAGGCTGCGTAATAATGTTTAGACACTACGAAAAAACTTTTAGAATACTTGTTCCACAAATTTCAACAGTTGGAAAACATTATTTGTCCGACTCTGATACTCAAAAACTTTTAAATGGCAAGGTAACTTTGACCGAGAAAATGGACGGAGCGAACACTGCTATTATAAGAAACAAAAATGATTTCAGGCTTCAAAAGCGTGGGTCCTTGGTGGATACAAGCGAACACTATCAGTTTAATTTCTTCAAGGCGTGGAGTCAAGCAAACTATGACAAACTAATGAGTATTCCACAAGATACTATTTTGTATGGAGAACTCATGATTTGCCAACACACTATTCATTATGACTCTTTGCCAGATTACTTTTTGGCCTTCGGATTGTTTGACAGGAAAAGTAATCAATACAAACATTGGAATGATTTAAAAAAACTCTGTGATGACATTGGGTTGGCTACTGTTCCGCTGCTAGAAAAAGATACAACGGTTGCTAAAACTGAATTATTTGATATGGTTCCCAATCCCTCTAATTATGGACATGAACAAGCAGAGGGATTGGTTGTTTGGAATTACAACAAACAAATGCGTGGCAAAGTTGTTTTAAGAAAATTTCAGGAATCGATAGACGAAGATGGTCATTGGTCCAGAAAAACAATTACTAAAAACTTATTGAAAGCGGTGTAATATGAGTAATAATTTTGTTGATAAGTGTGCTATTTGTCCTTACTGTGGTGATTTTGTAGAGTATCCTAATGAAAAACAAATTAAAATATTTGGAAAGCCTACTTGTTGTGAATATGAAATGGTCGTAATCGACCGCGAAAAATTGCACAAGATAGCAAGAGCATTGGATACACTTAAACAAAACATAGAGAACGAACTATTAAAGGGAGTTTCGTAGGAGTTTGTTATGAGAATTCTATTAGATATGGATGGAGTAGTGGTAGATTTTGTTGAGCCACTGTTAAAAATGTATAATGATATGACCAACGAAAATGTTCCACTATCGTCTATTAAAAATTATAATATTGGAAAGTTCGTAAAAGACCCAATGACTTTGCGTCGGTTGAAAGAATCTGTTGGTTTTATTAGAAACCTACCGCCGAAGGGAGACTCGCTTGATGGTGTTAAAGACTTACTAAAAGCAGGACACGAAGTAGTGTTCGTAAGTAATGGAACTAATTGCCCAACAAGCGGCCATGAAAAAAGAGATTGGCTTTTTTATTACTTTCACAGGGAATGGAAATATCCTCCACTGGTTTTAACTTACCACAAATATTTAGTTTCCGGTGATTGCTTGGTAGATGATAATCCTAAAAATTTAGAAAATCTTTCGCCAAATACAAAGCCTTTACTGTGGCATTGTTCATATAATTCAGAGGAGGACGGAAAATATACAAGAATATATGATTGGTCACATTTATTAGATTGGGCTAATAGGAACTGATATGACACTATTACATGACGCAATGGCAGCATATTTGTCTGGTTTAACTACCAAAAAGAATGAAAAAGAGATATGGTGGTGGGATGAATCTGGATATAAAATTACAGTAGAATTGGTAAATGCTCGGTGGGAAAAGTATATAGTAAGATATTATTATGACAACGGTAATCTATCGTCTGAATACAATTACTTCAAAGGTCAGTATCATGGTTTGTGCAAAGGTTACTGTGACAATGGTAATTTAAGGTCTGAATACAATTACTTCAAAGGCCGGCGCCATGGTTTGTGCAAATATTACTATGACAATGGTAATTTAAGGTCTGAATATAATTACAACCACGGAAGTTTAAGATGACACACGATATTGAAAACATATACATTGATATATTAAAATATAAAGCAACTGTTTGGTTCTGTAAATACGAAGAAGATGGTGGCGGATTTACTATTATTACAACATCTAATCGCCACAAAAATCCATATAGTAGTTATTATTTATAAACCCCAAAAACAATTACAACCACGGAAAATTAGTATGACACTATTACACGATGCAATGACAGCCTATTTGGCTGGGCTTACTACCAACCGCACTGAAAAAGAAATTTGGTGGGAAAACGAACGGGGAGATAAACTTACCGTAGAGTTGGTAAATTCAAGGTGGGAAAAATACATAGTAAGGCAATACTATGATAATGGTAATTTGTGGTGGGAAGAAAATTATCTTAAAGACAAACTGCATGGTTTAAACAAAACATGCTATAAAAATGGTAATTTGGTGCATGAAATAAATTACCGCAAAAATCAACGACATGGCTTATGTAGGTGGTGTTGGGAAAATGGTAACCCACGGTGGAAACAAAATTATTACAAAGGAAAACTACATGGTTTGTGCAGAGCGTATTATGAAAACGGTAATTTAAAAGCAGAGTATAATTACAACCACGGAAAACAAATATGAATAACAAAAAATTAAACGAATATAAATTAGCCTTCGTCGACACAGAAACAACCGGCCTCGACTATCACCAGCACGAAATTATAGAATTAGCTACACTGATTTACAACCAGCAAACAGACGAAATTGAATCAGAATGGGAAACAAAAATCGCACCATCGCATATAGAAACAGCAAGTCCAGAAGCCTTAAAAATTAATGGCTACTACAATAACCCAGATACTTACACTGGAAATATTAATTCGGCATTAATTAAGTTTAACTCTCTCGTTGATGGATGTATAATAGTTGGTCAAAATATAAGTTTTGATTTGGGTTTTATATATTACAATATGAAGCCATTAAATATTAAGCCATCATTTGGAAGAAGATATTTGGAGATGATGGGAATGGCCTGGTTTGCTATTAAAGATTCCGATACAACCAAGATGAGCCTTGAAAGTTTCTGCAACAACTTTGGAATCCCTAATGTTGGAGCCCATAGTGCGTTGGTAGATTGCAGAAGAACATTCGAAGTATATAGACACTTAAAGGATTTTTATAGGGAGAATAAATGAATATGAGTTTTGAAAAAGTTTTAGAATTATTGAATGATATTAAAAATGGAGAGATTACAGTAGATGATGCAATTAGAGTTGTTAGTTATCTTAAAGATTATAATAAACAATCTACAAGATAGTTATAAATTGAAACGAGAAAATATAAATGAATACAATACTTTATCAGAGAACTAAACTTAATAAAATCCAAAGTTGGGAAATCAGTCTTAAAGAAAAAGGTGATTCTGGATTTCCAGAGGTATGGATTACTCACGGACAAGTTGGCGGAAAACAACAAACCACTTTCGATATTATAAAAGAAGGCGTGAATATCGGCAAGGCAAATGAAACGACTCCGCTTCAACAGGCCAAGCTCGAAATGGAACGCAAAGTCACCAAGCAAGTGGATGATGGCTATAAGTATTCGATAGAGGAAGCCAGTGAAATTAAGACAATAGATTTTACAAAGCCGATGGATAAGTCATTGTGTTTCTATAAACCAAAAAACAAAATTGAAGATGACAAACTTGCTGCCCTAATTAAAAGCAAGAATGCAGTTTTGTCTTTGAAGCGCGACGGACAAATGATGGTGGCGCGTTCGTCGTCCGACTTTGGTATAGAAATCTGGTCCCGTAAGATGGATTTAAGCACAGACAAATTTCCTCATATAGTAGAAGGTTTGTCTGGACTTCCAAATAAAACTATCTTGCTCGGTGAAATGATTTACTTAAACAAAAGTGGCACCGATAATTTTAAATTGGCATCCAGTATTTGTAGGAGCGACCCAGAGGAAGCGGTAAGAAAGCAAAAGGAAATAGGGTTTGCTACATATTATATATTCGACCTGGCGTTTTACGAAGGCAAAAATCTTCTTATTACTAAAACCTTTTCGGAGCGCAGGAAAATATTAGAGGATATGTTTTCTAAATTTAACTCCAAACATATTTTGCTCTCGACAATATTTAATATGTCTGTTGATAAGTGTATGAACCATGTTGAGGAAAATGGTTTAGAGGGTCTTGTCGTTTGGGATAATTCTAAACTAATAAAGCCAGAAGATGCTTTTTCGTTTAACGGTTCTGCGAATAGGCCAAACTGTGTGTTCAAGCGGAAAAATTTTAAAGAGGATGACTTCATAGTGAGATGGGACCCGGACAACAAAATAGGAAATTACGGAAACGGGAAACTAAAAGAATGGGTTGGTAATGTTTTTATATACCAATTGTTTGAAGGCAAGGAAGTATTCCTCGGCAAAGTTGGGGGAGGCTTATCAGAAGAATTGAGAAAATTTTACACAGATGTTTCGTTGTTCCCGCGCGTTTGGTCAATTAAATATGAGTTTGCGCAACCTGGCACTGGAAAATTAAGGTTCCCGGTGTTCATGAGGGACAGAACTACGCAGGGAGATAAAGATATTTCTGAATGTCTTATGAGCGAAGAAATAATTAGTGCAAGAGAAGAAGTCGAAGAGGAAGAAGAATAAACTCACACAAGGAGATTAGAATGGAAAGAAACGAACTTATGGCCGAATATGCGGTGGAAGAATTCCTTAAACAAGATACACCAAATGTTGGCATAAAATATAATATTAGAGTTAGGTATGGAAAATCACCTGCCGGAGCGCGACAATCTGCGTTGGTCACCGTGAAAGAGGGCGACTTGATTTTTTTCGGAATCTCAAAATGTCATCCCAAGAAAGACAAGTTCAATAAGGCAATGGCATTAGAGATTGCTTTTGGCCGGGCGCAAAAGGCCATGAAAGAATATAAGAAAAATTCGGAAACCATAAATGATTATTTGCCCATCTACAAACTAATGGGAGCAGCAGATGTTACTGATGCTGTTAGGATAGTTGAATATTTCCGGGCGCTTAATGAGATTATGCAATGAAAGGTATCGGTGATTGCTATGATAAGATCAGATGAGGAATGGGTTTCTCTTTGTAGGGTTGATGACAACGGTGCAATTTGTTTTACCGACGAATATCTGGCTTTGACAAACACCGTAAGTGGATGTCCAAGGAAATTGGCATCACACTTGATAGCACATTGGACGCCAGAGTTTGGAACACTTTTAGATTACTTTGGGCCGCCGGACGAGGAAGAAGATCGATTTTCTGGAATTGACGGTGAGCCCATGGATGTCAAAGAAGATGTGACTGATTTGTGGGAATACTATGATATCCCATTTAAGGGATTAGATGGAGAATTTTATAGAGATATACTTCGGGCTAAATTAATTTCAATGAAGCTTCCGAAGAGGCTAATAAATAAATACGTGGCGACGGCCAAAAAGAACCTAAATGGAGATTTATAAATATGGCAGAAGAAAAGAAAGAACTAAGATGCGTGTGGAATATGGGAACAGATTGCGGTGGAACAGTTGAAGAACTTGAAATGTTCAATAAGTCTATCAAGATACCTGTGTGCGAGAACCACAAGTCAGAGCACCAAATCTTGGTAATACTACACAAAAACAAATATGATATTGAAGAAGTTTTGAAGTGGACCGCAGACAAACGAAAGGAAGAAATGTTAATTTTGAAATTGTCAGGGTTACTTACAGATGAGGACACTGAATTGTGATCCAAGTATGCCAAAACAAAATAAACAATATAGTTACGACGAAATTGTAAAATGGTCGGAGGAATATAAAAAAACTTATTCGTTTTACAATACTGGAAAAATATTTGGAGTGGATTACAAAATTGTAAGACAGTTATTGATTGAGAACAAGTCATCCTTAAACCTTCAAACAAAGCAAGACTTAATTGATGCCGGGTTAAGGAAATGTAGTTTGTGCAGTAAAATAAAACCAAATTGTGATTTTGGTTCTTATAAACAAAAGAGCAGGTGCAAAGAATGCTCAAAAGAAATGAGTAAGAAATATCGAGAGGACAATTTAGAAAAATGTCTTACGGCAGAAAGAAAATGGTATAACACTAATAAGAAATATAAATCACAGTATAGAAAAAAATATGTAGAGTTAAAGAAAGATGATCCGGTTTTCAAATTAAAGAAACGATTAAGAAACAGAATTAGAGATGCTATAAAAAACAACAAGAAACCCGGGTCATCTATTAAGTGTCTTGGATGCACTTTGCAAGAATTAAAAGAGTATATGGAAAAATTATTTTATGATAATCCAGGGAACGGAGAAAAAATGACTTGGGAAAATTATTCTCATTCTGGTTGGCACATAGATCATAAAATACCGTTAGTGTCGTTTGATTTGACCGACTTAAAACAATTTGAGAAAGCCTGTCATTACACTAATTTGCAGCCTTTGTGGTCCAGCGATCACAAGAAAAAGACAGTGTTAGATTTAAAGAAGTTCAGAAACAAAAAACCTTAAAGTAGGAGTTCAGTATGAAGATATCAGATGCGTATGGAATCGTTAAGAATTGTGTTAAGAACCACACTTGTGCCATGTTATGGGGCGCTCCTGGCATTGGTAAGAGTTCGCTTATTCACCAGATTGCGGCAGAGCTAAATTGCAAGATGTTGGATTTGCGTTTGGCACAATTGGAACCAACCGATCTTCGTGGTGTTCCTATGCCCAACAAGACCACCGGAAGGGCTGACTGGTTCTTGCCTGGGTTCTGGCCAGATCGTGCTACCGAGGATTGTGAGCGCGAGGTAGTGGATTCGGAGGGCAAGAAGCAAATGGTGAAGGTTAAGGCGGGATGTTGCCCCACTGGTCCTGGTATTGTGTTCTTGGATGAGATTGAGAAGGCTCCCGTATCTGTCAAGAATGCGTCGTTGCAGTTGGTTCTCGATCGCATGATTGGTTCTTACAAGCTTCCTGATGACTGGGCTCTTGTTTGCGCTGGAAACCGTGAGGAAGATGGGTGTTTCTCGGCTCCGCTGGGAAGTGCTTTGTCTAACCGTATGATTCACTTGGAGGTTGAGCCTGATGTTGAGTCTTGGGGAGCATGGGCCAGGGATAACGGAATTGTGGATGACATCATTGGGTTCTTGCACTTTAAGCCAGAGTTGCTATACAAGCAAACCGAAGATCACGCATTCCCCAGTCCGCGTTCTTGGGAAATGGGTTCTCGGCTTATCGAAACCGTGAGCACCCAAAAGGACCAAAAGGAGTTGCTGAGTGCGTCGGTTGGTCGTGGCAGTGCGAGTGAGTATGTTGTGTGGGCCAACGTGTATAAGAGCGTTGATCCCGAGGCCGTGTTGTCTGGGCAGTTCCCTGATTTCGGCGGAAAGGACCAAAGTTTTAAGTATGCCGTGACAATGGCTGTTGCTTTCCACTTGCGTAAGCGTAAGCTGGGAATCAAGAAGGTAGAGGATAACCTCGCGAAATTCTTGGGAAGTTTGTCCCCAGAATTAAGGGTCATATTTTTAAAGCAGCAGTCCTTGAATATTATGGAGTCTATGGCGAAGGCTCCCGCATTTAAGGGTATGATTAAAGATATCATGAAAATTGCCTGCTAACTTATTGAAATCATTGAACAATTTCGGTAATTGACATTTTTGCGTAACCCCCTATAAGTAAGTAATGTGAAAATAAATTTACTTATAGGGGGTTGATTAGGATTTATGGAACAAAATAACAATGTTTTATATTGCGACCTTCATAAGTTTGAATGGACTTTCAATAAACTAAATAAGAGTAAGTGTAGGTTTTGCAAGTGTAACGAACCAACAATTGACCAAATTACAAAGTTTATCTCTGATAAAAATGGAACATTGATTTCTTTTTCTGATAAAAAAGATGGCCGATGGTATAAGATAAAGTGTAATGTTCATCAAACAATTTGGGATGTGCGGTGGAGGACTTTAACAAAACGCAAGAGTTGGTGTAGGAAATGTTTCTTTGATAGAATTAGAATTTCTTATGACGATATTAATAATCTCGTAATATCAAGAAATGGAATACTACTTTCTGAAAATTGTTCAGGAAGTTTAGAAAAATTTCGGATACGATGTTCCGAGTGTTTATATGAATGGGAAACAAATTGGACAATATTAAAAATGGGAAGTTGGTGTCCAAAGTGTTCAAAAGTTGCACCTCACACGATTGAAGAAATACAAAATTTAGTTTCAGAAAAAGGTGGAACATTATTAGATACGCATGTTAATGGTGTCCGTGATAAAATACAAATAAAATGTAGTTGTGAAAATATCTTTACATTGGATCTTGGTAATTTTTTAAGAGGCAATTGGTGCAGTAAGTGTAGTGAGAAATATAAAACACAAAAAGAATTATCAAAAATTATAGAAGACTTATTTCCGGATAAAAAGATTCACACATGCTATCGTGGTTTCGATTGGTTGCGTTATGTAGATAAGTTAGAAATTGATATATGGGTTCCAGAAATGAAATTGGCCATAGAATATGATGGCTTACAACATTTCCGTCCAGTAAAGTATTTTGGAGCAAAGACAGATGAAGATGCACAAAAAGCATTTGATATCATTTCTGCTCGCGACGCAAAGAAAAACGAGTTGATCGCGGCCCATTCAAACGAAATAAAGCATTTTGTCAGATTCAATTATTCAGAAACCATAACCAAAGAATTCGTAGAACAGAAACTTAAACAGGAACTAAACAATGAAAGGTAGAGCATGGAAGCAAATGGATATATAAAAGGGTTGTCTGCCGGGGACTTGCAAACATGGCAGTTGGAAAAATTAAACCACGAAGCACTCATAGACTTAATAACCGAAGATATAAGAATAGAACCTATACTTTGCAAAATAGTTTCCGAATCTACCGACGCTAATTTTTTTAAAATGCTAAATACGAGAATGATCAATAGCGCTTTTAATAATTATATTCTATTAAAAAATGCCTATAATGACAAAGTAAAATCTACTCCCGAGCCCTTTATATATGATGCTCGCTATGGCTATGTGGATTATCCGCAGGAAAGAAAAGAGTTTGTTGTGTGGAGTAGATTAAATGATGAAAACAGAAAAATAGAAATTTGTAGATGGTTAGACAATCAATCATCAATTGTGTATGCGTTTTCATTAGACTGGCCTTGGCTTGAAAAAGACGAGTATTTGTCCAATAAAGTGGCAGAAAAAATTGTGCAAAGCAACAATGGTTCGATAGGACCTTTCTGTCATAATGTTTCCAGTATTATGTTAGAAAAATATGAGAAACAAATATTAGAGTATTTGTTGTCAAATAAATCATTTGATGTGGCGAGTGCCTTACTGCAAAATAGTAATTCGATTGATAGTCTTATTATTGCGGCATTTAGAACTTTAAGTAAAACAAGTAATATTAGAGTATTTCCGCAAACTATACTTGCGCCAATAAAGAAATCGCATTTTTCTGCGCTTCCATCTGTTACTCGCCTCAAATTGTTAGAAAATTTGTGTGAATACAAAGTTAGGAAAATAAATTTAATAGACATAAAAACTGACGAAGACCTACAACCACTTTTATTTGGCGTATCTTTGAAATACAATTATAGGGCCGCAAGAGTGGTTAGGGATTTCAATTTAAAATTTTTAAACCAAGGAGTTAGAAATGAGTAAGTTTCGCGATCAATCATTGGGTGAAGAGGAAGACATTAGTCCGGAGATAGTTTCCAAGGCAGCCATGAAAATGGGAAACAGTAGAGCACGTTTGCTACTACAACAACCATTTTACGGTGTGTTGCTGTCTATGGTGGATTTTATTCCAGAGAAAGCAATTCCAACTATGGCTACTGATGGAGCAAAAATTTATTATAATCCAAGGTATGTGTGTGAAGATTTGACCGACGATGAGGTGTTCGGTGTTATTTTGCACGAGATTAGCCACTGCATTTATTTACATTGCACCGCTAAACGAAGGCTTAATAGGGCCCACAAGCGTTGGAACTTTGCAACAGACTATGCCGTAAATCTTGAAATCAAAGATCTTGGGTATGCGTTGCCACAAAATATTTTGCTTGACCAAAAATACAGAGACATGAATGCCGAGCAAATTTATGATACGCTGCCCGATGATGACAAAGTACTTGCAGCTTTGGGCGGAAATTTTGACATTCACATAGACAATAGCGACGAGGCTTCTTGGGATGACATGGAAGACAAAATCATTACTGCCTATGAGATGACCAAGAACGCGAAGGGAAAGGGCGATATCCCCGCTGGCATTAAGAGGTGGATTGACAAACTACGTAAGGCACGAGTCAAGTGGGAGAGAGTATTCCATCGCTATGTTGGTCAAGCTTTGGCAAAGGATGACTACTCATTTACCAGAGTGAATAAGAGATTTTTGGGCCAGGACATGTATTTGCCAGACATGAGAAGCCATATTATTGGCAGTGTGGTAGTGGCAATTGATACCAGCGGTTCGATAGGTAAGAATTGTATCGAACAATTTGCCGCCGAAATTGCAAAGATAAGTTATTTGATTGAGGATATCACTTGTATTACTTGCGATGCTGAAATTCACGAAGTAGTTAAAGTAAAAAAGTTTGAGAACTTTACCAAGAAACTTCACTTCAAGGGCGGCGGCGGAACAAGTCATAAGCCAGTGTTTGAGCATATAAAGAAAATGAAGCAAAATGTAGAGCTCCTTGTGGCGCTCACTGACATGTATTCAGACATCCAAGACATAAAGAAACCGGCCTATCCTGTGCTTTGGGTATCAACGAGTGAAATAACAACTGCTCCCTTTGGACAAGTAGTTCAAATTCCAAATGACAAGGGAGACTGGTAATAGCTAAACACTTAACAATTAAAGATTGTCAGGAAAGTGCCTATGAACACGGAGGAAAATGTTTAAGCACAGAGTATAAAAATAATAGAACAAAACTTTTATTTGAATGCTCGAAAGGCCATACATTTTCCTCCAATGTGTTTTCAGTTAAAACAATGGGTCATTGGTGCCCAGTGTGTGCTGGTAGTGGAAAGTTGTCACAAAGTTTTATTGAACAAGAAATAAGTAAAACTGGGAACCTGTTGCTGTCTGACTATGAAAAAAATTCAGCAAAATTAATTGTTAAGTGTTTAAAACATAATATTGAATTTAAGACCTCGTGGAAACGATTTTATAGGGGTCATAGGTGCCCAAAATGTTCTACGCGGCCGAGAGTAAATTTAAATGATGTGAGCGATTTCGTGTTACTTAAAAATGGGAAAATAATAGATAGCCCTAATTTTAAGGGCAGCAAAAGCAAAATTATTATTAAGTGTTTAGTTGATGGACATGAATGGAAAACAACTTGGAATAATTTAAAAAAGAATTACTGGTGTCCAATGTGTTCTGGTATAGTAAAAGACCGACAGAACATAGAAACAATTATTGATAATAAAAATGGAAAATTATTAGAGTGTCCAGATAGAATAACCGGAAGGTCTATACTAAAAATACAATGTTTAATAGATAATTATATTTGGAATGTTAATTGTGGTAATCTTTTGAATGGAACTTGGTGTCCTAAATGTGCTAAAAGGGTTATGAAGTCACACAACGAAGTTAAAGAATTCGTAGATAATAAAAATGGTATTTTGTTGTCGCCGCCAGAAGACTTACAATCTAATTTATCTAAATTAAAAATTCAATGTAGTTGTGGAAATGAGTTTAGTATATCCTATTGTAATTTATTAAACAACCATCATTGGTGTAGTAATTGTAGCATTAACTCCACACAGTCTAAATTAACAGAGACTTTGGCAGAAATATTACTTAACGAACCTTATGTTTCTAATTTCCGTGGTTTCGATTGGCTTAAAGATAAAAGGAATTTGGAAATAGATATTTGGTTTCCAGAATTAAAGTTGGCAGTGGAATACGACGGCCCTCAACACTTCAAGCCGGTTTGTTATGATGGTGACGAGCAAAACGCGGTCGAGCGATTTGAAGACAGGAAAAAGAAAGACCAATTGAAAAACGATTTAATTGCACAACATACGACAGAAATTAAACACTTCATTAGGTTTAATTTTAAAGAACCTATAACCAAAGAATATATTACGAACAAATTAAAGAAATTTGGACTAATTGGAAAGGAATAAGTATGACAAATTATCAAGATGAATCCCTATGGCGTTTGTCTTATCACCTACAATCCAGCGCGCCAGAAAAAAACAAAGAGGTGGATCCATTTTTCGCAAACAAACTCGAATCAATAGATGATTTATATTCTATACAGTATTATATAAGCTATAAGAATGTAGCAGATGATATGCCAGAAACAAAAGAAAAAATAAATAAATTGTTTGCAGAAGAATTTGCTAAAAATAATTTGGCCAATATATCCAAAATACAATCATTTCGTGCTTGGATTTCAGATGACACAAAGAAAAAATTTAGAGATTGGTGGATTACACAAGAAGAGACATCTCAATTATATAAGTCAATGTCAGATTTCAATTGCATGTTTTCTGAACCCAACACGAAAATTCTGGAAAAACTATTACTGATATATAAATCTTTTAGGAAAAAAGAAGTTGTAGATTTAATAGAAAAAGCATTTATTAATTTACCAGATGAATCTGCGGCAGAAGGATGCGAGTTACTATACAGGGCAACCCCGGCCATTTCGGTATTGCTGTTAAAGAAAAATGTTGGTGAAAAATATTCCCTTAAAGGATTAAAGTCGTTGGCAAAATTATCCAAGCAGCGTGATATAAATGTCAAGATAAACTTTGCTCAACTGGAAAGTTTGGGACCTCGCGGCCGGCTTGATGCAATTAAACAGTTGATGGGAATGTATGACGAATACTATAAATACAACAAAAGAATAGAAGAATACAATAGACAAAACCCAGGTTATGCTAATAGAACATGGGTGACTGGTTATGAGAGAAGACTAAAAGAGAAGGCGATCATTCCCAAGATGCCTTTTGAAACAGTGCCTACAAAAGAAGAAATAGATAGATTTTTGTTCCCGTGTTCATTGCTTTATAATAGTGAAGTGCTGGAAATATCTGAAAAGTTCAGTGAATTTCTTAAAGCACAGGAACAACCGAAAGTTTAAGTTTGTTGGTAGAGTGTGTGAATAAAAACAATTTAACAAGGAGAGAATAATATGGCAAGTTTGTTTAAGAAGGAAGTTGTTGCAGTTCAGAAGAAGTCAGAGGTTGATGTAGTTCGTGATTCATTGGATGTTGATGCCGCTGGTGTTGTTCGTTTTCGCAGCCGCACTGGACGTGGAAGCGGAAAGGCTATCGAGATTCCTGGCGATCAGTTTGACGAGTTTGTTACGCTGATGGTTAAGGTTCGCGATAATCGTGAGCAACTTGCCAATGAGGAGCGGAGTAAGGTTGCTCCCGTTGCGGAGACCGTTGTTGAAACAGACAACACTCCCGTTGATTAACCACTAACAAGTTTTGGGGGCCGGTTTTTCGGCCCCCAGGATTTCAACCACACACTTAACTATAACAAAAGGATTTTTAACTATGACAACAGTATATGCAAAGCCGGGTGAAAATATTGATTCTTTGATACGTCGCTTTAAGAAGGCAGTTGATAAGTCTGGTGTTCTTGCGGACCTGAAACGACACGAGTTTTATGATAAGCCCAGCGTTCAGAAGAAAAAGAAGCAAGCGTTGGCAAAAAAGCGTAATGCAAAGTTGGCCAGAAAAAATGGCAACCAAGAGGAGCGCAAGGTATCAAATCAAAATTTCAAGTGGAATTACGATCATACTAAAAAGATACAGATGAAGCCACCGCAGAATAGGCAAAATTACAACAAGAAACCTTTTAATCGAGGGAGTAGCCGATGAGTATTTTTGATCAAGCATACGATGAAATGTCCTGGAACGAAGTTTGTTATAGGCTTCCAGGAGAGTTAGCTGTTAGTGCATTAAAGCGACGGGTAAATAATCTTGAAACCGTTAAGATACTATTAGAGAATGTTGGCAGTTCTCCGGCAGTGTTATCTGTTCTTAAAAAGACGGTAAATGAAATTCTTGATAATGAAAAGCCAGACGATATACTTGCTCTAAACTCCAACGAACAATTACTTTTTTCCTGGCTAAATGAAAGCAATCGCAAAAGAGTTAAGGAAAATGATCCTTCAAAGTTGAGTTTAAAGTTTTTGTTCAATACAACTGACTCAAAGGATTTGTCTGGCCTTGAATCAATAATGGATAAAGTTTTGGGTGACCCAGACTTCAAGCAATCTCATTTGCGTGCTGTTATGGGTAAGGCAGATAATGAATTGTTTGGAACATTGTTGGGAAAAATAATCAAAGACACACGTCCAGAAGTTAGGGCCTGTGTTTTGAGTGTCGCTGGCCATAATACTGTTAGTGATAATCAGTTGGTCATTGGTTTAAAAGCATTGGCAAAGTGTCCGAATGAAAGTATAACTTCTGTAAATGTTTTGCCCTTTACTATATTTTCGGAATTAAAGCCAATGGAAAGACTAAATGCTCTTTCTAAATATTTGGACTTTTTTCCGCAGTATAGGAAGGTGGAAGCATTTAGCCCAGCGCCAACCAAGGAAGAGTTTGAGACCATTTTGTTTGCCGGTTGCATAGAGCAAAACGAATTGGTAAATGAAATTTCTGAAAAGTATAAGTTGATAACGGAAGCAGACCCACCTAAACAAGAAGAGGAAGAAGAAGTATGATTGAAGAACTATATGTTCCAAACAAATGTAAAATCCCAGATAAAGTTTGTATAGTGGGTAACACAGATTACTTAAAGGATAATACAATTTGGGTGAATTTTAGTTCAAAGATTGATAATCCTCCGGCAGAAACATTATTAATAACAGATAATATTTTTGCCGGAGACTTTCACATATCTACGCTACACTGCGGTCGGAGTGGGTTTTTTGCAACCTTGTTTATGGATAATGTCAAGCAAATGGGAATACAATTAAGGACAAGTTTAAGTAGTTGGGTAATTAATGATTTAATATTTTCTGGATTGCTTCAAGAAAATGGAGTGGTAAAGTTGGGAACAGAATTTTGCGTAGCGTTTTATTCTGGCCACAACTCGATGGTTTTAAAGGACAAATATGCCTACAATCAAATAAGGGGAATTTAATTATGATAGAGCAAATATCTGGAATGGAACTGTGTGTATTTTTAAATCCATCAAATAGTATAGTTACTGTGCATTTCTTTGACCGCGGAAACAAAGCAGGTAAGCCAGACATAATGGCTTACCTACAAAGAGATATGTCTTGGGATGTCAGAAGAGTTGTTGGAGAAACATCTGTGCTGGAAGCAAACAGAGAAATTGTGTCAATAAATCATGAATCATTGGGAATAGAATTGAGTGGCAATGACTTTGATAAATTTGTAAGAGCAGGAACAAAACAAATTATAGAGTCTCTTGGCAAAGAAAATGGCATCATAGAAATTAGCGAAGCCGCAGACATATTGGAAAACAATTCTTACGGAGATGATTGATGTCACTTTTGCATGATGCGATGACAGCCTGGTTAGCAGGACTTACTACTAAAAAGAATGAAAAAGAAATCTGGTGGCAGGACGAGGATGGTTTTAAAATTACCGTAGAATTGGTAAATTTAAGGTGGGAAAAGTATATAGTAAGACACTACTTTAAAAATGGTAATCTGTATCGTGAAGATAGTTATATGAAAGACAATCCACACGGTTTGTGTAAAAGTTACTGGGAAAATGGTAATTTAATGTGTGAATACAATTATCTCAAAGGCAAATTTTGTGGTCCGTGCAAACATTATTTAGAGAATGGAAAATTAATTCCATGACACTTTTACACGACGCCTACACTGCTTACTTGTCTGGCCTGACCACCAAACTCAACGAAAAAGAAATTTGGTGGCAGGATAAGTATGGTTTTAAAATTACCGTAGAATTAGTTGGTGTAGATTTGGAGACATATGTGGTAAGGTATTTTTATGAAGATGGAAATCTGAGGTTTGAAATGAATTATTGTAAAGACGAAAGACATAGTCTTTGTAAATGTTTTTTTGACAACGGAATTTTGGGCTGGACAAAGAACTTTAACGGGAGTGATCAAATTTAGAAAAGGAGATTTATGGCCGATATAATTGGAAACGCTAATGGGATTAAACTGTGGGAACTTATGTCGAATACACAGGACAAAAGTGAGGCAGAGTATTTTAAAATGCTTTCTGTTGCTGCATCTAAATATGGTAAAGTTTTCTTTGTCGATTCCGTTACAGAAAGAAACACAAAAGAAAACCAAGTTACGTGGAGTATGGTTTGGGACCCAAGCAAGTCCGTTTGGGAAGTTTCAAAGTTCCATGTTCCTCGTGGCGCAGTAGAAGCAACCGATAGATTACTTAAAGTTTGTCCGACATAGGTGGGAGAAACTATTATACATCTTTGTGTAATTTCCCATTTATTATATCTAAAATAGTAGATTTGTCTACTGAAAACATTTTTCCCAGCTTTCTCGATGGGAATTTTACACCATCATACAGTGTTTTAATTTGTATTATTTGGTCTGTTGATAATTTGTTATTGTTTGTAATATTTCCATCACTGTCACGTTTACACATATTTTTAATTAAAACAAATTTGTCATACTTTCTTTGTAAACCAATTTTATCTAATTCAAATCCATCATAGATATAATCTCCTAATTTTATTATATTGCTATAACTTTGGACACTGATATTTGAGTATGATCCCTTTTTTGCTTCTTTTGTGTTTATATAATATTTGTTTATTGTTAGCTCGTTAAATAAATTAATAACAAAATCCCAATTTTGGCCAAATGGACCAGCAAGTGTAAATGCTTTTCTTTTATTTACGGCGTCAACATAGAAGCATCCATCGCCGCATATTAATCCTCTAAACCAATACTTGTGTAAATCCTTTGGTATAACATTCAATATGCTATCAGCAGATATTTTGCTATTTGAGCCGTAACCATGATTTAATAAAAAATTGTATATATCTTTATTGCTTGTTGATAAAGTTACACTTTTTTCTTTTGATCTCTCCCTTATGTTTCTAACATATATGTTCCATTTTCCCGTAGCATTACACATATTGATTAAGTTTTCGGAATCTGATTCCTTGGTGTAAATTTGTATATTATAGTTCCCTAATTTATATTTGACAATATGGCCATCGGCCCATATATATCCCAAAAGGTAAGCTGAATACTTATTCATTTTATCGCTATATATAAATATATCTTTAAAAACTTTATCTGTCATATTTCTCCTTGGTGGTAGTTATACTAAGGTTCCCACCAATACATAATTTTATTAGTAGAAAAAGGAATAGTAATGCAAAATGTATCTGATTATACTGAATTAAAAAAAGAACTTCAAAAGTTTAACAACATCCTAATAACAGGGCCTGCTGGCAGCGGGAAAACCTATGGTGCAATCCAATTGTTTAAAAATAGCAAAAACTCTGTATTTACTGCAACCACAGGTATCGCGGCACTAAATGTAGGGGGAGAAACATTACATAGATTTTTAAACTTGGGAACAGCGTCAAGACCAGAGTTGTCGTATATAGTAACCGATAAATGGGATAAAATAAAAAGGTCAAAGAAATCTTTTGACATCGATCGGTTGCAGACCATATTGTCGTTAAAAACACTTATAATTGATGAAGCCTCAATGTTGAGGAGGGACACATTTGAACTTGTGGATGTAGTTTTAAGCCATGTGCGAGAGAATAGCCTGCCATTTGGTGGGGTCCAGATGGTGCTCGTATCTGACTTTTTTCAGCTACCACCCGTTGTTACTTCTTTTGATATCAGTAGGTATCCAGATTTATCGGAGCCTTATTGTTTCCAGTCTCCTTTGTGGTATCAAGCAGGATTCGAATCTTTTAATTTGACAACAAACTATCGACAGGGTGATGGTGAGTTTCTTGATGCGCTTGGTCAAATTAGAATAGGTAATGTTACGCCAGAGATAGATAAATTATTTTCCAGCAGAGTTGGTGCAAACTTAAATGTTCCACTACAACCGCTTAAATTATTTTCTCATAAAGATGATGTAAGTGTAGAGAACATAAATTGTTTAAAGCAATTACCTGGCGACAAAATGTGTTCAACGGCAGAATTTGAGGGAAAAGAATACGATATTAATATTTTAAAGAAAGAATGCCCGGCCGAAGTAGATTTATATTTCGGCAAAAATGCGCAGGTAATGATGCTAACCAATGATCCAAAAGGAAATTGGGTAAATGGAACTATGGGAATAATTAAAGATTTGTCCCCACTCGCAATAAAGTTTTCTTCTGGCGCGACATTTGAAATTACTCCTTTTACTTGGGAGAGGTCGGTTCCAAGAGTAAAGTTTGATAAATCAATATACAACGAAGTAGTAGCAAAGATGACACAATATCCATTTAGATTGAGTTGGTCATCTACACTGCATAAATGTCAAGGTTTAACATTGGATTATGTAGAACTTGATTTATCAAGATCGTTTGCATGTGGCCAGTCATATGTGGGATTGTCTCGGGTAAAAACAATCGAGGGTCTGACTTTGAGGTCTTGGAATAAAAGTAGTATAAAAACAGATAAAAAGGTTAGGGAATTTTATGGCATCACTAATAGTTAATGGTATGGATAAATTTGATCTTTCATTTGAAAGTATTAGTTTTATATACTTGAAAGTGTTTAAATATAATTTTCCAATAAAAATGAAAGATAATAATATTTGTATTGATTACCCAGCACTTGTAAAAGAGAAATATAGTTTATGGCGTAGGATTCGCCAGGAAATATTAGATTTTTTATGTATGTAGCAATATTTATTAAAAATGGAAAGTAATAATATTTGTATTGATAAACCACGGAAACTATATAAGAGTAATAATGAGACTGTATAATACTATTATTACTACCAATGTTTCCCTTGTCGCATGGTTCATAGTTTTACTATACACGATTTTTGGGTTTTGTCAAGTTTTTTGGTCGATTTTTTTGAGGCTGTTACTCGGGCCTTTTAGACATGCAAAGATTTTTTGCTCAAAGGAGAAGAAAAAATGAATAAATTAGGCGGCAAAGAATTTGTATTAATTAATAGAAGGAAAGTGGATCGAAATATAAATGGAGCCTTGGATATTTTGTTCAGGGCAGCTGGAAATACATCCTATTTTAATGGTGATGTTCAAAATTGCACTGTTAATAAAAGTTAGCAGAAAGGTATCGGCACGCAACATGAACCTCGGAAAAGTTATAAAAATATATGAAATCATTAAAAATAGATTACCTAAAACTTATCCTCACCCAAAACTCGCCTTCTTTGAGGATGAGGATTGCATGTTAAGCAACACTAATTTAAAAAAAATAGAAAACGAAAATGTATATGCGGTATTTTCCCCAACCACAGAAACGATATGCTTGCCACTTAAAATGACCTTTGAGTATTATGGGAAAAATGGAAAGTATATAAACACAGTTAATTTAAATAAATTCACTGATGTAGAAATTGCTCATACTTTATTGCATGAGTGTTGTCATATGTATGCTGGCGAAAAGTATGGATATTTTTCAGAAAAATATCATGATGAAAAATATTGTGATACATTTGCGAGTAGGTGGGTAAAGGTTTTGGTTAAGGAAAAATTACTATGACGCTTTTACATCGATGACAAAATAGTGGAATGGGTTGTCGCAACACCCAAAAATGTTGCGTGGATTGAAACAACAGGGCAACAAAAAATAGAGTGAAGAGTAACATTATAATAAATAAAGAAAGGTGGTTTTTATGTCTTTGGCACTTGTAAAATTATCAAAAAAGCGCAATGGACGAATATATTATTTTTTGGATTACATTAGTTTAGATGTAGCAAGATTGGGCGTTCAAATACAAGGTGAGGAACACAATAAGAATGAGTGGGCCCTGGCTGAAATTGTAAGAGAATTTAAGTAATATAATTTATGGGTTGCATATGCCTGAAAGCATATGCAGCCTTTTAGGTATCGAATATATTTATGTTTTCCATTGACAATTGTTGACAAACGGTATATTATTATAATAATGTTCAAATCCACGAAAACTACTTTACGGTTTGCTAATACTGGTAAACGAAATCACCTTGACAGTTTCCTCGACGAGTATCGTCGTGTGCTTGCGGTTTTCGTGGATTTGCTTTGGTCGCAAGAAAAGGTCCCAGTGTTGTTACCAGCTTCCGTCACGAAACCAATTCAAACTACTTCGTGGCTTTCCGCGAGAATACTACAAGCCGCAGGAAAACAGGCCAGCGGAATAGTTCGCGGAACTCGTAAAAAGCAACAACAACGAAAGTGGGTTTACGACAAACTCCAAACCGAAGGCAAATTTAAACAAGCACGAAAACTAAAACGAATTATAGACAAAGTCATTATAACCAAACCAAATATAAATCAAGTAGAACCAGAATTAGATTCGCGTTTTGTAAAACAGGACTGGACCAACTCAACTACTTTTGATGGGTTCGTGACTTTGTCTTCGTTGGGTAATCATTTAAAAATTGTGCTACCAGTAAAGCGTAATAAACATTTCAATAAATTGCTCACCGCTGGAACACTTAAAACCGGTGTCAGGATTTCACGTAATGCTTTGACTTTTTGTTTTGAATTACCTGACGTCAAACCGCGTTCCACAGGAACTACACTGGGAATAGACTTGGGAGTAAAAAATACTATCTCTACTTCCCAAGGATTTTCCAGTAAGCCCGACAACCACGGACATACACTGGATTCCATCAATACACGATTGACACGGAAAACAAAAGGTTCTAAAAACTTTAAACAGACACAAACACTACGAACTAATTACATAAACTGGTCTGTGAATCAACTTAATTTAGACCAAGTTAAGACCGTAAAACTCGAAAACTTAAAACATTTTCGTAAAGGCGTAAAAACTTCACGCAAACTAACCCACTTCACCTACACAGAGATTCAAAGTAAAGTAGTAAATTGTTGTAATTTACTTGGTGTCCAAGTAGAATACGTAAATCCTACTTATACTTCTCAAAGGTGTAGTTGTTGTGGTTGGGTTCGTAGTAGCAATAGGAAAGGCAAACAGTTTAAGTGCAAAGCCTGCGGCTTCGCTGTGGATGCGGATTTAAATGCTGCCTTAAATATTGCCACTAACCTTCGGCCTATTGGCCGTGAGGAACGATTGCTCCACAAAAACCGCAAGGGTTTTTACTGGAAGTAAGGAAGCAGTTTATAGTAGCTTCTACCCAAAAACTTAAAAGATGTCCATACTTTTAGGAACTATATTCATATATGTTTTCTGTCACCGAGAGTAATGGAAAAGTTCATGAGTTTGCTGGAATTAGAAACCTTTGTGAAACCGAAAAGTCAGCATTAAAACGAGCTTGGTGGCGCGCAAAGTGGATATCTGATGGAACATTTTATGATTATTATAAATAAAATTGGTGGTTAAATGATAGTATTGCATGACATGATGGTTGCGTATTTGTCTGGTTTGGCGGAAGAAGTTGATGGAGAAATTTTTTGGGAGAATGTTTCTATTAAACTTTTGGACGCAGAAACAGAAACATATATTTACAGTGAATATGACAGCAATAAAATCAAACGCAGAGAAATGTTAAGGGTTGGTGAAACCGTAAGTGGTAAGGCTTGTTGGTGGGACAGTAGAGGTCGTTTAGTTGCAGAGTCACTATACAAAGATGGCCTATTAAACGGAACATCAATTAGTTTTAATACCGATGGAACTATTAGAAAAAAATCTATTTATAAAGATGGAAAGTTATTGGATATAATCTATGACAGTTTTGCATGATGCGATGACAGCCTACTTGTCTGGCTTGACTGCCAAAAAGAATAAAAAAGAAATCTGGTGGCAAGACAAAAATGGATATAAAATTACCGTAGAATTAGTAGATGCTGATTTAGAGACATATATAGTAAGAGAATACTATGACAATGGAAAACTATGGTTTGAAATGAATTATTGCAAAGACCAATTGCATGGTTTGCTTAAATGCTATAATGATAATGGTAATTTAGCGTGGGAATACAATTATTTAAAAAGCCAGCGTCATGGTTTGTGCAAACATTACTATGACAATGGTAATTTGCGGACACAATATAATTACAATAACGGAAAACGAACACAAATATGATACTTTTGTATGATGCACTGACAGCCTATTTGGCAGGACTTACTACTAAACTCAACGAAAAAGAAATTTGGTGGAAAAATGAATTGGGTAAAAAGATTACTATTGAGTTGGTAAGTTTGCGTTGGAAAAAATACACAGTGAGATATTATTATGACAATGGTAATTTGTGCTGTGAGTTAAATTATAATAAAGACGACCAACGGCACGGTATGTGTAAATGGTATTACGAAGATGGTAATTTGCACCATGAATTTAATTACTATAAAAATCAATTACATGGTTTGTGTAAATCTTATTATGAATACGGTAATATTTCAGAAGAATTTAATTACCATAAAGGCTACCGACATGGATTAAATAAATGGTATAATTTAAATAGTAACATAATTTTAGAGGAAAATTACAAACACGGAATACCACATGATTGAATTACTTTTTAGAAACACACTGGCGGAAGAAAACGAATTACAAATAGCAAAAAAATATTTTGATATAAAACAGTATCGTTCAGAAATTACTCCGGGAGCGTTGATTATAGGCAGATATTCTGTTCTACCTTACTATAATGAACTGGAAAAAGATATACTAAAATTAGGCGGCAAACTAATTAACTCCTACGAAGATCATCTTTATATTGCTGACATAAAAAATTGGTATCCTGATTACCGAGACATAACGCCTATGACTTGGTTCGACCCATCAGAAGCAATACGGTCCGACTTTAACGGTTCCTTTGTTTTAAAAGGCAATGTGAATTCTCGAAAGCAATTGTTTAACACACATATGTTTGCTGCGAATAAATCTAATATAATGAAAGTTTATTGCAAATTATTAGACGACACTCTTATTCAATATCAGGGAATTTGTGTCAGAGAGTTTGTGAATTTAATCAACTACGGCAAAGACCAAGTAACCGGTTGCCCAATATCAAAAGAGTTTAGGCTTTTTATTTTAGACGGCAAAGTTCTTTCAAAGGGATATTACTGGTCAAATTTTGTTGAAGAAGCAGAAAATCCGGACCCAAACGAAATACCAGAAGACTTCATACAAGACGCAATCAAAAGATGCCCAGTAAGATTTTTTGCTATTGACTTGGCCCAGAAAACTAACGGTGATTGGATGGTAGTTGAATTAGGAGATGCACAGATGGCTGGTCCATCTTGTAATGATTTAGATAGTTTATATAAAAACTTAAAGGAAAATCTATGCAAAAAAGTATGACAGATGTATATTTGAGTGTTTTAAAACACAAATGGCATTTAAGTGTGGCAAGAATGCAATTGTTACCAGAAGAAGAAATTAGATTATATTTAATGCCAACGATTAATGGCTATTATTGGCGCTCCATAGTTATAGTTAGTGGAAGTCAATGCAAGTATCAATGACATACATTTATATTTATGCACTCAAACATAAATGGTGTCTTAATTTATGTGGTTCAGTATTTAAGAACGAAATTTGTTTAAGTATGAGACCGGCAAGGAGCAGTAATTGTTATATTTTTCGTGTAAAGGAAATCTATGCAAGCAACAATGATGTATGTATATTTAAGTGTCCTAAAATATGAGTGGGGATTAAGGTTGGGGCAAAAAAATCCAATATTACAAAACAACAACATTTGTGTATGCTTGACTCAACCAACAATGTCTGGCGGTTATGGTTATCGTGAGTATAATTATTTAATTAAGGCAAAACAATGAGACCGATTATAAAGTATACATATTTATATGTATTTAAACACAATTTTGGTTTATCCGTTGATGTTCTTACAAAAAATGAATTAGTGTTACTTGCAACACCTCTAAATAACAATGATTATTGTCCCTTTCGAATATTTATTAAGCAGGTAAGATTATGCAAGCAAATATGATGAGTTTGTATTTTTATACATTAAAATATAATTGGCATTTAGAGAATACCCATATATCGGTGAAAATAAAATTTACATCGACATTAGACCAAGCGTAAATGGTTTTCATTGCTTCCATATTATAATTGAGGGAAACACATGCAACCTAAAATGAAAACCGTATATATTCTTAATTTGAAGCACAACTATTGTGTGGACAGCGCAGAAATAATCGATAGCGAAATTACAATATATTTAAGGTCATCCATTAATAGTTTTAAACGGCATACTATTACGATATACGAGGATCAAGCAGCATGCAATTAGATATGGTAGATTTATATGTTTATGTGTTGAAATCTAAATGGAGTTTGGAGCGTGAAACAATTATATACGAAAATATGCTTTGGATATATATGAGACCAAAACTTAATAGTTTTTACCGTTATCGTATTACAATTAAAGGAAATTTATGCAAGAGTCTATGAAAGCCATATATATTCTTAATTTAAAATATAATTACCAAATATTTAAAGATAAGATAGTAATAAACAATAATAAAATTAGATTAACTGTTGGTGGAATTCAAGTTGAGATGCATTTAAAATGGAGGAACAAAGATGATTAATAAAGAGTTTGCAAATATAATGAACAATGCAAAAGATTTAACAATTGGGCAAGTATTTAAAATAATTACTCATCTTAAATTCAAAACAGTGGCCGCCGTTGTTGCTTTTTTTGTGGCGATCGTATCAGGTTCTTTTGTGATAGGTAGATATTCCTATCAAGAAAAAACGGCACTTACCCTCGATAGTCCATTTGGTATGAGGTTGCTGATAAGTGAAAAACAATACGAATTCAAAAACCTAATCTTAATGGAAGACCCAATTAATTTGGCAGACAATAGTGTAATACTAACTATACGAGAAATACAAAATGCCTTTGATATAGTTCCGATAGGAAAAATAGTTGCACGAAAAGAAAAAATTGAGTTGCCAGGAGTTTTTGGGTTGTTCAATTTTAAGTCAATCGGAGTGGCCAAAGCATCAGAAGAGTTTAATTGGAACGGCCACGAGAACGATATGAATTTTAAGGAAGTATTTATTGATAGCAACACTATAAACAGATACTACGAAGACGGTTGTATTTTAGAGTATAAAGTTTGCGAGGATAGAAAATCTAACAAAGGTTCTTTTAGATGGATACAACAAAATCATTAATGCAGGGTAGTATGAAAAATTTATACCGCGATGTATTTAAACATAATTTTTATGCAAAGGAAGTATATATTATTGAATGTTATACTTTAATTCGGTGTTTAAATAACCATCACGAATATGAAGTTTATCACTGTTACTTTAAATAAAGGACATTATTAATGCAATCAGAAATGATGAATGTATTTAAATGTGGAAATAGAATAAATGCTATTTGGATTATGGAAGGATATGTTGATATTTATTTTAAAGATTCTTTTTGGTATTCTTATTTTTTAGGTGCGCTTATTTTGAATAACGGAGTCACAAATGCAATCAGATATGATAGCTTTATACTGTGATGTATTTAAATGTAATTGTAAGATATCAAGTTATAAAATATTACCAAAATTTCGCGCAAGTTATGGAACACACAGAAACCACATTAGAGTAAGTTGCGAGGGATCATCACAACATGATTTTTATATTATTTGGTATAAAAAATGATGCAACCAGAAATGATAAGATTATATAAAAATATGTTTAAATGTCATTACAAAATAGTAGAGCATTACTTTATAGAAAACAACAGTGATAATAAAAAATGGGTAGTTGTAAGGGCTAATGGTGGGTTTCCATATTATACTGCTCACTTTATTGAGTGTGCAAATGAATAATATACAATCATTGATGGGAAATAATATGAAAATGCTGTATGCCGATGTATTGAATCGTGGCCTTAAAATTGTGAAAGCGCCCATTTTTCGTGGCAAATTTATGTATATTTTCGTCGAGGTTGGTCCGGGAAGAAATGTATGTAGTATATTTCGCTGCACAATTTAGGTGAGAAGACAATGCAATTTTATATGAAACAATTATATTGCGATATTTTTATGAGAAAATATAAAATAATAAGTTATAGTGATGAATTAAGATATGTTAATTCTAATGAAAAAATTATTGAAATAGTTTGCGGTGAGAATGGGTATATTTATCATTATTCTATCCATCACAAATAAGGAAATCTACTAATGCAATTTTATATGAAAGTGTTATATCGGGATTATTTTAAATATGGATATAAAATAAACAATGTATATATCGATGATTTATCTAATGATATTTTAAATATTTATTGTCATACATGTGAGTATCAAACATATACCATTAGAATTGGCTTTAATTATATATATGACATATGAAAAGTATATAATTAAAGCCAATTGATATTTATAAAAGTTTAAATTTATGTATGTTTGTTTTAAAGATTTAATGTAGCTTACTCATATACTATAAGGTTTAATAAAAATGCAATATAGTATGAGACAATTATATATAGATATATTTAAATATGGAGAAAAGCCAAAAAGTGCTACTATATCACATAAAAAAATTGTGATATTTAGTTCATATGGTGATTCGCTACTTAGATATACGATAGATTTAGTTTGACACTTGTGTTTTTTTAACTATACTACATATCAAGGAGACAAATGAATAGAGAAATTTTAAGAAACAAAGCGAAGAAAATGTATAAAGAGAACATAAAAAATGTTGCAAAGAATCAAAGGATATCTTTCAATGAGTTTTTTAAACGATACCGCGAGTCTCTCAAAAATAAGAGTTCAGACATCGTTGAGACAGAAGGCCAAGAAGACTTTGACTTGGAACAAGTAGCGAATGTGAATGAAGTAACGGAAAAGAAAGGTTGATAAAGTAAATATAATACTCTTAACAATTAAATGCCAAAAAAATTAACAATAGAGGACGCCCACAGTGCCGCGAAAGAACACGGTGGGAAATGCTTGTCCGAAGTTTATATTGGCAGTAATGAAAAAATGCTATGGGAGTGCGAAAAAGGACATCAATGGTATGATCGATTGAATAATGTTCGGTGCGGAAGATGGTGTTCTGGCTGTAAGAAAAAAGATATAAATACTATAAGGGAAACTTTATTAGAACATAATAAAGTTTTATTAGAAGAAGTTTATATCTCCGGTCATACACTAATGAAGATGCAATGTATAAAGTGCAGTAATATTTTTAAAACAAGATACTATGATGCAATCAAATATAATTGCCCAAAATGTGCGACGGAAGTTATTAAGAGTAAATTAAAATTATCAATCGATAATGTTAGGTTAGTTATCGAAAACAAAAATGGAATACTTTTGAGTGAAAATTATGACAATGCAAGAAGAAAACTTGATGTAAAGTGTAATGTTTGTAATAATATTTGGCATCCTACATATGACAAAATAAAGCAGGGAAAGTGGTGTCCAAAGTGTTGCGGGAACATAAAATTGACTTTTGGAGAGGTCAAGTGTGCAATCGAAGACTTGGGTTATACTTTGATTAGTGACAATTATTTCAATAATCAAACAAAGTTAAATCTACTTTGCAGAGAGGGGCATCCATGGGCTGTTACCTACGGAAATGTTATGGGTGGCAAAGGATGTCCAAAGTGTGGGAAATTAAAAACTCAAAAAATTATAGAGAAAATAATTAAGGAAATTTTTCCCACCCACGAGATAAAATTTAATTATAAAGGTATTAAAGAATTTGTTGGAAAGTCCGGAAGAAAACTTGAACTTGACATTTATGTCCCTACTTTAAGGCTTGCAATAGAATATGATGGAGAACAACATTTTCAGCCAGTTAATTTTGGAGGTATTTCGGATAAAGAGGCAGAGAAAAAGTTTAAAATGACGCAACATTTGGATAAAATAAAAAATAAATTGATAGAAGAACATCCCGAAATTGTTAAATATTTTATAAGAATTTCTTATATGGAAAAAAAACAAATAAATAGAGATTATATCATAGAAAAGTTAATTAAAGTTGGACTAATGGAGGTTAAATAATGGCATCAAAAGAATTTAGGTTTGGAGAAGAAGCGCGAGCAAAAATTTTAAAGGGAGTAAATATCCTAAATGATGCAGTTAAGGTTACGCTTGGACCACGAGGAAGAACAGTTGTAATTCAGGGACCAAATAATACCTTCCACTCAACCAAAGATGGAATTTCTGTGGCCAAAAGCGTATATCTTAAATGCCCGTTTGAAAATATGGGCGCGCAAATGATTAAACAAGCAGCCCAAAAAACTCTTGAAACCGCAGGAGATGGAACTTCAGCATCAACAATTCTCTCACAAAATTTAATCTCGGAAGGGCTACGGCTCGTGGCCGCTGGCCATAATCCAACAGACCTTAAACGCGGAATCGATTTTGCGGTTGAGAAGGTTGTCGCTGAAATTGCCCGTGTTAGCAAAAAGGTTACATCGAAACAAGAAATAGAGCAAATAGGAACCATTTCTGCAAATGAAGACGCGGCGATAGGTAAAATGATTGCCGACGCCATGGAACAAGTTGGTAATGAAGGAGTGATATCGTTAGAAGAGGGAAGAGGAATAAATACAGAATTGACTGTGGTTAATGGTTATCAATTTGATCGTGGATATCTTAATCCAAATTTTGCCACAAATGTTAAGTTGGAGTCTGTGTTAGACGAGCCACTTATTTTGCTGTGTGATGGAGCAATAAGTAATGTTTCTGTTGCTATGCCAGTCATACAAAAGTGCCACGAAGCTTTCCCGGGTCGTCCATTAGTTGTTATTGCATCCGACATAGCCGGAGATGCATTACCTACGTTTTTAGTGAATCACATTAAGGCATCGTTTAGGTCTTGTTGTATTAAGTCTCCTGGCTTTGGTGACAGGCAAAAAGAAATGCTAAACGATATGGCTATACTTACTGGTGCTACCGTAGTAAGTGAAACTATGGGAATAAAGTTAGAGAACTTTAATGTTGAGTGGCTTGGAACTGCCGGTCGTGTTATTACGACCAAAAACTCCTGCACAATAATCAAAGGTCGTGGGAAGCCAGAGGCAATTGAGAACAGAGTTGCAGAAATTAGGGCGTCCATTAAGGCTGCTGTTGGTGATTGGGATAAAGAAAAGCAAGAAGAACGCTTGGCTAAATTGGTCGGTGGAGTCGCGGTTATAGCGGTTGGAGCAGCCACAGAAGCAGAGATGGCGGAGAAGAAAGACCGCGTAGAGGATGCTTTAAGTGCAACCAGGGCGGCGGTTCAAGAAGGCATAGTTCCCGGTGGTGGTATTGCTTTGTTGAGGTCTGCGAAAGTGTTGGATTCAGGAATTCCAGAAGAATTTATGCACGGCGTGAAGATTGTCCGTAAGGCACTGGAATCTCCAATAAATACAATAGTTTCCAACGCAGGTTTGGATCCTTCTGAAATCAAGATGAATGTATTGTTGAAAAAAGATTTTGGGTTTGGGTTTAATGCGCGAACAGAGAAATATGAGAACTTGTTTGACGCAGGAGTAATTGACCCAGCCAAAGTAGTAAGATGTGCTCTGCAAAATGCCGCTTCTGTTGCTGGTTTAGTGCTCACAACAGAGTGTATGATAGCAGATGAGGAAGTAGAAAAGAAAGAAAAGCAATAAATTTTGAATAGTGGGTGGCGTTGGCTGCCCACTATTTACTCAATTCTAATAATATTTTTATTTAAGAAAGGAAACCAAAATCCAATAAAAAGTGAGCACCAATGGCCAGAAGCACTACACTGAAAGTAAAAAATACTACCGGAACAACCATTCCAAGAAATTCGGCGGTTTGTCTTTTGGGGTTTGATTCAGTCGATCAAGTCTCTTTGATAGGTCTCGCAAGCAATGAAAGCGAGGACACAATGCCGGCCATTGGTGTTTTGAGAGAAGATTTACTCAATAATGAAATCGGTGTTGTGAAAATTAGTGGGCCGCTTGCTGGTTTTGATACATTGTCGCAGGCCGTGAATGACTATGTTTTTGTTGGGGTTGATGGTGCTGTGACTTTTGAAAACCCAGCAACACTAAACTCTACCGCCGTGTCCCAACAAATAGGAACAGTGTCACTGGTTGCAGAATATCCCAATGGTCAAATTTACTTTTTTCCTGCGGAGATTAAAAATAGAGTATCTCACGCTGAATTAGTTGATGTTACTTCTGACCAACATCATACTAAAAATCATTCAGACCAACACGAAGCAGGAGGAAATGACGAAATAAGCCATAGTCAATTGATTGGTTTAGATGAAGATGTGCATCAGCAATACTCTTTGGTTGATGGAACTCGTGCTTTCACTGGAACTGTTGGAGGAATATCGCCAACCCACGATGCCGACCTTACCACAAGACTCTATGTAAATTTGGAAGACAATGCTATAAAAGAAGAATTAGATGGCTATGCCTTGGTTTCAATAGAGAACGTGCGGTGGTCCGAACTAAACGATCAGACACAAAACATAAGAGATGCAATAGACGGATATCATACACCAGGAGCCAACAATCTTACTGTCTTAAATACTGGCGGATTTATAGGAAATTACAAATATATCAATGATGCATATACAACAATTACGGTAGATTATATAATAGGAGCCTCACATGGCCGATCAGTAACCGTAACATTTGGATCAGATTGCGAGGTAGCAGGCAGAGTATTTTATGTTTTCGATAACGATGGTAGTGCATCTGCACTAAATAAAATAATATTTGCGTCACAGTCTGGTAAAAGTTTGGTTGGCGCATATTCGGGCGGAATAACAGTTGCTTATTTATCAGTAATGTGCATTTGTGATGGGACCAAATGGATTATAAATTAAGGAAATTATGGAAAATTACATTAACGAAATACTCAAAAAATTCAACGAAGATCAAAATCATCCAGAATTAAACGATACAGAAAAAACTCTTTTAAAAAAAATGTTGGAAGTAAATAGTGTTGTTTTAGAAACAATAGAAAAAATAAATCAATTAAATAAAGAAATAGATGAAAGAAAACGGCATGGAGATGAATTAGTTCAACAGGTGATTAAACTTCAAGGGCAAAGCCAGGGTATTTTAGATTCATTGTTGTTGCTAAAATCTAAATAACGAGGTTTAAAATGAGCAACGAGAAAATTGCCGAAAGCCAAAAAGACAAAGCAATGCGGTTGATGTTTGCATTGTTTTGTGAAAGGGTAAGGGGAAAATGGGTTGTATCAGTTGGCCGTGTGTCATGGTGGCTATCATTTATTCCAGCATTATATATATGGCTGTTGTGTCCTGGCGAGGGTGTTGTTTCAGATATAACAGACCACCATATGACGTTGCTTATTACTCTGGCGGCATATAATTTAGGAAAGCATGGTCTCGAAGCAATGTTTAAAAAGAAGGAAGAAAAAGAAGAAGTAGCATAATAAACATTTATAGCTATAAAATTGGCCGACTTTTTGTCGGCCTTTTTATTTTGGGGCCGACATGATTTATAATACGATAAGTATAGAAGTATTTTCAAAACAATTAAAAGAATCATTGAGCGAGAGAGTGGAAAAATTTTCCAAACATATGGAAGAAAAATTTAAAAATAATCCGGAATCATCTACCCTAAAATCTAAACAAGATTGGATGGTAGAGTATCAAAAATGGATAGTAGCAGAGAGTATAAAGAAAAGTTGCATAGACTACATTGGAGAGACACAATGAGAATAGTTTGTATTTCTGATACACATAGAAATCACAGGAACATTAATGTTCCAGATGGTGACGTTCTGGTTCATGCTGGTGATATAGGATTAGAAAAATGTCATCCGGGGTTAGTGTCCGACTTTAATGGTTGGCTTGGTAATTTGCCTCACAAGCATAAAATTATTATTCCAGGCAATCACGATTACTACATAGAAAGATTTCCAAAAGAAGTTAGAGAACAACTCACTAATTGTAATCTTTTAATAGACCAATCAATAATGGTAAAGGGTATTAAATTTTATGGTTCTCCTTGGCAACCAGAATTTTTTAATTGGTCTTTTAATCTGCCGCGGGGTGAAAGATTAAAAAAAGTGTGGGATAATATTCCAAGTAGCACTGATATACTAATTACGCATGGACCTCCTGCTGGAATTTTAGATAAAACTTACGATGGATTATCTGTTGGGTGCAAAGATTTGCTTGAAAGAATTGACGCCTTAAAATTGAAAGCGCATATATCAGGACATATTCATTTCTCGTATGGCTCTGTGAAAATTGGAGATACTACTTTTGTGAATGCCAGCCTGTGCGATGATAGAAATATTTTAATAAATGAACCAATAGTAATAGATATTTAGGTAAAAAATGATAGTTTTACACGATGTATATACTGCATATTTGTCTGGTTTGACTACCAAACTCAACGAAAAAGAAATTTGGTGGAAAACTCCTTACGGATTAAGTGTTACAGTAGAATTGGTTAATGTTCGGTGGGAAAAGTATATTGTTAGACGATATTGGAGCAATGGTAATGTATGCTGGGAAAGAAATTATTATAAAGATAAACAGCACGGTTCAGACAAAAGTTACTATGAAAATGGCAGTATATGGCTTGATGCCAACTGGTGTAAAAACCGTTTAAACGGTTGGATAAGTGAATATTGTAGCGACGGAACATTAATATACAAACAAAATTACAAACACGGAAAATTACTATGACAGATTTACATATAATGATGACTAATTATCTTGCCTTAGCAGCTAAACAAAAAACTGATATGACACTTTTGCACGATGCCTACGCAGCATATTTGTCTGGCCTTACCACTAAAAAAAATGAAAACGAAATTTGGTGGAAAACCAAGGATGGATATAAAATTACCGTAGAATTGGTAAATTTAAGATTGGAAAAATATATTGTAAGGGACTACTATGATGACGGTAGTTTGTGGAGCGAAGAAAATTATCGCAAAGGCCAATTACACGGTCGGCGTGTGAGTTATTTTAAAAATGGCAAGTTAAGATGTGAAGAAAATTATTACAACAGTCAATTACACGGTTTGTATAAAGAATATTATGAAGATGGTAGTTTAATGTTCAAAATAAGTTATGACAAAGGTCAATTACATGGGCCAATAATAGAATACCGTGATGGCAATATATATAGTACAACCACGGACAAAGAATATGACACTTTTACATGACGCCTACACTGCTTATTTGGCTGGTTTGACTACCGAAATAAAAGCTGGAATATTATGGAAAGATGAACACGGAATAAATGTGGTCATTAAAATAATTGATGCTAAAAAAGAAACATATAGGGTTCGTTATTACCACAAAAATGGAACAGTCGTTAATGAAAAACACTACAAAGGTAATTTTTTACACGGGCAATCGATAGAAAGATATACATCGGGAAAAATAAAAAAGATAAGTAATTTCAATAAAGGCATTGAATGCAAATTTTCCATAGTATATGATAAATTTGGCCAAAAAATAATAGAAGAAACCTTTAATAATAAGGGTGCGCCTATTGATATAAAAAGATACGCAGATGGTAAAATATATTTTCATATGGTAACTATTTCAAAAAATACTCGTGATGTAGAACATTATGATGAGAATGAAAACAAATGCCGTGTAGATAGATTTTGTGATGGGAACCTTATCTGCAAAACAGAATACCACATTAATGGCAAAATAAAGAGCATAAGACGTCACGGGGAATTCATTGCATATGATACAGAGGGTAATATTATAGAAAGAAAAATTTATGAATGATATTATTGTTGATATTTTTTGCAAACTTCGTGGTCATTTTTTTGACACCGCGCTAAACCCAATACCGTTTCACTTGCGGCCTAAAATAAATACGCAAGATGACCCGCTTGACGAATACATAACAAAAGAGATATTATCAAAGTTGAGCGGTGGCATAAAGTGCGAGCGTAGTGGTTCTCTTACTTCACCGGATGCAGTGATTTATAGCCAAGATGCAAGTCAATTACATCCGATACAATTAGATAATAATATTAAAAAAATGGTTGGATTAGAAATTAAAAAAGTGGGAAGACGCAACAATGGGACACTTGCGAGATTAAATACAATAGATTTTAATTCTACCCCGCCGTGTGGAACAATATTAGTTTATAGTAATTTAGATGAATCAATGCCCATCAGATGTTTTTATCTATTTGTTTGTTTAGAGAAATCAAAAAAGAATGTTTTTATTTCTTCATTATCTTTGGTGGATGGTGACCTACTAAATGATGACTTTGATTTTTATTTAAGCATTGTTGGTGAGAGAGAAAAAACAATTAGCCTGGGCTCTTATGGTGATGGAATTAATAGGTCAAGGCCAATGCTTGTGTTTCCTAATCCCTTGTCAATTTCTGTGTTCGATCGTAATGCTACACTAATACATTACGATACAAACATTCACGGTATGTCAAAAATAGCGACAATAAATAGGTTAAATGTATCTGGCACAAACAAACAATTTACTTGTTATTGTGCAAAGGGTGATTCGAAATTAAGCGAAATCATAAATCTTGGAGACCCATTTACTGTTCCGAAAAATAGAAGCATAAGAACAAATCAACGAGGAAAGTTTAAAATATCATTTTAGGGAAAACATGAAAATTACAAAAAGATGGAATAATTTAATAAATATTAGCAAAATAAATTACGATATGGTTGAGATAGATGAATCGGTATATGCTTGCGCCCCAAGCGTTTTAGATAATAAAGAAATATTAAACAGTTTGAGCACTGGGAAATTATGTGACTTTTACACAGTAGAAAGTTTAAAAGATAAAAGGTCGAGTCATTTAAATTTATCTATTATGTGGGAGGCCGTAGCAAGGTGGGTGTATAGGTGTCAGTGTGGTGCTGAAAAAACTAAAACAACTCATTCATTGTGGTGTCCAAAACATGACAGTCACAGAAAATAATGCATTATATTTTATAGTTTTTGTGAAGGGTTATAAATTATCAAACGATGAAACAAAGATTTATATTCTTTCAAAAACGGATGGCCGGCAGTTATGCTGGTATCCAATACATGATTAATTTAGATAGGAGATGATGCTATGTCAAAGTGTTATGATGAATTGGTTAAAGAAAACCAATCATTGAAAAATTTTATTCACAAAGTAGAAACATCACAAATGAGTTTGGTTATTGCTGATTTAATAGCATCAAAAGAAAATATCCAATTATTAGTTTTAAAGTATAAAGAACTGTTGGATAAAAATAGCAACCAAGAATTAGAGTTAAAAGATTATAGAAGTCATGTGCTAATGCTAAAAAATAAAATACAATTACTTGAAGAAGAGTGCGTAGTTTTGCACAACCAAGTTTATAATTACGAAAAATGGAGACAGTAATGAGTTCATATAATGTCGATGAGTCCCTAAAAATAATTGATGATCTGTTGGGCGTTGCAGGCGAAGTATATGAAGCGACAATGAATGACCTTGTTGAGGTCGAGCAAGGTGTATGCCCCGAAGAAATAGAAATTGCGCAAACAAAATTTAAAGAAGTGGTAGAAAAACTTCGCAGAAGGGTTTCTGATTTACATTACCACATAGAGTATTTGGAAGAAAAAGATTGTTGGTAATCATAAGATTGGAGGATAATGTGAGTTATACTGTCGAAGAAGCATTCAAAGAAATAGAAAATGACAAGAAAGTTTCAGAACAAAAAAAGATTAAGGAATTGGAAGAAAATTATAAATGTATGATAAAGACTATGTGTGAGTCTTATACTGGTCTTCGTTCTGCGTTATTTGATATTAGTTGTGATGGTTTCAATTACAATGCTAATAGTAATATGGTGAAAGTCACTACAACGGAAAAATGGGCCAATACTTTAATAGACCAGTGGATAAATAATGATCCCGATTTAGTGTTTATTAGCGGGAATTTCGTTACATTGTTGTCTGAATTTGTTATCAGAAATAGAGAAACTTAATATTTTTTGCGGAGGCAGTATGCCAATTTACGAATATAAATGCAAACATTGTGGTAAAAAAATAGAGTTATTTCAAAAATTAGATGAACTTCCCCCGATGTGTGAGTGCGGCGCAGGCGAAATGTCAAAAGAAATTAGCCTTTCGACATTCATATTAAAGGGAACTGGGTGGTATAAAACCGACTACAAAAATAAAAAATAGGAAGTGTAATGAAAACAATACTTATGTTTAAAGATTATAACAAATATAAAAATATACTTTTTGATGTCTCCACAAAAGAACAAGAGAAAAAAATATACGCTTATATTTTGAAAAAATTCTTAAATAAAAAGAAGATGATTAAAACCCAAAAAGAAAATATGGCGAGAGTTGATTTCAGTTGCAAGGCTTGTAAAAACAAACGCTTTATTATAGCAGACAATGAAAAATATCCGTGCCCAATTTGTAGGGCCGATGATTCGGATTTTATGTATCATGCGGGAGTGATTAAAAACATAGATTTTCTTTATGATAAAGCCCTAAACGGTAATAGAAAATCATTTAGATATTTGATGGAATACTATTACGACGGCTACATAGAATATTTAAATGTGAAAGAAATATGATTATAACAAACGCCGCACAATTAAAAATTCCGTGCAAAAGGATATCAATTTTTGAGGCATTTCCAGTAATTGATTTACTTAAAATAGAATTAGAGCGCCATAAGAATGGCGTAGGTCTCGCGGCCAATCAAATAGGTATAGATGCTTGTGTTTGTGTTGTGCAATCAAATGAACTAATAGCCTTAATTAATCCGGTCATTGTTGGTGCATACGACTTGGTTGAATTTAAAAACGAAGGTTGTTTAAGTTTTCCAAATCAATATATAACAACCAAACGACATAATGAAATTTTTGTGAAGGATGATTTACACCCATATGGTTTGATATTTTATGGGTTTGAGGCCGTTCAAGTTGAGCATGAGGTAGGCCACTTAAACGGAGAAACTATGTTTGATTATGAAATAAAAATACCACAAAGAAACGAGAAATGTTGGTGTGGCAGTGGAATCAAGTATAAAAATTGCCATGGTAAAAAATAAATGGAGAGTATAGAATATGAATAGTGAATATTTTTACGACGAAATTTTAAAAAGCGCGGGCAATGAAAAACAATTTAAACTATTGATAAGTGTGGTTCCACCAAAAAATATATCTGATTTTTTGTGTATAAAAAGAATGGTGGAAGCAAAAAGCTATAATCCAAAAATATTAAAAACAACCATAAATGCTATGTTTGACGCACACATAAAAAAAATAATTAAGACAAAAAATAGCTACTATTATGATGGCGGAAGAGACAATGTTGTTACATTATATGCAATATTAAAACATATTCAAATTAACAAAAAAGTTATTAAAAGAGTAATAGATATTCTACCATTTATTCCACACAAAATAGACTATGCTCCAATGTTGATAGCAACTATTCTAAAATACAAAATAAGTTCTGATGAGGCATATAAAATTTTTAATTCACAATGGGAATCTTTATCTCAAAAAAACAGACAACTATTACTATCAAAAATTGATGGCGGAATTGACAATAAAAACTTTTGTAAATCTACAAGTAAATCAGTTGCTTTATTTGTGTCTGGCAAAACTGACGAAGAAAAACCTTTAAAACTTATGAAGAAATACATATTAAAAGATATAAGGTTGTCAAGTTTCTTACCACGGAATAAAAAGATTAATTTTACAAAAAAAGATTTAGAGGAAATGAATCCTGAAAATAGATTTTATATTCTCGACGAACTTTTGCCACTATCATATAGCTCGACACTTAAAATGTCTGAATTACTTTATATTAAACATTTTTCTTATAATTGGGGCAAAACTACCATCGATATATTGCCGGTAGAGTGTATGGAAAAACTATTGTTTTCCGTCGTAATAGACAACGACACAGACGCCGGTGACTGGTTGAAAAATTATAGAATATTTGTTAAACTTGCTCCAAGGTCACCAATAGCGAAATATTTTAATTTTATGAAAGAGGAAAGCAATGATTGATGATAATACTTATGCCGAAATTTTAAACAAAATAAAAGACGACATATATTTGTTTGATGGGTTTTGTAAAAAAGTCCCACCAAGTAATCCAGAACAAGAAAAAATTTATTCTGATATAAATTGTGCAATACAAGAATCTGAAACGGACAAAAGAATTAACAAACTGCTAAATAATAAAAGCAAATTTTATAAGTTCGGCAATGATTTGAGTAAGATTATATCTTCCAAAAGAATGCACATAGGCAGTAAAACTATGAATCATGTGATAAAGTTTTTTATTAATAATGGGCATAGGTTTTATCCGTATGCTTCAAGGGAGTTAATAAAAGAAATATCACCAGATATTACTGACGAAGACACAGCAATAAAAATTTTGACGGCGCACAGCGGACATCTGGATAATAAATCATGCGAGTTATTGTTAAATAAAATTAATTTAGGAACAGATAATCCTAATCTCGCAAGTGTATCTAAACTTAAAGTTTTTGCCGGAATAAAGGTTGCTCGCGCAGATTTAAGTATTCCAGAAGAAAAGATAAAGGTATTGAATATCATAGCACAAAGGCCAACACTCATAAAATATTTAAAGAGCCAGGTTAATTTTACTTTTGAGGAATTGAAAACTTTGCCACCCGTAAGAAGGTTTAATTTTTTGGAAGCAATGTTTTCAGGAATGCCAAGACACAGTCGTTTTAGGACTGGAACACTTAAAAGAGTAAATGCTATTACGTCGTATGTAAATGGTTACTGGGGAAATTTTAGAATGGACATAATACCAGAAGAACAAATGAATGAGTTATTGTTTTCAGTTGTAATACAAAAAAATAATAGGGTTGTAGATTTGTTTGAGAATTATAAGGAATTTTTAGGCTTTGTTCAAGCGCATAAATCACATTTTAATGGAATTTTAACTATAAAGTGAGTCCAAGTAAATACTAAAATTTATTTAGTTTATTAGGAAACATTAACAGAAAAGTGAGGTAAAATATGGAAAAGTTTAATAAGGGTGATAAAATAATGTTCGAAGGTCATACACTATACTATATGGATAGTTTCACAGATAACGATGGCCAAAATATACTGACTTGCGGCGGTCTTGGCGGGTTTCCAATTTATGTCCCAGAAGAAATGGCTACAAGAATAGAGTCGAGTTTTGAGGAGAAAGCTTTGGCAATTCTCGCTGATATTTCTTTGTCTATAAAAGATTTGAATGAAAACTTTGAAGGTATTTTGGGCGCCGGGCAAGAAAATGTATGCCACTGTGGTGACGAAGACGACGAGGATATTCCAGAAGACCTAAATTAATTTGCGGAGTAAAGTATGGTAAAAATTCAACCAAAATTTAAAGTCGGAGACACAGTGTTCGCCACTAAAATTGATGAAGAAGTTAGTGTTATTGCCGTTAATGTTAATGAAGAAAACATAAATTATACTCTATCAAGACAATATGTAATGCCCGAAATTTACTTAGAAAAATCAAGAGAGAGCGCTTCATATAAAAACAGCATCGACTGTCTGATAGAGAAAAATAATATATGTTTTAATAATATAGAACAGGCGGAAAACGAAATTAAACGTCAAGAAGAAATATTAGAAAAATGTTCAGCAAAGTTAAACAATAAACGAGAATCTGTAAAACCCAGAAATATAATTGATGATTGGAGGGTAATCAGTTATATTAATGATTTATATCTCGAAATCTCCCAAGCAAAACATTATATTAAAAGAGGCAAAGCTCGCATTAAAAGTTTAAAAAATAATTTAAAAACAAACAATGAAAAAATAAAAGAACTAAAAAAAGAAATGTTGGTGTTAGAATTGTCAGGAATAATGAAATAAAAGAATATCTGATTACGAAATTGTCTGGGATTGAAAAATGATGAATAAAAGTGATACTGACCAAATTTATGTTTCTGTGTTGAAATTTAATAGGTCAATTTGCCACGAAGGCGAACTGATTAAATTATTACTTCCAAATACCCCAGTGATTGTAAAGTTTATAAAAATAACCGGCGGCCAAACTGCGTGGCTTCTTGATCGTCACGATAGAGACATATACAACTTTTACGGAGAACAATAATGATAAAACACACAATAGCCGGACTTAAAAAAGATATCTGTGAAAAATTTATTATAGAAGATGATGACATTACTTTTCATAATGGTGATTTTATAATAACATTTTCTCTTAAATATTTGGCAGAAGCGGCAGGTAAGTTTTTTGAAAGAGACATTTGGCATCACAAACAATCCAAATATCAAAAAGAACACTGGGAACTAAAAATTCCGGTAGAGAGGATGCGTTTGAAAAACTACTCAATTTGTGATAGGAGCCTGAATGAAATATAATTATAATTTGGTTGAAATGACTCCGGAAATATATAAAGAAATAGACTACCGAATACGTGACGCAGAATATAAAGAGTATAATTATAATATTGAAAGTAACACAATTACCATAGAAATATGGAATGAATCGCATCATAATGGTAATATATATGACGATTATAGATACGACATATTGGTTCCATGGTGGTTTAATGATGCAATTTTTAATATGCTGCGTAACACAGCAGAAAATAATTTAACTCAAATAAACAAAAACATTAAAAATGTGTTCTACGCTTTATTAGACACAAACAAAAAACTTGGAGTTTAAAATGAAAAACGAAGAAATGGAAACAATGTATGTGGAGTGCATGTGTGAAGACCAATCACACACTTTAAGGTTTTCACAAATAGGTGAAGATGTTTGTGTATCAATGCACCTAACTATGTTTGGATTTTGCGTCCGACTTTGGAATGCTCTGAAATATATCTTTGGCCATCGATCGAAGTTTGGTGATTTCGAGGAAACCATTTTGGAAAGAAAAGATATAAAAAAGATAGTTGGGTTTCTGAAAAATGTCTGAATATATGCAAGATTTTTATAAATCTGTTTTTAAATACGGGACGAAAATTATAAAAAAATACGAATTATGTAGTAATAATTTGTCCATTGATTTAAAAAACAAGGGTGGGTATTCCGGGATTAGATATTATTTTTATTGCAGGATAAATAAATATGATATTGACTGACGAAGAAAGAATATTGTATATTAAAAGAATATATATTTATCTTTTAAAAAAAAAGGAGTGATAGCAAAAAGCCATACACGTGATGCTTTTTATCATAGCGTAGTTACGATTGGTGTTCCGGGAGACATATTTTGTGCAGACAATTATTTATCTGAATGTAGGTGATTTGTGCAATACGGAATGATGAATGTTTATATTATGTATTTCAAACGCAAACATAGTATTTATGCCGGCGGTAAAATTAAAGAATTTAATAATATATATTTGCGTGTAGATTTTATAATTAATGGGTATGTTAGGGGCTACACTATACTGCAAAAATAATGTTGGAGTAAGTTATGCGCGAATCTATGAAAATGGTTTATGTTAAATTTCTAAAACACAAACAAATAATATACAAATATGAAATTTATCAATATTTTGGCAAAGAATTTGTAGCGATAGAGTTTAATGGTTTTGGCGTTTGGCCTTACCGAGTTTCAATAGAGGTAATATAGGTGGCAGACTATGCAGCAACATATGAAAATAGTTTATATTAGATTTATGAAAAAACAACAACAAATATGTGCATATAAAATTAGACTCAATTATCTGACGGTAGATTTTAATATATTCGAAAGTATTTGGCATTATTATATCAATTTTTAAGAAAGTTAAATCATGCAATACGAAATGATGCAAATATATACTAAAATTTTAAAACATGGTCGTAAAATTGATTCTTATAGTATGTTGTTTGATTCTACTTGTTTAGAGGTTAATATTTTTCCTTCCACTTATTTTATATAATATCGGAGTAGTTTATGTGTGGTCTTATGAGGATAGCGTATATATGTGTTTTAAAAAAGAATTGTGATATTTGTATATCCGATCGCATTCCAACTACATCTGGGTATGATAAAATTAAATCAAAACCACCATCGAACGACATCTGCTTTTATATTTCGGATAAATTTTAATCATGCAATATGAAATGATTGACCTTTATATTGAAATCCTAAAATATGGTTCCAAAATTAATAAATATTATATGGTTGGTAATGATTATTTGGGTTTAGATATTTATATTTTCCATTTTTATATTAAACAGAAAGAACAACAATGACTGATGCGATGAAGAAATTTTATATTTATGCTTTAAAATATGGATACGGGATTTACATAAATGAGTGGCGGTCAATTAGCCTCGGCGGCGATAGAATTTGTATTGAGCTTTATCCTCCCACGAAAAATTCTTAATTTTGTTTTAAGGTAAAATAATGGACTGTATGATGCAAGTATTTTATATTAGTATATTAAAACAAAAATATATACCAGAAATAACAGAAAAGTTAATAACTTCTGATGGCCGTCATAGGGTTTTTATTAGATTAAAAGGCGTAGATTATTCTGAATTCTTTTTTACAAGCGAGTTTTGATTATGCAACAATCTATGGTAAATTTATATATTGATGTATTAAAATATAATTACCACATTGTGGGAGCATTTTCAGCAGAATATTATAATTTATATTTCACATTGCGTGAAGACTACACACATTATTTTTTTATAGAGAAAACGTGAACACTCACTCAATATACATTGACTTTTTCAAAAACAAATTCCCAATTGTTTGGTATCACGTTTTTGAGAGCGGCGGAACTTGGTGGGTTGAAATCGAAACAGAATGGAATAAATATTTTATACGACAAGGCAAACAATGAGTATTCCAAATAGTATGCAGTCAATATATATTCAAATTTTAAAATATAAATGGTCAATAACAAAGTCTTATCCAGTAGTGAGATTTTGTGGCATTGATAGTGTGGCCATAGAAATAAATTGCCTGCCTTATATACTGGTGCAAAGGGCGCAAAATGACAGAATGTGGCATTAATTCTCTATATATTAGTTTATTTAAAAACAAACACACAATAAAAGATTATCGAATATTTAACCTTAATGGTTTTTCATTTATTATCATCTACACAAATGAAAACTTCAACAATAAATATTATGTTCTTTCAGGAGTCTAAATGTATAATTATATTGCACCAAATGGTTTTTGCAAAAATGCAATTTTTGGCATATATATTCAAATTTTCAAAAACAACTGGTCCGGCAGAGTGGTTGGAAGAGTAAATGAAAAATTATGCACAAGTATAACAATAGAATTAACAGACCCAAAAAATAAATATAATTGTGAAACAATTTATAAAGAATTATTTGCCGGAGATTTACGGACACGATAACAAAATGACAGAAAATATAAGACAAATTTATAGGCAAGTTTTTAGGAACAAATGCACCTTGTGGCAAAAAACAGACACTGAAATAATAGTGATGCATAACACTTTACAATTATATAGACTTTATGTTTGTGAGGAGCCGGTGCCAGGAATTTATTTTTTCTAATGAGGTAAAAATGGATTGGAAAATAGCAAACATTTATCGCGGTGTTTTTAAGTTTGGCGAAAAAATCGAAGTTATAAAAGCAAACAAAAACTTTTTAATGGCCAGCACGACAGATTGTGATGGTTATAAGACTTTATATTATTTATATAGTCTTGAAAGCAAATAGGTAGAGGTATGACAATGCTACCATATCGAACAATTTATCGCAGAGTTTTAAAATATAACTATACTATGACACAAAGAAATATAAATAATTATGGGATACATAGTGAAATTTCTTTTTGGTTGGGGCAAACACTAGCAAGCTCATTTATTGTTTATGGTAATGGAGTTTATTCTTGGAGAACTTAATGGCAATTCCAATAGCGTGTGAAATGACATATATAAAAGTTTTAAAATACGGCTACACGATGGAACAAACGAAAAAATGCTCACCGAAGCCAGAAACAGCGTAGAAAAAGCAAAGAGAAATTTTTTGATTATGAAATTAGCGGGGTTAAGTCGCAACACCTAAAATGTTGCGTGGATTGAAACAAACAGAATTCTATGGCCCTCACTTTATTTGGACTGGAAACCGATGCAAGTAGAAATGAAATATTTATACATAAACATACTTAAATATAACAACAAAATATATAAAATGAAGCTCTCCAATTACTGGCTAATATTACAAGCAAACGATGAAGCACAAAATTATCATAAAGTTTATATTATATACGACAAGGAAATAAATGACTAATGGCATGAAAGATTTATATATCTATGTATTTAAAGAAAATTGCAAAATATATAAACCATTTTATTGGGGTGACTACCTTGTGATTAATTGTAAATCATCATTTAGTGATCCTGTCTTTGATTGCTGGATTAAAACATGCAAGTAGATATGCAAAATGTTTATATAGATTTCTTTAAGCATAATTACACAATAAAACAAACATCACATTATAGTAAGTGGTGGAAACTTGTTATTAGAAATAGTAAGGGAACTTATTATTATAACTATTATTATCGAGTGAAACATAAATGACAGAAGAAATGCAAAGTTTATATACAAAGATAATTAAGTATAATTACAAAATATATGAGGTAGGATATTTGGACGCTTGGTGTATATTATATGTTAAAAGTAAAAGTGCTAATGGGTTTTACACACAAAATTGTTTTATTGAATGGAAACATGAATGACTACTGGTATGAAAGACATTTATAGATATTTCTATAAGCATAATTATACAATAGAAAAAATTCCAACCCATTTAGGCAATACATTAGAGCTTCGCATAAAAGATAAGAACGATTTATCTTGCTCTTATTTTTTCTTTTATGGTGGAAGATAAATGATTAAAGATATGCAAAATGTTTATATAAATTTCTTTAAGTATAATCACACAATAAAACAATATGGTAATTGGTGGCAACTTGTTATTGGAAATAGTAGTGGAGGCTATTATTACAACTATTGTTGTCGGGTGGAAAAGTAAATGACTAATGGCATGAAAGACATTTATATCTATGTATTTAAGTTTGGTTTCAAAATATATCAAAATCACACTTACCGCGATTTTTGCGAGTTTTATGTGGTTGGCCCTCTTGAAACTTTGCGTCTTTGTGTAATTGATTAGTGGAGAAATATTATGATACCGAGTGCAATGAAATTTGTATATATAAAATCATTTAAGGGTGGTGATAAAATTCATGCATATCACAATCATCACGAACTTGGTTTTCTTGAAATTTGTTTTAAGCATTGGTTTGTTGGCAGTATAATAAGGCGTTTTATTCACTATGGAAAACGAAAATGCAAGTAGCAATGAAAGACATTTATATAAGTGTATTTAAATACAATCATAAAATATATGATTATTATCCCTATGATGATTTATGCGTAATCTATATTAAAGATAAATACAACATTTTTACGGGGAGATATAATGTCAGACATGCAATATGATATGAAAAAACTTTATATATCTATTCTTAAGCATAAAGCGCCCATACGCTCATGCACTAGACATACCAGTGGATTTTATGTGATTAAGGCATATGTTAAAACAATTTATGTAGAAAAATTAAAGAGATACTATATTTTTAGATTACCGACGAGCAAAAAATGAAAGAGCACATAAGAGAAATTTATATAAGTTTGCTCAAACGTAACTACACAGTATATGCATGTTTTAGGTCACCTGATGATTACGAATATATAATCGATCTTCGAGTAAGCTATTATTTTGCTTTCGATAGACATTTTCTTCGGCCACGGGAGTTGGAATGCAAAGAGATATGATAAAATTGTATGTTGATTTTTTTAAGTATAATGTTGCAATATATAAGATGGAAACGCCAGAATATTTGGAAGATACAGTTATGGTGTTTTGTGTGTCAAAATCTAATCTTTATTATTTTAATTATTGCACTATTAGAAAGTAATATATGATGCCACTTAATATAAAAAGCATTTATTTGAAATATTTTAAATTTAACCTTCCGATATTATCATTTTCTGAATCTGGATATGATGAGGGTGGATACATAATTGATATTAAATCAACTCTTCCTACATATTTGGAGAGATATATTCTACTGCCAACATTATCTCGCCACACACTTGTTCGATTATAATATTTGGTGCCAAATGTCTTATGAAATAGCAACAATATATACCGAATTATTTAAGCACAAGGGAAGAATAATTGGTTTTAATCACTTAAACACTTACTATGACATAACAATAAGTTTGTATGGTTCCTATGACGCGCATCACTTATATATTACTTAAAGGGAAAAATATGCCAGATAAAATTAGACATCTTTATATGTGTATGTTTGTTTGGGGCTGGACTATAAATAAAATAATTGAAAGAAATAACCATTATAGTATAGAAATTTTTTCTGATTCAATGAAGTATAAATATAATTATAGATTGGAAAAATAATGATATTGCCATATAAAATTAATAATATTTATGTATTATTGTTTAAGCGTAATTGGATTGTGAATGAAGTAATTGAGAGAGATGAATGTTATGATATTTATATATCTGCTTCACCTCGCATAATCAGCGCATGGAATTTATATAGATTGGACAAACAATGACTTGGGCAATGAACAGAATTTATTTTAGGTTGCTAAAACATAAAAATACAGTTGTTTCAGTAGATAAGCAAAATGAAATAAATGCATATGTTGTAAAATTACGCGACCAAACATCCCAGTGTGTTTATACTTACGTTCTTTATGACGATAATTCACCAGCAATAGTATTTAATAAAGGATCAAATAATGATTGATATAAACATTTACTCTTATGGTTCTCGTGTTTATGGAACGCACACAGAAAATTCAGATTTTGATTATATAGTTGTTTCAGATACACAAATTCCCCACCAGCAAATAGACAAAGAAAATACAAACTATACGATTTATAGTATGGAGGAATTTTATAAGCAAATACGGGAATATGAAATATCAGCCTTGGAGTGTTTGTTTTTGCCAGCCAATCAAATAATTAAAAACTCTCAACCAATTCAACCACCGTCCGACTTTGACTTGGGAAAACTTCGGTCTTCCATTTCCGCAAAGGCGTCTAATAGTTTCGTAAAGGCCAAGAAAAAGTTTATAGTTGAAAAAGACCGTAATATTTATGTTGGTAAAAAGAGTTTGTTTCATTCTTTGCGAATTCCTATTTTTGGTTGTCAGTTGGCTACCAGCGGAAAAATCACAAATTATGCAGCAGCTAATCATTACTGGCCGGATATACTAAATAATCCCAGTGAGAATTGGGAGGATTACCACAAAATTTACAAACCCATTCACAATAAAGAAATGACAGAATTCCGGAAACACTGCCCAAAGGAAAACACATGAAAAAAGAATTAGAAGAAAAACTATTTAAAGACTTTCCGCTACTTTATGGCGATCGCAACAGACCAATGACCGAAACTTGTATGTGCTGGGGGTGTTCGTGCGGCACAGGCTGGTTTGATTTGATTTATGAGTTGTCGTCTAAATTGGAACCACTCATTGAGGAAATAAAATTAGCGAGCGATGGTGGTCCTTGTGAGCGCTGTGGGTGCTCAAAGGATAGTCACCACGGAGAATGTCAAACAATCGTAAATCATCCATTCTTACTGAAAGTTCCATATTCTTGTGAAGTTCCTAATTTAAGTGTTTCTCTTAAAAGAAATAAATCTTTTTTGAGGGGAATAAAAGATTATGTTCGTGTGTTGTGGAAAAAGCATAGAACATCAATGAGGAAAGCAATAAATCGTGTGTCGTATTTCCTTTTTAAGAAGTCAATTCTATCTTACAAAAAGAAATGTTTCTGTGATTGTTATAGCATTTCCCACCCACGCGCCTCGCAGGTAAAAGAAAAAATGGGTGAAATGAAAATGTATCTCACACACGGAACCGACGAAATGTTTGATTTAATTGACAAAGCAACTGAAAAGTCTCTTACTATTTGTGAGAACTGCGGCCAACCAGGAAAGCCAAACGAATACGGTTGGATATCTGTTCTGTGCGAGGAATGTAGGAAAAAGTAAATGGATCGTAATATTAGTAGCCTATACATAAATATATTTAAAAATAACTGTAAAGTTTATGAGTTTGTAAATGAAAAAAACTTGTATATTATTAGAGTGGAATTACGCGGTTGGTATAAGCCATGTTTTTTGTGGAAATAATATAGAAAGCGGTTGAAATGTATTACCTTATGAGTGTTGTATATATTAGTGCATTAAAAGATAAATGTAAGATTAATATTGCAGAAGATGAATTCTCATATATTGTTTGGGTTGTTCCAAAAATTGGGTATAGTGTTCCCTATTATCTAAAAAGGTAATTGAATGAGATACGAAGTGTTTTATATGTATTTTTGGTTGTTTAAACATAATCTTAAAGTTATTGAGTTTATAGAAGAGGAAAATGAATATATAATTTATCTTGAACCAGGTCGTAGCTTGCGTCCATATGTTTTTAAAAAATAGAAAGAGAATTATAATGATTTATGGTATGCGTTATATTTACAAGAAGTTCTTTAAATATAATTACAAAATTATAGGATTTGAGTATAAAAATGAAAAATTATTAATTTATGTTAATGATATGTTTCCACGTGCCATATGAAATTCTTTGTTAAGGCGCCGGGCATGAGTTATTATATGTGTAGTATTTATATACAGTTGCTTAAATATAAATACAAAATTATAAAATTTAAAGAAACAAACGATAAATTAATATTTTATTTTGATGATAATATTATCGACCTATCTTTTCCCTACGAGGTTAAAAAATGAATATATTTGTTTTAGATTTAGAACCATCCAAAGCCGCTAAATTTCACGCAGACAAGCATGTAATAAAATTAATTCTGGAAACAGCGCAGCTGCTTTCTACGGCCGTTCGGTTAAGTGGTATTGATTTTGGATATCGCATTACACATCAAAATCATCCGTGTAGCCTTTGGACCAGAAAAACAAGAGCAAATTTTGAGTGGCTTAAAGAATTAGGTATCGCATTGTGCGAAGAATATACTTATAGATATGGAAAAATTCACGCAAGCGAAAGTATTATTCGTGGAGCACCCAATCAAATAATTACCGCCGGCCCACTTACTCCTTTTGCACAAGCAATGCCAGAAGAATATAAAAATAATGACCCAGTTGCGGCATACAGAAATTATTATTTAGCTGAAAAGAAAAACTTATTACACTACACAAAAAGGGAAAAACCAGAATGGATAAAAATTTAGCAGACGCTTTTATACAAGAACTATTAAATAAAAAACGTCTTGGCAAAGAGAAACTAAAATTAGTGTTAAATGAACTTTTCAAAAGAGGAAATTTGGACCAAGAGGACATAAAATACAATGAGTCAAAATTTCCCTTCACCAATAAAGAGTTTGCCGCTGCGTTTGAGCACTTGGTCGATGGCAAGAAACCATCGAACGCGACGAACGACAACGAAGTGTGGATTTTTGACCACAGGGGCCATATTTTTACGGCAGAAATAATCATGGGCCAAGGGTCATCATATATTTTATCAATGGGTTCTCGTTACTCAAAGTTGCCAGTGATAAAATTAAAATGAGTCCATCGATTTATAGATTATACGTGGATATATTTAAGCACAAAATAAAGGCAAAGTGGAAGACCCGTAAGGGTGAAAATTATTTTATGATTTATTCGAGCCAGGAAAATGGAATAAACCACTTTTATTTGTTGGTTGAAACTAAAAATGGATAAGTCAGTTTATAGATTATATATAGATATTTTTAAAAACAATATTAAGGCCGACTGGACTGTTACCTATATGATTGATTATGTGTGGGTTGTTGCGGAAGAAGACAATTATGGGTTTCGTAGTTACTTTTACATATTACAGGAAATAAAATAATGGATTATTCTGTTCGTGAAATGTATATAAATATTTTAAAATCAAGATCAAAAATATACGATTATCATGTTTATTTTGATAATTCTGTCCGAATTTCTGTTATAGGTAATAATTTTAAAAGATATCACGTTATACTTGTTTCTTCTAATAAACTTAAAAATAAACATATAATTTGGTCGCGTTATGGACTTTATAATAATCCACGCAAGCATTGGGAATAAATATGAGTTCAAACATTTATAGACTATACATTAATATTTTTAAATACGGCGGTCGAATACTAAATCAATTTACAGAACATAATGGAGATATAGTAATAAACTTATCAAATAGTTGGTTTTGTTCTGTTTTAAGGAGTAAGAATGATTTACCTGGATAATCAATCATCTACTAAAATAGATAAGCGTGTTTTAAAAGCAATGGAACCCTATCTAACAGAACATTTTGCAAACCCAGCAGCAGCCCATTTTGCGGCAGAGGAACCACGGCAAGCAATCGAAATGGCTCGCAATAATGTATCTTACTTGATTAAGGCAAAACCAGAAAATTTATATTTTACTAATTCAGCAACAGAATCGAATAATATAGTTTTACAGGGTCGTTTAGCGAATCATAGGAAAAATAGCAATAATGCCGCAATCATTATTACATCAAACATAGAACATTCTTCTGTTTCAAAAACGCTTCAAAATATGTGGTCGAAAGATAATCTTTTTTTCAATCAAACTTTAAAGATAAATAGCAACGGTGAAATTGATTTAGACAAACTCAATCATACAATTAAAAATTATTTCAGCAATCGTGTTATTCTGGTTTCTATCATAGCGGCGAGCAACGAAATAGGTGTAATAAATAATCTGTCCGACATAGGTGCGATTTGCAAGCGTCACAATGTTTTATTTCACACAGACGCAACACAGGCAATTGGAAAAGTTGATATTGATGTCAATGCCATGAATATATTTGCTTTGACTTTCAACGCTCACAAAATTAATGGGCCAAAGGGAGTTGGTGCTTTGTTTGTTAGAAATCCTAATTTAGTTGAGCCACTAATACACGGAGGATATCAGAACACTTTTTCATCAGGGACACAAAATGTTCCGGCAATAGTTGGGTTTGGAGAAGCATGTGATATACTACGAAAAGAAGGGAAAAAAGAAAATGAAAGAATTAGTTATAGACGTGATTTGTTATGGAGAAATTTATCTTCCAGCATTCCTGATATTTTTATCAACGGCACAATGAAAAATCGTTTGCCAAACAACCTAAACATTACTATAAAAGGAGTTAAGGCAGAAATTTTGGTCAAGGGAATGAGTGATGTTGCGGTTTCCGGAGGTTCTGCGTGTAATTCTGGAAATCTGGAACCCTCGCTGGTAATATTGGCGCTCGGAACACCCTATCCTGATTGTGCTATAAGAATTAGTCTTGGAAGATTCACCACAATGGCCGATTGTGAATATGCGGCAAAAAAGATTAAAGACATAGTAGAAAGTGTTAGGTGCAACAATGAAACCAAAATATAAAGTTGGAGAAATAGTATTTGACAAAAACGGAGAGCAAGTAAAAGTAATTAAATTTAATCGCAATGAATATATCGTTGAGCCAATCAATAAGCGTTCAGAAAAAGAATCAGAGCTATTTGCTTCAAAATTAGAATCAGAAAATTATAGTAAAGTAAAAGATTTATTAATAGATAAAGAAAAAAAGTTAGATAAAATTAAATATAATAAGATGGAAATAAATAAGTGTAAGAAATTAATAGAAAAATTTAATCGTAAATTAGAAACCGCGCAAAATAAAATATTAACATTAAAGTCTTTTCCAGATAGATTGATAAACAGTATTTATAATTTAAGAGATGAAATATACGACAAAAAATCATATATTATAAATTGTAAAACTAATAGTCGCTACCTAAAAGAAAATATAAAAGACATTGATAGAGATATAGAAGAACTTAAAAAAGAGCATTTAATTATTCAGTTGGCAGGTATTCAATGAAACCAAAATATAATGTTGGGGATATAGTGCTTGATAGGCACCAACACGCATTAAAAATAATTGATATACAAAAAACTAATGGAAGAATAAAATATTTTCTAAATTTTGCCGAGCCCATAGAAGCAGATGGTGAGAGTTTGTTTAAAACAAGAGATGATGTTATACGATTTAATAATATGGAATTTTTATTGGAAAGAAATTACGAAACAAAACGAACTATTAAGTATTACAAAAAACAAAAAAATAAGAACCAATCGATGCTGAAAAAGAATAAGGAAAAACTTCGTTGCATGAAAATAGAGTTGAAAAATAGAAAACGGCAGAATCTTGCAATTTATGGGATATCTAAAAATATTGATAAGTTAGAGCAAACAATTCAACAAAGAATACGCAAAATTAGTGCAATTAATAGGATATTTAAAGATTGTGATGCCGAACAAAAAGAAATTAATGATAGTATTAAAGAACTTGAAAAAGAATACTTAATACTTTATTTAGCCGGAGTAAATTAGAAATGAACAGAAAACGAAAAACATTGGAGAAACTCGCCAAGGATGTTGGCGTAGCAACCGCAAAGAGTTATTTTGAGATGTTTTATGACGAAAAAAATCGTGGCGAATATTTTCGTTGGGAATACTTACCAAATTTAGCATATAGAATGGCAATTGCACAAATGGGAACAAGTTGCTCTGAAAGAGAATATGAAAGACTTGGAAAACATTTAGTAATAATTGCTGGTGACTCTGCATTTGAAGAAGCAAAAGGGTTAATTGAGCAAAAGTTTCCAGGAACAATAATAGTAGAAAAAGAGGAGAACTATGAAGAAAAATATTGATACAAAGAATCGTATAGTTGATTATTGGGATATTAGCACTCTAACTGTTTTATAATTTAAGTAATTATTAAAATTAGGTTATAATATAGATGAAAATTTGCACCAAATGTAAAGTTGTGAAAAATGAAAATGAATTTAGCAAAGATAAAAGAAATAAAGATGGACTACATTATAATTGCAGAGATTGCAATAGTGAAAGAAATAAACAATACTATGAAAAGAATAAGGGAAAAGTTATTAAACATGCAAAAAATTATTATGAAAATAATAAAGAAAAAATTGCCATAGCAAAAAATAAATATTACCTGAACAATAAGGAAAAATTTATAGAGTATCAAAAACAGTATCGGGAAAATAATGTAGAAAAGATATACACATATCAAAAAGAATATCGCGCAAAAAATAATGAGAAGGTAGTAAAATATTCCAAAGAATATTGTGCGGCAAATAAATATAAAATAGCAGAATATCAAAAAGAATACTATGTAAAAAATAAAGATACAGTAGAAAAATATCAAAAAGAATACTATGTAAAAAATAAAGATACAATTTTGATTAACATAAGACAATATTATAAAAACAATAAAGAAAAAATTTCGGGCAAGGCGAAACAATATCGTAAGAATAATCAAGAAAAGATTGCGATAATGAGAAAACACTATCGATCAAAGAATGTTGCGAAAATATCGGAAAGCTACAGAAAAAGATTGAAAACCGATATTAATTATAAATTGTCTTGTAATCTTAGGTGCCGTTTAAATAGGGCAATTAAAAATAATCAAAAGGCTGGTTCTGCCGTTAAAGATTTGGGCTGTTCAATACCAGAATTGAAAATTTGGATAGAACAACAGTTTAAACCCGGAATGACTTGGGAAAATTACGGTGAGTGGCACATTGATCATATAATACCTCTTTCAAAATTTGATTTAACGGATAGAAAGCAATTTTTGAAAGCTTGCCATTAGTTTAATTTACAGCCACTTTGGGCCAAAGACAATTTAAAGAAATCTAATAAATATAAAAAAGGAGATAATTTATGAAGAAAAATATTGATATTGCAAATAGAGTTGTTGAATATAGTAATGTAGAATCTACTTGTGCCATTGAAGATGAGGTGGTTGGTTATTTAAAACGCCAAATGAAGGTTGTATTTAGAGATGCGTTATTCAACAACAGAAAATTCGTGTTTATTAGAGGGCCAGGAGACCAGAGCAGTAATTCGATTATGGTAAGTTCTTATAGGCGTAAAAATCCTGGTGAAAAGGTATCTATCTCATTTCAATGAATAAAGAATACAATAATGTCAGCATAAATAATATAAAGCTTATTTATGTAAGTGTTTTTAAGCATCATCACAAAATTGCTGGGTTTGACTGGTCGGATTTGGATACAGATGTTTTATATATATCACTTACGGCACCAGATTATCTTGACATTAAATTTAGAACTGTTGATGTTCCCATTTGGATAACAAATAAATAGAGGCACCTCTCTAAATACAAAGGAGTAAAAATGATTAGTCAAATGAATATGAGCGAATTGTTTCGTAGAATAATAATTTCCGGTTCAATTAGAGAAGATACTGCCTCTCAATTTTTGGAGCAAATTACTGCTCTTGAATGTATGGATGTAACTAAACCAATTAGTGTTTATATAGATACTTATGGCGGCAGTTTGGATGCTGCAATTACAATATATGATGCTATGAAGTCGTGTTGTTGCCCCATTAACACAATTGGAATAGGCAAAGTAATGTCGGCTGGGGTTTTGTTGTTGGCCGCAGGAGATAAAGGAAGCAGATTTATAACCGACAATACAAGGGTAATGATACACGAAGTTTCCGCCGGCGCAATTGGATCTGTAAGCGAAATGGAAGCATCATTGGAAGAAATAAGACATCAGCAAGAAAAATATATAGAGTTGCTATCAAAAAATTGTGGTGCAAAGAAAGATGAATTATTGGAGGACATGCAGTGTGAAACATTTATGTCAGCAGCAGAAGCAGTCAAATATGGGATTGCAGACAGAATCGTTCCAATCAGACAACACACCCAAAAAACATACCCAAAACAAAAGAAGAAAGTATCAGCCAAGAAAACAAAGAAGTAAGATGGAGATATAATTATGAAAGTCAAGGAATTCTTTAAGCAAGCAAGATTATACGTAAATGTTCATCCATTTCATATTGTAATGACTGTTGCAATGATTACAATGTTTGTTATGCATATTTCTCACTATATGATGACTGGCACCATGTATAATTGGGTTGCTAAAAATAGCAATGATATAGCAACAAGTAATATCAAAAATATGCTTAATCGCAATTCAGATAGAAAAGAATTCCTTGACGTGGTGGAGTTAAAAGGAAGCGAATGTGCTAAAAATTTGGCAGCAGTTAAAGAAGAAACTAATTCAAAGATTGATATTCTCAATAGCTCCATAGACCCAGAAAACAAAAAGAGAAAGTTAATAGAAAAGGTGAGGATAGCAATATCAGAAAACACTAATACTAAATTAGAAATAAGAGAGTTAAATAATATATCGATAGCAGTTGTTGATTATAGCTATCATTATAATTTGTCAATAGCAAAAGTTTTAGCACAAATAAGACAAGAAAGCAATTTTGTAATCACAGCACGTTCCCCGGCTAATGCGCAAGGATTAATGCAAGTTATACCAGAAACATGGGAATATGTTTCCTTGAAAGAATTTGAACGGAAAAATGCAAGCCCGGACAATGTTTATCATAATATAAAAGCAGGATGTTTTTATATGTCGGAACAACTTTTTAAATTCAATAATTTTGACGATGCCTTGCGGGCATATAATTGGGGTCCTGATAAAGTCAGGAAATTGCGTGCAGGAGAAATTGATGAAAAACATATTCCGCAAGAAACCATTGAGTATGTTGTTAGCATAAATAAATGGATTAAAGTTTTTGAAAGATATGGTTTGGAGTAATGAACAAATTAGAAATTTGGGAAAATATTGCAAAAGAAGTTCAGTGTTGTGAAAAATGCGATTTAGGGTGTCAAAAAGAATTGGACGGGCACGATGTTCATGTTATGGGTCAGGGAAATTTAGACGCTGACGTAATGTTTATTGCAGAGGCTGCCGGTCTTCAAGAGACCATACATAAACGCCCGCTTACGCCGCCAGGAACATCTGGTAAAATTTTTGAAAAGTTATTGGCTAATTTGGGTCTAAACAGAGAGCAAGTATATACAACCAATGTTTGTTTGTGCAGGCCAGAAAAAAATAGAGACCCGGAGCCTTGGGAAATTTTAAAATGCAAACCATTTTTAAAGAGACAATTAGAATTAGTTGGCCCAAAAATCATTGTCACATTTGGAAGATTTGCTGCTCAAATATTTTTAAATGATGTAAAAATAACGAGAGACCATGGGCAATTAAAAAAGTCCAGTAATTTTGATTTTAATGTTTTCCCATTATATCATCCGGCATACATAGGGGCTTATGCTCCGGAAGAAAAAAGAGTAGAATTTAAAAACGATGTAATTACTTTGAAAAAAATATTAGAGAACACGAGGTAAGTATGTTAGGTCCGCGTAAAGATTTTTTGTGCTGGGACGATACCTGGATGTCCATAGCGCAGGTAATGGCCATGAGAAGCAAAGACCCATCAACGCAGGTTGCCGCCGTTGTTGTTAGTCAATCAAATAGAATGGTTGGAATAGGTTATAATGGCTTTCCATCTGGGTGCAATAGCAATGCTCTTCCGTGGGATAAGGTAGGAGACCCGCTTAATACGAAATATCTATATGTTTCTCATGCAGAGGCAAATGCTCTTGACAAAAGCATACAAGATACAAATGGTTGTAAATTATACACAACTCTTTATCCGTGTAATCAATGCGCCATAAGGATAATCCAACGTGGAATCACAGAAGTAATTTATTTGTCAGACAAGTATCATGACACAGATGAGGCGCAGGCGGCAAGAAAGATGTTTGATTTAGCAAATATTAAGACAAGAAAATTTGAACCAAAGATAGATAGTTTTGTAATCAATTTAAAAGACCCAGTAAGGTCCGGCTAATGAAGGCAATTATAACGCTTGGGTGCGAGGGATATCAAGACCAGGGATTTATTTTTTGCCCAAAAGTAGAGAACAAACTCATTGACTTGGAAAAAATTGTTGGGTCTAAAAATTATTTTCAAGTCATTCAATATTTGGATTCGGTAGCAAAAATATTTGACGGGCCTTGTAATAATCTTAATATAATAACAAACGTAATGTATAAATTATATACACTTGAATATCTCACAGAAAAACAATATTATGATTTAGCATATTTTTATAATATGCACAGAAAGTGTGGATTAATATTAGAATCAAAACTTAAATAAAGGAGCAAAATGGCAAAACCAGACAACGCACAGATTCAACCACCACAAGCATCTTTTGATGTTCAGCAAGACTATGAAAGAAGAAAGAAAGAATTAGAAAGATCGTTTAAAGAGTTTCACAGGTTAGTTGGTAAAAAAGTATTAGACACAAATAAGTCACCGGAAGTTAAAAAAGCAGAACTCGCAGTAGTAAATGATTTAGTTAAAGCAGCACAATCACTTGATAATGTGAATGTTGGAGAAGGTATTTTGGCTCTGGCATCAATAGCAATTAGAGAACAATTAATTGTTAGAGATAGAGTAAATCAGCTCGAATACGAATTATGTAAAGCCTTAAAAGATATTTCTGATTTAAAGGCAGCCAATGTCAAACCGAAGTAAAGAATTAGAAGAAATAAGATTATATATAGAGACACTTGATACGGAGGAGCAAAATGCTCACTCCCATTTATTAAATACTCTCCAAAACACAATAGGTAGAACTTTTGAATTTGAAAATGTTGCAAAAGTTTTGAGAGAAGTATTGAATGCCAAATTAGGCATACTTGAAAAAATACGAAAGAAAATTCAAACATATGGGTAATCAAGCCGAAGAAATGGCAGAGATTTTGTTGCAATTAAAAATAAATGCAGACATAATAAGTATAGATAACAGTGGAACTCTAACAAAATATTATCTTAAATTAAATCCAGGGGCCAAAGTATCTAAAATAGAAAATTGTTCTACGGAGATAGCGCTTGGTATAAAATCTTATAGTAAGCCAATAATAAAAGTGGTATTAGAGCAGGGACTGGTTGTTCTTGAAGTATTGTCCAAACCAATAAATTTTGTTGGCTTTTCAGAGTTGGCATGTGATATTTTGGCAGATAATAATTTGCCAATCCTATTAGGCAGGACACACGACGGAAAAGACCTAACAATTGATTTAACAAAAATGCCACACTTGCTTGTGGCAGGAACAACCGGTTCTGGTAAATCTGTGCTGCTTCACTCAATGATAGCAAGCATTTTAACATTTAGTAATGCTAATTTAGTTTTGATAGACCCCAAGAAAGTAGAGTTTTCACATTACGCAAATATTAAAGAGTTGTTGTTTCCAATTATAACCGAAACCGAAGAAGCAGGAAAAGTTTTGTCCGACTTAATCAGCGAAATGGAAAACCGCTTTAAGTTTATGTCCAAGCATAGGATGAACAATATATCTATGGCAAAGGGTCAATTTAAGTATATTGTCCTCGTGATAGATGAATTTTCTGACCTGAACCAAACATCTAAAAAAGAGTTTCAGAATGACCTTTGTCGTTTAGCGCAAAAATCAAGAGCGTGCGGAATTCATATAATCATGGCAACACAAAGGCCATCCGTCGATGTGGTGACTGGTCTAATAAAAGCCAACTTTCCAACAAGAATAAGTTGTCGTGTCCCAACTTTGGTGGATAGTAGGGTTATATTGGGTTGCTCTGGCGCAGAAAAATTACTTGGAAACGGAGACTCACTAATCAATGTTGGAAGTGATTTAATAAGATTTCAGGGTGCGTTCTTGTCTCAATCTGATATAATACAATTATCAAAAGCACATGAGATGAGCTGGCACTCGAAAATTTTTAATATGATTGGAATTTAAATGTCGTGGATAGATAAAGATGATCCAGTTGTTGAATATGATAATTTTATAGATATCATTGTAGAAAAAGTTCCAATTTTACAAGTTTTGGATAAATTTGGAATTGAATATTCGGAGTGCAAGAGTGGAAATTTTACACATAGGGCGAAATGTCCTCTACCACTTCACAGCAATGGTTGCGAAAGAACTGCGTCTTTTTATATTTCTGATATAAATAATAGTTTTTGTTGTTTTGGCTGCAATTCAAACTCTAATTCAATAGGGTTCGTGGAATTATATACTGGAAAACCATACAATGTTGCTGCAAGATGGTTGGCAGAACAGTTTGGTGTGTGCGGAGATGGAAATGAAGATATTACCATTAAACGAAGGTCACCGGAAGAAATTCCAATCACCCATATACATAAATCTGGCGTTGTTATAAGAGATTTTCTTACGACAATGAAAGACACAGAAGACTATAATAAATGGTGTAAGTGGGCTGATAAAAGATTCGATACACTTGATAAATACATAGATACACTAAAAGATGACGAGTGGGAGACAGCCAAAAAATATTACGATAAGGTTGTTTCATTTTTAAACAAAGGTGGTAGTAAATGAAAATAGGAATCGTTGGTGATACTCACGTCGGAAGTGGCTATAATTTTGGCAAAACAGATGGAGCAACCCAGCTAAATACAAGGTTATTGGATTTGGTTGAAACTTTTGACAACACAATAGATGAATTTAAAAAGAGAGATGTAAAGTTAGTTGTTATTACTGGTGATGTTTTTGATAGCAAACATCCTTCTTCGTCTCAACTTAATGCTTTTTCAAAGTGTGTCCAACGCGCCATAAAAGAAAAAATGGAAATTGCGATAGTGGTAGGAAATCACGATCAGCAAAGGGCGATATCAACGACAACGGTTGATATATTTGAGGTTTTGGAAATACCAGAAATATCAGTATATGCCCATGCCGGTTCAAAAATAATTAAAGATGAAGATGGTCAAGAGTTTGGTTTAATTTTTTTGCCATATCGTGACAGGAGAATGATTGGAGAAAAAACTAATACAGATGCAATTGCCGTTATAAAGAAAAACTTAAATGACATATGCGCTTCTCTTCCGCAAAAGAGAATTGTTGTAGGGCATTTCATGGTTGATAAGCCGGTTTCAGGAGAGAATCCAGACTCTTTCAGTATAAACGAGTTAGTTTTGCCAATAGATACATTTGATTGTGTTGATTTGGTTGTTATGGGCCATGTTCATAGACACTCGATAGTATCAAACAAAAAACCAAAGATAATAAATATCGGCTCAATGGATAGAGTTTCTTTTGGTGAAAAAGACCATACAAAGGTTTCCTTGGTAATAGACACAAAAACACTTGAAACAGAAATAATAAAAAGTAAAGTTAGAAATTTTATAGAAATTTCTCTGGATTATTCTCCAAAAGATAAATATTATAAAAACCAAATTAATGATAAAATTATCGCAGACATAGACAAATTCAATGCGCAAACAAATTTGTCAGGTTCTATATTGAAATTTTCTGTGAAAGTAAGACCAGATGATTTATGTTTTGTTGATAATGAGAAAATATTAAGTAGTCTTGCGGCAAAAAATGTAAAATATATAATGCCCATACATGTTGCTGCATCAAATCCAAGACAAATGAGGAACAAAAAAATAACAGAGGATATAAAATGCCAAGATGCTATGTTGGCCTACATAAATGGGCTAATAGAACCAGAGAACATAAAAAAGAAATTAATAAAAATTGCCACGCATATTATTGATGAGGTAGATTCTAAATGACACCAGATTATTTAAAAATTGAAAACTTCTTGTCCCACGATCAATCAGAGGTGGATTTTAAAAAATTCGACCTCGCTCTGATACTTGGGTCATTTGACGGAGAAACAGACCAATCAAACGGTTCAGGTAAAACCGCCATCATGGCCGCTATTTTGTGGGCTCTTTTTGGAAAATCCAGGCATAAGAAAAAGGATGGAGTTGTAAAGTGGGACAAACGATCGTGTAGGGTTGAGTTTTCATTCTGGATGAATAATGATTTATACAGAATTACACGGACACGAGATAAGATTGTTGGAGAATCTGATGTTGTATTTGAAAAATGGAATGGTTCTCAATACGATAGCATAAGCTGTGATACAAATTCTGCGACAGATAATAAAATAGAAGAAACAATAAATATTAATTATGAAGTTTTCATAAATTCTATTTATTTTAAACAAAATGATATATCTATGTTCGCTACTTCTGCTCCCGGAAAAAGAAAAGATATATTAAAAGCGTTGCTAAAAATGTCCAAGTGGGACCAATATCAGAAAAAATCAAAAGACCGCGCAAAGATTTTATCTACCAAAATAGAAGAAAAATCAAAATTATTGATACCATTTGATGGATTGCAACTTGCTTTAAACACTTGCGTTAGTGATATAGAAAATTTAGAAGTATTGTTGGCAAAGAACACAAAAGAATATGATGAAAACAATAGTAAGTTTGTTGGTTTGTCATCACAGTATCACACATTATATTCTGATTCAGTTGATGATAATGAGGTAAAATTATCGAAACTTCAAAAAGAGTATAGCGTGGCGGTTAGTAGAAAGAATAAATTATCCGCCGATATAATTGAAAATAATACATCTATAAGCAACAGCAATGATAGTGTTGCATCTATAAAACAAAGGGCCAGTGTTTTAAGAGAGAAAGTAAAAGCAAAGAAAGATATAAATTTACAATTTTTGCGTTCAAAGCTAATAGAAGGAAAATCAAAAGATGCATCTATGTCTGATAAAATATTGGAATTAAACAAAGATGTAGAATTATCAGGTGAGTGCGACCTTTGTGGAAAACAAATAACTAAATCAGAGGCCGATGCCATAAAGGAATCAAGAATACAAAAATTATCAGATTTAAAACAAAAACAATCTGAAATAAAATCAAAAATTTCAAAGCTATCAAAACTATTAAAGGAACAAGAGAAAATAGTTGAGGACGGTAATTCGGCTGAATTAGAAATAAGCAAATTAGAAACAAAGATATCAAAACTTCAATCTGATATAAATAACAAAATTACAGAAAATGAAAGAATTTCTATTGAATTATCAAAAATAGATGAGAAAAAATTTGAAAGAGAAATTGATTTACTCAAAATAAAGGCAGACGCAAATGGTAGAAAATTATTAAAAAAAGAAATTGATGATTTGGAATTACTATTAAAATCAACAAAATTATCTGGAAGTAATTTGAGCAAAGAATATGGCCATAAGCTTGGCAAAAAGGAAGAATTTGTTGCAAGTATATCTGCCCAAAAAGAAATACAATCTCAAATAGAAAGACTTAAATCCGAGTTTATTATATATGACAAATTAAAGAGTTATTTTGGCAAAGATGGAATTCAGTCAATTATAATAGAGAATGTTATAGGTGAGCTTGAAAACTATACAAATGAAACTCTTGAAAAGATTTGCAATGAACCCACATCTATTTCAATAAAGACGCAAAGACAAAATGAAAATGGGTCTTGGGCGGAAACCATTGAAATATCTACGAAAGTTGGACAAAGAACAGATGATTTTGAATCTTTGTGTGGCGGAGAGCAGTTTAGGATATCATTGGCAATAAGATTGGCTTTAAGTAGTATTTTGTCGAGTAGAATGGGCGGAAAGATTAAGTTTTTACTTTTAGATGAAGTAAGTTCAAGCCTTGATAATAAGGGATTGAGAATGTTTATGGACACAATAAAAGGATTGAGTAATGAGATGAAGGTTTTAGTAATAACCCATGATGACCGATTAAAAGATATGTTTGAGCATGTAATAATGGTTGATAAGGGACCAAGCGGCAGCAGAGTAACTATGTCGTAAATCTACTAATAAAGGATGATAATATGGGCATTCTATATCCATTTAAAAGAGTGTATGGGTTGATTGGCGCACCAAGAAGTGGCAAGGATTTGATAGCAAATTTTTTAGTGGAAACAAGAGGTTTCACCAAAATTGCCTTTGCTGACCAGATAAAGTTGGAGTTCGGTATTAGCGATGCCGACTTTGATGCAGCCAAATCAACTGGGTCCGACTTGGAATTAAGAAATAAGTTGTGGGATTTTAGTGCAGAAAAGAAAAAGAATGACCCAGAGTATTTTATAAGAACAGTTATTAATAAAATAAATGCCTTACAAGAGTCGGTGGTAGTTACAGATATAAGGACACAGGATGAATTGCGTGCATTTTACGGTGTCCCATTAGTAAGGCAAACAAGTGCTGGTAAATTATTTTTAGTCACAAAGAATGGGCAATATGTGGCAAGTTCTGGTCACATAGCGGGGTCAAAGATATTAGAAAGTGATTTGCAGGATTATTTTGACACTGGTAAATGCCAGCGTATAGTAAATAATGATAGCGGTTTGTGTGATTTTTACCAGCATCTTGATGAATTTTTCTTTATGCAGGATATTGTAAATTTATCAAACAAATTACAACTATTAAATTATTTGCGACAATTTAATATTACAAGAAAGACACAACAATGAAAAACATACTTTTAGACATAGATGGTGTCATTGCTGATTTTTATGTTGGGTTTGCACAACACTTAAATGAAAATCATGGTTGTTCTCTTGATTTAAATTCTGACCCATCAAGTTATTCTATTTCAGACTGGGGACGTGGTGTTTGTGACATCGGCAATATAGAAGAAACAATATTGGAATGGATTATGTCTGATGGAATGAGAAAATTACCAACAATTGGAGAAGCAAAAGAGTTCTTTGATAAACTTGAAAAATTGGGAAATGTTCATATAGTTACGGCCAGAGTGGGTGATTGGAAGCTTAAATTCAATGATAGTGTCGTCAATAAAATAAAAGACAACACTATTGGTTGGTTGAATGACAAGGGGATTTCAACAAAGAATTTAAATTTTGAACACGATAAAATTTCCTTTTGCAAAAATAACAAAATAAACATTATGATAGAGGATAAACTTTCCACGGCAATCGATGCAGCAAGGAACGGAATCAAATCTATTATAGTGGATAGAAAATATAATAAAAGCACAGTCAAAGAAGACGGAATGTATAGAGCGTTTTCCTTTGATGATATTTTAAGAAAAGTTGGTAAATCTAATGGCATCTGGTAAGTATATTTTAAAAGAAGATGAATTAATTTCGCTTGTAAATGAAGTTAAAAATAATGGCCCAGAAAAAACCTACGATAAACTAAAAGAAAAAATTAATTTGGTTGTGGATTTTGATGATAATCTTGATAGTATGCTAATGGATATGCATGATTCAGTATTGCAAAGGGCAAGAATATGCGCAGAGGATGATAAAAACATTGATACTTTATATTCAATTACGGTAATATTGAGAAGACTTGCGCACCAGATACATAGGGCCTACATAAAACGTGGTAAAGACAAAAGTAATAATAATTTTTTGCATGTAGCATAGGAAACTAAAATGGCAGTAGTCACACTAACATTTCAAGGGTCTGATGACGAGATAGTCTCTGGAATACCAAGATACATTTCCATAGAATCAAATGTCACTGCCACAATTTATTTTACAATTGATGGTTCAACGCCAACCACTAATTCACCAATATATACAGACACAATTAATGTTCCAACTAATCAAAACTCAATTACATTAAGTGCATTTGGGGTTGGGCTGGATGATGTTAGTGGTCCAATATTGACACAAGTATTTGCAACAGATGTTTCCAGAATTTCAATTACCAGAATGATTGGGATTGAAGGAATTATGTTAAATAGAGCAGATACTGGCGCTGACATACCAAATGATTATGATGCCGATGGATTACCTGGAAGATTTTTAGACATAGACCCCAGCAATTTAGATTTTTCGCCAGGAGATCGTGGGTTTAATGGAATAGCACCAGGAACACGAATAGAGGTCGGATTTCAAGATCCCACATCTACGCCGTCATTACTTGATGATGATATGGAAATTTCATCATCACCGGAAATAGGTGAATTCTTTAATCCAAATGCCAGAGTTATTTATATAGATAATAGAATACCAAATGATATTTTAATCATTCTTCGGCCATATGGATCACTGCACGACCCATATATAGAGTTTGGCGGCAAAAGAATATTAGAGTCATCAGAAGACGCAAATTATGTCAGCGGTGGATTTGTAAAAAGATTTTATAATCCTGTTAATAATACTATGGTATCGTATTATTTTGATCATAATGAAGCACGATATGTTAGAAATATACAGAATTTACCAAGCAATATTCCTAATAGAGAACAATACTCGCCCGGCAATCCACTGGTATTTAAGTGGGTTTATGGTGGAAGGCAGTCTAGCTTGTAAGGAAAACAATGGAAATTAATAAAGAAGAAGAAAATCCGTTACTAATAAAGTTATCAGCAAGTTCAAAGAAAACCTATCAACAATGTCCCCGAAAATATTTTTTCAACTATATAGAAAAAGCACCCAAGAAAACTTGGTTACACTTTGACATTGGGAATCTATGTCACAAAACACTTGAATTATTTCATTACAATTATATTAAAAATGGAACACACAAAATGTCCTTATCTGAAATGATGGGCGTGTCGTTCGCAGAGGCAAGGAAATCGTATCTGGATATGAGTAATGATAATTTAGAAGAAGTAAAGTCAATGTTATCAGATTATCTTGCATCAGTAAAAGAAAATGGAATGCCAAATGTTAAGGGAACTGAAATTGGTTTCAGCTTTAATATAGATAAAGATGTTTTAATGAGAGGGTTCATAGATAGGTTGGACATTATGAAGGATGGCAGGTTTCATATAGTTGATTACAAAACAACAAAAAATACTCAATATCTTGATGATTTTCAGTTGCTGGTTTATGGAATTTGGCTCAAAAAAGAGTATCCGACCATAGAGTCATTTAGAGGATCATATGTTTTATTAAAGCACAAATCCGCACTTAAAAGTTTTGATTTTAATTTGAGTGATGTTGATATAGTTCAAAATGAATTAATAGAATATGCATCAAAAATAAGAGAAGAAAATTCGTGGGTTCCAATTCCAAGCAGACTTTGTAATTGGTGCGATTTTTATGATATTTGCCCGGCTCAACAGCAGTGGTAGCCAGATTGGAAAAGTATGAAAGATTTTGAAATATTTAAGAACGATGATAATTGTCAAATTGGGTTTTCTGGTGTTGTTGCGGTTTATGATAGTGAAATTTATGTAGATACAAGAAGTGGAGTTGGATACGACGAAGTTATAAAAAAACTAAATCCACTTATATATAAATTTACAAAAAAATATTATATGAGTAAGAAAGATCTTGTAGAGGACATAAAACAAGATATAGTGTTAATTATTCTTGATGGAATAAAGAAATTTAATCCAGAAAAGGAAACAAAGTTATCTACATTTATAGAAATGTATGTTAATCAAAAATTAATAAAAAAGGTTAGGGATAATAATAGGGATTTTAGAAGTGCAACATCACTTAATATTAGTAAATATAAAATAATATGTAGGTGTGGTTTTAGGGATACTGTTAGTTTATCTCCGCAAGATATAAAAGATTATTGTTGTAGTGTTTGCGGGAAAAAGATTGAAAAAATTCCAAGGCGGATATCCGTTGGTGATATCAATGCATCAGATTTATCAAGCCCACTTTCATCTGATCAATCCTCTAATCCGCCACTGGATATGGATATATTTCAGGAGAAAAAAGACGACAGTGATATTTGTTTTGCAAATGATTTACAAAATTGGGTTAGTGATAAAGATGAAAAGTTAGCAAAAATTATATCTCTTTATTGTTTTAATGATTACTCAATTACTGCTGCGTCTAAATTAGTTGGAATAACAAGTCAAGGTGGAAACGGCAAGCTTAAAGATTTAAAGAAAAATAAAAAATTATTAGAAATTCTTGGTAGGTGAAAATGTCTAATTTGGTGAAAATTCTTATTAAGCAACAAAAAACTGATGCAAGAAAATCTATAGCAGCACAAAATAGAGAGATATCAAAAAGCAAAACATGTGCCCAATACATAATGTTTAAAGTAATTGCTGATGAGAAAAAATTTCTTGAGTATGATTTCTCCTCGGCAAAAAAAATAGAAGATGTAATGGATATAATACATTCCATTAGACATGCATCGGTAAATAGAAATTCTCATTACTTTAAGTGTGAATTATGTAAAAAAATATTGGCGCAGGTATCAACGCCACTGCCCGGAACTAATAAAGAATTAACAAAAGTTGATGACGATAAAATAAAAATACGATACGGTAATTTAATTGCAATATTAAGCAAAAATGTTGCAGACGAAATATCAAAGATGCAAGGCAAAAAAATGCCAAGCCAAAATGATATTACCAGGTGGGCACTAAAAGACGCAGTATTAGAATTTTACAAAGATTTTAATGAAGAAGAAAGTGCGATTGTCGTAAAAAATGTTGGAGACGATCGTCTTGATTTGAAATTCGAAGCCGATTTTGATGTTATTTATAAAAAATGGTTCGATCGGCTTGACAAGTTGCAGCGCCGAAACGATAAATACACATTGCAGATCGAGGAATTTGATCGGGCCCAAGAAGATTTGGAACAAGGAATGCGTGGTTCAAATTTTGAAAAACAATTGGATAGGTATAGAAAAGAGTTTATGGAACAATTAAATGCAATAAATGGAACTAATTAATAAAGGAAAGGATCGTATGACTAATTGTGTTGAGGTTGAAAAATTAAGTGAAATAAAGTATAAGATTAATATTTCTGTTCCATCCCAAGAGGTGGATAAAAAATTCGATGATTTTTTTAAGATAGCTGGAAAGAGTGCGCAAGTTCCTGGTTTTAGAAAAGGGAAAGCCCCATTGTCTTTTTTGAAGCAAACTTTCTATGAAAAGGCAAAACCAACTGTTGCGCAAGCCTTGGTTGGTGAATATTTTACCAAAGCAATACAAGAGAATTCCATTAATCCCGTTGGGAAGCCGGAAATGGATAGTAAATTTAACAACGGCAAATACCCAGGATTATTTGGATTTGATAATTCTTTTAGTGCAAGTCTTATTGTGGAAGTTTTACCAAAAATTGATCCAGCTGGTTATTTAGGAATGGAATTAGATTTGCCAAACATTGATTTAAATAAGATGGTAGAAGCAAAGGTATTGGAAAGCAGAGAGCAGTTTGCAGAGAGAAAGCAAATTTCTGATAGACCTGCCCAAACTGGAGACTCCGTAGTAATAGATTTTACCGGAATGATTGATGGAAAGCCGTTTGGTGGAGGGTCTGCGTCTGGCCATGTGATTAATTCGCTTGGTTCTGGAAGTTTGGTGTTTGGATTGGAGGCAGGAATAGTGGGAATGTCTTTAAATGAAACCAAAAATATCCCAGTGAAATTTCCTGATGATTATAGAATGAAGAATTTGGCTGGTCAGAATACAACATTTGATGTTACTCTGAAAAGCATAGTGGAAAAAAAGTTGTCAGAAGTAAATGTTGATTTAGCACTAATGTTGGGATTTACCTCTATTGAAGAAATGATGGAAAAATTTAAGTCTGATGCGCAGGAAAACAAAAGCGCTATGGAGCGGCAAGCACTTGACAAGACAATTGTAAATATGCTCATAGCAAAGAATGTTTTTGATGTTCCTTCGGCTCTTATAGATGATGAATTTAGGCGCATAATGACTATATCAAAAAATAAAGTTGAAGACTTGCAAAGCGATGTTATTGCAAGTATCAAGAAAATAGCAGAGACAAATGTTAAGCGTGCGGTGTTGTTTGATGCAATATACGAAAAAGAAAAGTCACTTGAGGTGACTCCAGAAGAATTAAACAAACTATTAGAACAACACTCAAAGGCAAACAATATGTCGAAGGATGATTTGGTTAGTAATTTATACAACTCAAATCAAATGGATAATTTTGTGGGTATTTTAAGAACATCAAAAGTTGTTGATTTTATTATCTCACAAGCAAAAAGAAAGGAAAATGTTTAATGGAAACAGCAAGTAAGCAATCGGTAACTGGATTTAAGGTAATCAATTTTCAAAGCAAAACAAGCAAGGATACAGAGAAGGTTCGTTTGGTTTTGGAGGCAGAAGTAGATACAATGGGAGCCGGCACATATGATGTTGGCGATATACTAAAGGCTTTGCTCCATCATCAAACCGGACAAATAGATGTTGGCCTATCCGTGTTTGTAAATTCTGCACTTCCATCATCGGAAGAAGACACCCCATAATATAATAGCATTAGTGTTTCGGCAGAGCAATGCTATTTGCCATTGCTCTGCACCCCACATACATGACAAAATTTTCAGACATCATTACACAAAAAACAACAAGCTGCTCAAAGTGTTTCTCGATGTTGTATGGCTTGCCGTGCCAAATAGACGCAGACATTGCAAACTTTTTAAAATCATTTGGTGGTCCAATTTATCCTTTGCAATCAGTGTCTTTGCTAAAAATAGACTCGACCGACGGATTTCATATAGAGGGAAGGCTTGGAGCAAAAGTTATAAAATTTGGAATGCCAAAAAAATACGAAAACAGTGATTTGGCAAAGCTTAAAAGAAAAATAGAATTTGAATTACAATTAAAAAAGTGGTTGGAAAAGAAATTAAATATAAAGATTGGATAGAAAAATGAAAGATTTGTTTGTTAATCTGCATTCGCATTCGGCGCAGGGAAGTTTGGCGGATAGCATGGTTACCGTTGATCAACTTTTCAATAGAGTAAAAGAATTAGGGCAAGAAGCAATTGCTCTGACAGACCATGGAACAATGGCAAGCGTTTTTGATGCACGAAAAGCTTCCAAGAAAACTGGAGTAAAATATATACCAGGATGCGAAATTTACTTTGTTAATGATGTATCAGATAAAAAAGGCAAAAGATATCACTTGGTTCTTTTAGCTAAAAATGAAACAGGATACAGAAATTTACTAAAATTAAATTATCTTGGGTTCAAGTCTGCTCATTATGTTCCTGTTATAAATAAAATATTTTCCGTTGTTGATTGGAATATGCTTGAAGAATATCATAATGGAATTATTTGTCTTACTGCTTGCAGCTCTGGACCAATTGCTCGTGCGTTGTTGGCAATTAAAGATAATAATCCAATCAATGAAGTAGAAAATTACTCTAATGCATTGGAAATAACAAAGAGACTCCAAAAAATATTTGGAGAAGATTTGTATCTTGAAATACAGCCACACGACCTAAAGGCTTATAGTAGAGACAGAAAAACAGGAGATGCATTACTGGACGCAAGTGGCAACCCAATAGTAAGTGTCGACCAACCATATATTAATAAAAAAATAATTCAAATATCAAAAGAATTAAATATACCATTAACTGCAACTTGTGATGTTCATTACTTAAACAAAGAAGATGCCAAGGCACACGATATGCTCATGGCGATAAATGAAAAGAAGCCACTTAATGATAAAAATAGACACCGATATGAGGTCGAAGAGTTTTACCTTAAGAGTAGCAGCGAAATATTAAATTACTTTACAAGTCGTTTTGATGAAAACATTGCACTCGAAGTATGCAACAATAGCATTATAATAGCAAATAAGTGCGAGGACTCTAAATACATAGACTCCGACAAAATAAGATTTCCTATTTTTGATGCATCAAAAGAAAAAGATTATGACAAGTTTTTGAGTTGGAATAAAAATCAATCTAATAAAACTTTGTCAGAGGACAAAGCATATATGAGATTTAAGTGCATAAATGCTTTTGGGAAAATGTATAGACACTTGAGCGAAGATGATAGGAAAATATACAAAGAAAGACTCACAGAAGAAATAAAGGTTTTTGAGGAAAAGAACTTTTGTTCTTACATGCTTATAACGTCCGACTTTATAAATAAGGCCAAAGAACACGGTGTCAGAATCGGTCCGGGTAGGGGATCGGTCGGAGGATCTCTTGTCGGTAATTTACTTGGCATTCATGAATTAGATCCAATACAATATGGTTTATTGTTTGAGAGATTCATTAATAGAGAGAAGGTTGCATTTCCTGACATAGACACTGACTTTAGCCCGGACGGAAGAGAATGGGTAGAGCAATATGTTATAAAGAAATATGGAGAATTGAATGTCGCTCATGTTTCAAATTTTTCAAAAATTACTCCAAAGGTTGTATTAAAAGATATAGCTCGCTCATTGGAAATAGGCGGCGGCAAGAGTGAAGCATTTAAAATTGCAAATGATATCACTGACTCTATTTCAATTGATTCAAAAACATTTGATAATGCTTTGCAGGAATCAGCGAGCTTGAGGAAAATTTGCGTTGAATACCCAGACATAGAAAAATATGGCAGAAAATTAGTTGGATTGGAAAAAACATTTGCAACTCATGCTGCTGGAATTGTCATAAGTGATATAGATTTATCAACTTATATTCCGTTACGATATGATAAAGATGGGATATTGGCAACGCAATATGAAAAGGAAAGATGCGAAAAGGTTGGTTTGATAAAAATGGATTTCCTTGGATTAGAGCATCTTAAAATAATTGATGGCGTTATAGCTAATTCCAAGAAATTAGGTCTTGATTGTCCGGACACAGTTGATTTGGCTCCTTTCGACGATAAGGGCGTTTGGGATATGATTTCAAGAGGAAAGACATCTTGCGTTTTTCAAATGGGTTCAACTCATATGCAGGCAATGTGCAAGAGAATTAGACCAAGGAATATAGAAGATTTAAGTTTAGTTAATGCCTTGGGTCGTCCATCAGCAGCAAAGAGTAGAGACTTATATATAGCAAGAAGAGATGGAAATAAAAAAGTATCATATAAATATGATTTTTTGGAAAAAGCATTTAAAGAAACACTTGGTATTTGCGTGTATGAAGAACAGCTGCTTAAATTAGCAAGATACGCTGCTGGTTGGAGCTTAAATAAGGCCGATGGTTTGAGAAAACTAACAAAGCTAAAAGGCAAAGACCCAAAAATGGCAGCACAATTAGAGGGTGATTTTATAAATGATACTGTTGCTAATAGTGGATTAACCAATGAACAAGCCAAAGAAATTTGGAAAGATATAATAGAACCATTTGCCGGATATGGGTTTAATAAAGCACATGGAATATTTTATAGTTTAAATGGATATCATACGGCGTATTATAAACATCATTATCCAGCTCCATTTATGGCTGCTGTTCTAAAATCAGAGGTAGAGAAAACATCTTCAAATGCAGAAAAAATGAAAGAGTATAAGCAAGAAGCACAAAGAATGGGTATAAAGATTATAGCTCCTGATATAAATTTTAGCGAACATTCTTTTTCAGTGCGCGACCAAAAAACAATAGTCATGGGTTTTGGAACAGTTAAGGGCGTAGGAGATAAAGCAATTGAGAATATTTTAGAGGTAAGGTCTGTTGGTCCATTTACATCATTTGCCGATTTCTTGCATAGAACAAATTCAAGAGTTGTTCAAAAGAAGGTAATACAATCACTTGCGCAGGCCGGATGTTTTGATTCACTTGGTGTTTCTCGCCGTGGAGCATTTTTATATTACGCCGAAATAAGAACAAAGACAGCAAAACATATAGAAAAATTGGCAGATAAAAATAATGTTTTGGATGTTCTTAAAAACTTGAAAATTGAAAACACTATTTCGGATTTTCATGACGAGTGGAATAAGAAAGAAATTTTGAATGGAGAAATGTTGTCCTTGGGAGAATATTTATCTGGCGGAATAAATGACATATATAATGAATTTTTTACTAATCAGGGAACAGCTTTAAGTAGAATAAAAAATATGGCTGATGGCGCATCTGTAAGGATTGAAGTAGTTGTTGATGGTATATCTGAACAAAAAACAAAAACAGGCAAAAGTAAAGGACAAAGTTATGGTAATTGTTCAATTGTAGATAAAAATGGAGATGCATCAACTATGAAAATTTGGTCAAATGTATGGAACAAAGTAAGAGATGAAATTAAAGTAGGAAGACCAATAAGAGCTGTTTGTAAAATAAACTCTTATAATGGAAATAATACACTTGTATTAAATTCGTTAGAAAAGGTAGGTTAATCATGAAGTGTGAAAATTGCGGAGTTTTAATTAATCCAGATTTTGGGTTTGCGATAAAAAATAATCAATGTCCTGCGTGTGGCAAAAACATTATGAGCAAAGAAAAGGCCATTGCGGTTTCTGACTTAAAGAGCCTTCTTGCGGAAAATATAAAAGGAATTGACATAGACCCCATTGTTTCGCTGGTGGTGGCCAATTTCGACATCAAACTAATTTCAAAAAACGGGTTGCAAAAGCCGGTCGCGCAGGATAAGATTGACGATGCCGGTTCGCCACCAGAAAAAGACGACCCGGATGCCGAATTCAAACAAAAACAAAAAAAGGAAGCGCAGGCAATATTAAGGAAATTGAGAGACGAAGCACTCAACGGCGCTCTACACGACAGATATGGGTTTGAAGAAGATGGAGCTGGTGTTTCAATTGATATAGGCGTGAATGACGGAGAAAGCACATTTGAGGTGGCAGAAAGAATTAAGAAAGAACAAAAAAGAGATGCAGTTCTTAGTGGCGGCGGTTCATTTAAGAGGTCCGAGTGATTAAGGGAATAGGCCATAAAAAAGTAGAAATCACTAACGAAGAGTATTTGTATTACTTGGAATTGGTGAAAAGATACTCTAATGAAACACATAGTGGTGAGGATTATTTTGTTGATTTGTTTCAAACCGATAAATCAAATAATATATCTGTTATTACACCAACAAATAATGTTCCTTGGGTTATTTTATTCTTTGTCCAAAATCTTATGATTAATCAGCGTTTAAGAATAAATGACTCAAAGATTGATGAACTTGAAAGGAAAATTGATGGCAGGAAATAGTTTAACAGTAAAAGAATTACTTAATCCTGGTGAAAAATTCGATCCCATGAATATAGACACCAGCGAAATAAAGGCATTATCTAATGCGTTGCCACAAGATGGAAATATAGATACCAATAACGCAGAAGTGATGGCAACAAAATACTTACGCGGCGCCGATATCTGCGCGGAGCTAACAGCAATTGCTCTTGCTTATGTCCAAAAGACCAGCTCAAATATGAAGATGGAATATAGTCAAGCAGCTTTGGTGAGGTCAGAGGATTATTTTACTACAAAAAATGGTGGTAAAAAACCAGCAAAAATAACAGATAAAATGAGAACACTTTATGCGGAAATGGACGAAGAGTATCTTGCCGCTTGCCAAAAGCATGACGAGGCCATGGCGTTTGCAAAATGGGTGAATGGAAAATATGATAGTTTCAATAAAATGCACTATCACTGCAAACAAGCTCTTTCTCGCGGGTATGATCATGAACGAATATCGGGCTGGGAAAGAGATATAACGGGAAATCAGGAAAGCGGAGAGTGTAGTTTATCGGTAAATAAAAGCACAGACGACGATGATTCTGGTTGGTAATACTTGACTTTTTTGTAAAATCAAGTATAATAATAAATGTCCGCCGGCAATTTTTAGTTTAGATAAAGCCAAAGGACAATTAACAAAGGAGTATTAAAAATGAGTACAAAGGTAGTCGGAAAATTGGATGATTGGAATGACGCGGATTTAGGTGGCAGCGACTTTATGAATCTCGAAGAAGGTTCAAATCAGGTTCGTATTGTTGGCAAGGCACATCAGTTTTATATACACTGGACAAAGGATGAGACTGGTGCAAATCGTAAGGTTCACTGCGCCCTTGATGGTTGCCCTCTCTGCCAGAAGGGAGAGCGAGCACAACCACGATGGTTTGTGACAGTCATTAATCGTAAAACCAATAAGTGTGCTATATTAGAAATTGGTTCTCAAATCTATAAGAGTATTCTCAATTTGTTTAAAAAGGAAAAGTGGGGTGATCCAAGACAGTATGATTTGGATATTGAGCGCCAACCAAAGGGCTCACAACCATTATATGTTGTTTCCCCCAATCCAAAGGAAGCACTCTCAGATGATGAGAAGGGGCTTGTTAAGGAGTTCAATACAAGAGTTGATTTGGTTAAGATGGCCGTTCCAGCAACTGTAGAGGAAATTTGTGAGAAGCTGGGATTATCTGCGCCAAAGGCAAAGCCAGCAGTAAGCAATAGTTTTGATGAGGCTGAGCCAGTCGCAACAGAAGAAAGCGGCAGCGATGACGACTTCAATTTTGATGGTTAATATGTAATTAGCGTGAGTAATAAAATCCAGGATGACTTAATTGTTATTCCTGGATTTTATTGTTTTATAGTCATTTCAAACAATGTTAATTCTTGCCTTAGATGTTAGTAGTAAATCAACCGGATGGTCCGTCATTCTGGATGGTAAATTGACAGACGGATACGGACTTATTTCCCCAAACAAAAAATTTTCTCAGGGGGCCAAGTTATCGTTTTTTAGAGAACAAATTAAAACACTGTATTATAAATATAATCCAGATTTGGTAATCGTTGAAAACATATTTTGCGGAATTAATAAAATATCCTTTCGTTGTTTGGCAGAATTTCGCGGAGTTGCATTCCAAACATTATTTGAGATAACTGGACGTGACCCATACAGCATAATGGCAGTCGAGGCAAGAAAAATTATGGGAGTTGGGACAAAAAAAGAAGATGCGTTTAGTGGTATCGTAAATAAATATAACTTGATTGGTTTTGATTTTGAGAAAGACAATGACATAGTGGATTCATTTTGTCTTGGTCTCGCGTACCAAAAAATACTCGACGGCGCTCAAATAATGCCAGTAATAAGGTCTAAAAAGAGAAGAACAAAACAATCTACCCGCAGAGATAAGAGTGTTTTGGGTGGAAGAAAAACTAAGAAAAAAAGAAAGACAAAGAAATGAATAATCCTTATGAAGTTCTTGGGGTTGAAAAAGACGCGAGCCAAGCCGACATAAAAAAGGCTTACAGGACTCTCGCAAAACAAACACACCCCGACGTAAACCAAAATGATCCGGTAGCGGAAGAAAAATTTAAAGATATTTCGGCCGCATATGATATTTTGGGTGATCCAGAAAAAAGAAAAAACTTTGATACCTTTGGCAGCGTTGATGGCCGAGGCCCAGACAATGGATTTAATCCGTTTGATTTTGTTATGAATGATATTTTTGGTGGCAGGAAAAGATCAACAACCGGACAGCACATTACAAAGAAAATATCAATTAGTTTTATGGAATCAGCTCTTGGGTGTGAGAAAAAAATTTCAGTAGAATATCCGCATCAATGCAAATCATGTAAAGGAAATGGATCAAAGGACGGGACTAATACTAAAACATGTGTAACTTGCAATGGATTTGGAAAAATAGAACAAAGTCATGGGTTTATGCAAATAATAAATAGGTGTCCGACTTGCAATGGTTCTGGAAACATGATTACAGAAAAGTGCTTAGATTGTTCTGGCAAAGGCATAGTATTTAACACGGAGACACTTAAAGTAAAGTTTCCGGCCGGAATCAGTACTGGAAACTCAATAAGGTTGGCAAAAAAAGGTATGCCAAGTGATGTGGGTGGAACTAACGGAGATTTGTTTTTAAATGTGTTTGTTGAGCCTCACCCGAAGTTTAAACATGACGGAGCTAATGTTTTTTCTTTTGAGAACATTAGCTATTTGCAGGCAATTTTGGGTGAAAAAATAGATATTCAAACAATACACGGTGACATAAAATTAACAATTCCCTCATACACTCAGCCAAATAGTGTATTGAGGGTTGCTGGTAAGGGAATTATAAATGGAAATAATTGTGGAGATCATATTGTTGTTATTAATATAACTATACCAAAAAATATTTCACAGGAAGAGGAAAATCTTTTAAAACAATTAAAAGAAATAAAAAATTAACGAGGCACACATGCACAAAAAGTTTCTTGCACTGATTATGCTAATTTCTGCTTTTTCTTGGTCTTGTCAGGATAAAAATAAATTGACAGTTGGAGAACAGATTTCAGAAACCATTGTGTATGTGAATCAATCATCAGGAGTCATTGTATATTCCGATGAAGAACGATCATTGGTTTTAACAGCATATCATGTAATAGCAGATAATTGCGATTCAAGCGGTAGTTGCAATACAGACGAAATAAAAGTATCCATAGTGTATCCAATTTTTTTGGACAAAGAAACAAAAATAAGAGCAAGAGAGATAATGGAGAAAAATGGAACCAGTGAAGATATTATTAATTTAATATTGGATAATGAGTTTATTCAAATACCAGAGTTTTTTAGTGTTGTTCAATCCGAAGTAGACCCATCCCACGACTTGGCTATATTGGAAATAAAAACTTCGTTAAATTTTCGTTTCTCTAATCTTTCCAAAAAAGAATGCAAGGTTGGAGACGATGTTTATCTTGCTGGTAATCCAAATAGATTATTCAGAACAATATTAAAGGGAACCGTTGGGTCTATTGATAGGTTTATAGATAATACCGAGTCAATACAAATCAGTGGCGGAACAATATTCGGTAGCAGTGGCGGTGGAGTTTTTAATCTTGATGGGGAATTAATTGGAATAATTCAATCCGTAAGGGCATTGGTTACGCCTTATTGTTATGGCGAGTGGAATGAAGATGGAGATTTTGTTAAAAGGACGTGCGTTGAGTTGCCAGTTGAGTTTTTGGGTTTTGCTGCAAAAGAAAAAGTAATTATCGACTTTCTATCTGAAAGTCGATTTTGTTTGTATTTTAAAATTTGTAAATAAAAAAGAAAGGTTAGCTAACTGCACATAATCTGCTAATATCTTCCAACATAGTATGCCACTACATAGGAGGTATTTTCATGTTCGTGCCGCTTAGAAAAGCGGTTGAATTAACGGGTCTACACCCAAACACTTTAAGGAAATATGCAGACCAAAACAAAATCAAAGCAGTCAGAACTCCCTGCGGGAACCGGTTGTTCGACACCGATTCACTTCCGGGCCAACAGGCTCAGCGATCAGCCACAGTCTGCTATTGTAGAGTTAGTTCAACCAAACAAAAATCAGGTCTCGCTAGACAAGTTGTTGAACTTAGAACCCAATTCCCCCAAGCAGACATCATCCAAGATGTGGGATCCGAGCTCAACTTCAAAAGAAAAGGGCTTAGGTCCTTATTGGACCGATTGCTTCAAGGAGATCGTATCACACTTATCGTGGCTCGCAGAGACCGGCTCTGCCGGTTTGGATTCGAGTTGCTTGAGTATTTGGTCACCAAAAACGGTGGAGAAATCATGGTTCTCGACCAACCTGAAACAAGTCCGCAATCAGAATTGGTTCAAGACTTGTTGTCAATCATACTTGAGTTCTCTCGCAGAGTCCCAGGACTCCACAGATACTACGATGATATCAAAAAAGATACGACTGTTACCAACTCAACAACAGAAACAGCAACTTAATTCGTGGATAAACGGTTTTCGTTTTGTTTATAATCAGTCTTTGGAGTATGCACAGAAGCAAACAACTACTCCATCGTGGTTTAAAACTAAAAAGCAGTTGTTAGATCAGTTACCCTCTTGGACTAAACAAATTCCCTATCAAATTAAATCAATTGCTATAAAGGAAGCATTTGATAACCTAAGACAACGGAAAAAACAAGCAAAATTTAAACACACTAAATTTAAGATGCACTTTAAGTCTAAGAAGGAACCACAACAATCGTGTTATTTGCCTAAGTCTGCGGTTTTGACAAAGGGAATTTATCCAAGGTTGCTGGGGAAACTTAAATACACAGAATCACTGCCATCCAATATTGGTGACTCTCGTTTAGTTTACGTTTACGGGAAATTTTACTTAACTATACCAACAACAAAGCAACGGTCTTTAACCGAGAACCAAGGCAGAATCGTTGCTCTCGATCCAGGTATAAGAAAGTTTATTACTTTCGTAAGTCATGACAGTGCGGGTTGCTTGGCAACCCATGACATAGGTAGGATTTATAGATTATGTTTTTATTTAGACCAATTAGTTTCCAAGACAAGCAAGGCCAAGTCTAAACAAAAACATAATTTACGAAAAGCAGCAAACCGTATTCGTGAAAAAATTAAAAACTTAATAGATGAACTACACAACAAAGTTGCCTATTTTCTTGTTAATAATTTTGACCTAATTTTACTACCAACTTTTGAAACACAACAAATGGTTTCCAAAGCACATCGTAAAATAGGATCAAAATCAGCCAGGGCCATGATGACTTTCAGTCACTATAAATTTAAGCAGAAACTAAAACACAAAGCCTTTGAATACGGGAAAGTAGTAGTTGATGTTTGTGAAGCCTATACTAGTAAAACCAATAATTTTACTGGCGTGGTGGATAAAAAATTAGGCGGAAAAGAATACGTATTAGTTGGTGGGAAAAAAGTGGATCGAGATATAAATGGAGCCTTGGGTATTTTACTTATGGCATTGGGAGATACACCCTATTTGGACAATTCAGTCCACAATTGCACTGCTAATCATTATTAGCAGAAAGGTATCGGAATAATTAATGAGTAAAAGTATGGCAGATATTTGGAAGACTATAGAAAAGCAACATGGTCCTGAGGGATTGTATGTTGGCAATACGGACATGACAACATATTCTGGGGCCATTCCTACCGGCAGTTATGGTTTGGACGACGCCCTGGGTATTTGGGGTCTTCCAAAAGGACACATGGTTCAGTTTGCGGGGTTTGAGCAATCCGGGAAAACACTGATGGCTCTTTCTGCTATCGCACAGTGGCAAAAACAAGGTTCATCTAACTGGGCCATGTTTATCGACGCAGAATTTACCTACACAAAAGAGTGGGCAGAGATGCTGGGAGTTGATACTTCCAGACTTTATGTTTATAGAGAAAATAAGGGACCAGAAATTTTTGCTCGTTTGACTGGTATTCCCGGTAAACCAAATTTGCAAGGCGTGATTAAAAAGGTTAAGCCCGGCATTTTGGATCTTGAAATAGAAAACGGCGGAACTGGATTAGGTATTATTGTTCTTGACAGCGTTCCAGCCGTATTAGTGCCCATGGAAGAAGCCAGTGCGCCTGGAAAACAAAATATGGCTCTAATGGCTCGTTTTCTTCCGCCTGAGCTACGAAAGCTTACACCACTATTGACAAAAACCGGTGTGTTGTTTATTGCAATAAACCAATTACGTTTTACGCCTGGGGTTATGTATGGAGATCCTACTATGTCTCCTGGTGGTCAAGCATTAAAACATGCTTGTGCACAGATTATTAATTTTGGACGTATGAAAGGAAAAGACTCGAAGATTGAAGAGGGAGAGGAACAAACAGGTCATCACATCATGGCCAAAATCGATAAGAACAAAAAAGCTCCGCCGTTTCGTAAAGCAACTTTTGGTATTAAATACACAGAAGGTGTGGTAGAGCAAAACATAGAAATTCGTGACCTCGGAGCAAAATATGGTGTAATTCTTCGTCCCAACAATAGAATTTGGGAGCTGGATGGCATAAAATATAGTGGTAAAGATGATATTGCCGAAGCCCTGAAAGAGGAAACCTTACAGCAGTCTGTGTTGGAACGAGTTAAAGAAGCTAAGAAAAACTGTATTCATCTAGTTAATGTTGATGACGAAACCGAAACCGAAGAAGAGATGGACCAAGAACAAGAATTGTTGGATGCGGAATCTACACAAGAATTGGAATGATGTTGGGAATATTATTGCATGTGGGATAAAATGAAAATTTGTGGACATTGTAAATTTGAAAAACCAAACTGTGAGTTTAATAAAAACAAACGCACAAAAGATAAATTAAGTAGTTGGTGTAAATCTTGCACAAAACAGTATCAAGTAAATAACAAAGATAAGATTGTGGCAAGAAAAAAACTATACTATAAAAACAATAGAGAAACGATATTGGAAAAAGATAAATATTATAGAGAAAACAATAAAGAAAAAACTGCAGCATGTCGCAGTAAATATTATGAAAACAATAAAAAAGAAATATTAATTAATAAAAAACAATATTATGAAAATAATAAAGAATCGCTTTTAGAACAAGCTGCGGAATATTATGAAAATAATAAAGACAAAGTTCTAGAAAAAAGAAAACAAGATTATAAAGATACCAAAGACGAGACGCTTATAGAAAGAAAACTATATTACGAAAACAATAAGGAAAAAATATTAGAAGATGTTAAAAAATATAGTAATACGCCAGATGGCAGAGAAAAAATAAAACAGCGCCGAAAAAAGCGTCGTTCAACAGATATCAAACATAAATTGTCTCGTAGTCTAATACATCGTTTATATAAAGCACTCAAAGGAAACTATAAATCTGGCTCCGCTGTTCGCGACTTAGGGTGTTCCATTGGCGAACTAAAAATGCGTTTAGAAAGACAGTTTGAGCCAGGAATGACTTGGGAGAATTATGGAGAGTGGCACATAGATCATATAATACCGATTTCTAGTTTCAACCTAACCGATAGAATGGAGTTTTTGGAAGCTTGCAATTGGTGCAACCTGCAGCCGCTTTGGGCTGCCGATAATATAAAGAAATCTAATAAATTAATATAAAGGATAAATAATATGCTAATTACGTGTAATAATCGTGGATGTTTAAAAAGCTCTGATGCACTTTTGGATGTAAAGACAGATAAGGTTATTTGTGGGGAATGTAAGAGAGAAATAACCAATGTATCTGTCATGATGAAGAAAACACTAAAAAGTTTTGGACAAATTATTAGAGAGACAAAAAAGGCTTTTATGCTTGCGTGTAAGAGCTGCAATGCCAATAGGGAAATAGTTCTTGATCAGAAGGGAAATACTTTATGCAAGACTTGTCATAGTCCAATAAAAATTCATCCAGCATTTAAGATCGCAATAGAAGAGTCTGGTGGACTTGAGAAAATAATACTAGAGGACGATAAAAAATAAGAAAGAAATATCAAACAATGAGCGAATTTTATAAGAAATTAGCCGACGTTTGTCATAATATACTGCTTGATGACATTGGGTTGTGGTCGTATTTAAAGAAAGAAAGAAAAATGACAAACAAAACAATAAAAGAATTTGGAATTGGTGCATTTCCATCGGACCTAAGAAGATTGTTTAATGAGTTTTCCCTTGATCCAGTGGAATTGAGAGAGAATGGAATAATTTGGAATGCAGAACATAGTCAGTTTAAACTGTATCCAATAGTGATTCCAATCACCGATATACATGGTTCTCCGATAGCGATAGGTTGCAGAACACTAATTAGTGAAAGTGAAAGAAAAGACATAGGATTGCCAAAGTATAAAAATAGTGTTTATAAAAAAACATCTAATCTTTTTGCGCTAAATAAATCATATCAAAGTATAAGAAAAAACAATCTAGCAATTGTTGTTGAGGGATATTTTGATGCGATTAGTGCCCACCAAAATAAGATTACCAATGTTGTTGCAACTTGTGGAACAATGTTTGGTAAAAAACAATTAGCAATACTATCCAGATATACTAATAATATATGCTTATTATTTGACAATGATGCGCCAGGGAGAACTAGTGCCATAAAGGCAGAGAAAAACTTAAAGGATATAGATGGGGCTAAAATCTTTTTAAGATTCACACCAGATGGTTATAAAGATTTAGATGAATTCTTGCGAAATGGCGGAGATTATAATACGCTATTTAAAGACTCTAATGTTTGAGGAAATTTAATGCCGAAAAATTTTGTATGCAGTGGATCTGGAGACGCAGATGTTTCTGGAAATTATATAGAAATAAGTATAGATCCAAATGTTTTAAATAATTTCTCAAATGAAGACGGAATGTCAGCATTTCTTTCATCACAATCATGTTCTGAGGAATTTAAATTATTAAAGGCAGAACTGTTACAGGAAGTTTTACTGATAATAGAAATGTGTCTTACCAAAAAACAGAAAGAGGTTATGAAAATGACATTTGTTGATGGTATGACACAGAATGAGATAGCGTCTGAACTTGGAAAGCATCAAACCACTATACATAAACTTTTGTATGGAAATTTGGACTACAATAATAAGAGAAGGCGTTATGGTGGTGCAATGAAAAAAATTAGAAAAATGTGCGCAAATAGTAAAAAAATACAAGAAATACTTACAAAAATGAAACAACAGGTTGAATAAATATGGGAAGAAAGAAAATAATATTGGATCCGGATAAGCTTACCAATAGTTACAAACAACTTTTATCAATTAATAAAGTTGCCTTAGAGTTAAATACTACACCATTTATTGTGCGAGAGAGATTAATTGAACTTGGGGTTAGACTGGTAAATCCAGGCGGTCAACATAAATATTCGTGTAACGATGATTTTTTCTCAACTGATACTCCGGAATCTTTTTATTGGGCTGGGTATATGGCCGCAGATGGATGCGTGTCTCAATCATACCGTAATGGTAAAGTGGTGTCTGTATCAAGTATAGACATAGAACATATGGAAAAATTTAAAAAATGTGTTGAATATGATGGACCAGTAAGAATAGATACTAATTTAAATGAAATAAATAAGACCAAAACTATAAAAAGTACGAAACCATTTTCTGGCATTGGAATTCATTCTGAAAAAATGTTTTATAATTTGGCTAGATTTGGAGTAATTCCTAATAAATCATTGATATATGTTTTCCCAGATTGGCTTAAGCAACATGCACTGGTTAATCATTTTATTCGAGGCTGCACCGACGGAGATGGTTGCTGGTCTGAATTAAAACCGCGCGGCGGTGGAAGAACCAGAGATATATTGACATATCATTTATGTGGAACAAATAGTATGGTTGAATCAGTTAGGGAAGTTTTTAGTAAAAATTGTGGACGAAAAATTACTCAAAAAATATATAAAAATAAAAATATTTTTTGCTTATCGTATTGTGGTAATGTTCAAGCCAAGGCAATAAGGGATTTCCTTTACGCCGGCGCAAATCAAAATATTTGGTTGAACCGCAAGCACAATATAGTATATAATGATTGGATAGATGTTTTGTCAGAGTATGCAATGGTTTCGGTAATAGGAACTAATGCGAAAACAAATGAGATAGTTGAGTTTAATGGTATGATGGAAGCGGAGCGACACGGATTTAATCATTGCGGAATATCAGAATGTTGCTCCGGGAAAAGAAAGTTACATCATGGTTACAGTTGGAAATTTAACAAAAGGAGTTGTGTTTAATGAAGGTAATGCTCATCAATGAGTCTGGAGAAAGAGTTGGGGAAGTTCTTATAGAGGAAGCAGAAAGGCAAGCAAAACTAGCGGGAAAACAGTTGGCGATGGTTGCCCAAAATGTATATAGAATAGTTGAAATAGGCAAACTAAAATACGAAAAAAACCAAAAGCAACGCCAAAGCCGCGTACAAAAAAGGCAGCACAAGATAAAGGAAATAAAATTGGGAGTAGCAATAGAAACACACGACATAGAAGTAAAAGCAAATCATATACGAGAATTTCTTGAAAAGGGCCTTAAAACAAAGATTACTGTTCAGTTTAAGGGGCGACAAATGGCTTTTCAGGAAATAGGCTTTCAGAAGTTGAATCTATTAATTAAACCATTTCTTGATAATGGCTTAGCAACACTTGATAAAGAACCAAAAATGGATGGTAAAAACCTGATAGCTTTTCTCATTCCAACCCGCCGAAGTTAATCTCACCACTTATACAGTAATCGTATAATTTTCTAAAAATCAAAACAAAAATACCATCTTTCTATCAATATTTTGAACTTATAATGTTAGGTGTGGTCTATTCTGACTACACCACATTATTTATGTGGGGTTATATTAAATGGACACTCTTGATTGGACCCAGTTGGCCGGAAATGTTAATAAAGATGCAAATAAAATAGAATATGAACCAAACAAAGGTTTGTTTAGAAAAATAGCATTTGATGTATTTCAACTAAATTCTGCGCCCGTTGAGTCTCTTTGGACACTCGAAAGTAGCGATGACGGAACACAGTATTTGGTCGCAATGTATGCCGATGATGACACTGAGACACTAGAAGCAAAAGGTGACTGGAACGCAATTATGTGCAAAAATGCTAGCAGTGTCACACTAACCTATAAAGAAACACCATTATACAAGTTTGCTTCATCTGATTATGGTTTTATTGAGTCAGATGCTCATATTTTTCAGAGAAGTCTTATAGAAAAATTTAGTTCAGATAAAGCATTTGTGTCATTATTTTTGAAAGCACAGCCCAAAAATAAACTATCGGAAATATTAAATAAATTCCCAGAACTCAAAGATTTTGTATAATAAACTAATGGCCGCCTGGTCGGTCTAATTTTTGGAGGAGAATGTAACATGACTAGCAATATAAATATTGGCGAGCTTGCTCGAATCGCCAAGGAAGCGCTTGATGCAAGAACCAATGGACAAGAGTTCATGCTCAACGATGTATATAATGTTACTCGTGCTGCCTATGAGCGTCACCCAGAAGATCACGTAATAAGGCATGTTGCTGCAACAATAGAGAGAATGTATGAAAGATCAAAGGTTGGCGCAACAATAAACCAGTCCGAGATATCCAAAATATATAATCATTTCGCTAGTTTATCTGGTAATTCGAATTTTAAGAGTGTTCTTGGCCACTTGTTGCTTGGAGACGTAATAAAAAAATCCTCCCCAGATTACGATAAAATCAATAAAACAGCCCAAGAAGATTTATCTATAGACACACAAGACGTAAGAGATGCATCGGCAGCAATACAGACCATGTTTGTTGACACCACAAATAATGTATATGATAAGAAAATTGCATCTGACGGAGTAAAAATTGTTTCTGCTGAGCTTCGAGCACTCGGCGTTCCATTTCACTCTGTTTCAGTTGTTGGTGGGGATAATAAACTATTGGTTTATTCCTCGCAATTTGATACGAGGAAAGGTCCATTACAAGTTGCAATACCAGTGGAGATTAAAAATAATCAAGTTTTATTTCCAACAAAGTTCGTAGAGAATGGGCAATTAACTGATCTCACGACTAACAACATACGAAAACATATAGATAGGTTTGCAGAAAACAATGAGTTCTATGTAGATAGACAATTTCCAGAAAGTAAACCAGATATTAACACGCACAGTGACGTTGAAATGCCAAAGTCACTGGAACATTTGGCAAGAGACTTTGAAGATAGCGTAATAGAGGCAGCAAGCTCCTTTGGTCTTGGGTCAATTCAGTGTGGAAAGGAAATGGTTGGAAGAGAATTAAGGTCCGCTGGATTTAAGAATGCTCAGGTCAAATTTGGAAGCGAGAGCGCGGACTCGGTTGTGTATTTAGCGTCCATACCAACGCCTAAGGGCGCAGTCGAAATAGAAGTTCCGGTTGAGATGATTGCAACAGCTGAAAATAAGTTTTCTCCACTAATTCCAACGTATTTTGCTTATGATGGAATAATAGAGGATTTTACGGCAGCAAAACTTCAGAGATTTGCAATTAATCTACCAACACCATCAACTGAGAACAAAATTTATAGATCAGCGTTCGCATACATGACACTCCCAGAATTAAAAGATGAGATTTTAAAGGCGGCTAGCGCAAACGATTATGTGAGTTGTGAAGCGGCATTATCAGAGATCGAAGAAAAGTTTTCAGAAGAAGATTTTAAAAATGCAGTCGCAGACTACCACTATATATTGATGCATAAGACACATTCTGAGCACTCTGAGATGCAAAAATGCAGCAGAATGATTCCTGCTGGTAAGGGGTCTATATATCCCAGATGCGGCCATTACCTTGTTGCGATGAACAAAGTTGTGGTTGATGAGAACGGAAATTGTCATCTAAAGTCATCAATTGAGCGAGAAAAATTAAACCCGGCAGAAGACGGTGGTGCAGCCATAAGCACATCAAAGATTTTTATGGCATAATATATAATAATAGGAATATATAAAAAAATGGCACTTAATATCAATGAACTAGTGTTATTGTCTGAAACACTATCAAAAAGTGGCAAAATAAAGCAGGCAAAGACTATAGAAGGCATGATTGATAAATTATCAGCCGAATGGGACACAATGGATCCAGAAAAACAAAAAAGTTGGGTAGAGAGGCAGGACTGGCACACAAATCCCATCGAATACATAAATCGTCCCGAGAAAAAACCAGAGCCACCGACATCTGGTGTTTCAACAAAAAACGAAGACGAAACGAGTATTGATGAGGATAAAATTAATGAAAAGGCACTAGAAGATGCCAATAAAGAGTTTAGTAAATTTTTATCTTATCTTGATTCTAGCGGCATATCTCCTCAATCGTTTTTTGATACCGTTCATGGGTCTGGTGGAATTATATTGCGCAACAATCCAGAAACAAACAAACCAGAGGTGGTGAAAGATTTTCCAGAAGATAATGAAATAGACTCTTCGGCCGCAATTAATAAAAATGATGTATTATATAAACTTGCAGAAATGGCAGACAGATTAGATTCTATTGGGGCAACAAAAGAGGCAAATCTTATAGATAATTTCATATCAAAACACGCATCGGGTCCTGTAGTATTAAAGAGTGCAGACGACCAAGAAAAAAAGTATGATGCAAAATATCATCATTCGTTGCAGGTTAGAGAACCAAAAAATAAGGATAAAAAAGAAACAAAACATAGTGTCAAAAACTATGAAGGCGGGCACGGATGCAGCACACTTAGCACAAGATACTGCCCAGAACATCCTGGGGTTATGCTCGGAAGAATAGGCGAGCTTACATATCAGTGTTCTCTAGATGGCCATGTTTACAACTACGAAGCAGGCTGGGTTGATGCCGATGGGACAAATCACCCAGGAGGATCTGTTGCTGGCCAGACACCGGACTCTACCGGATATGATACGCCACACAGAGTATTTGATAGTAGAGAGAATACATTAAATAGGGGAAAATAAACAATGTATAGTATTGATGAACTTATTGCAATAGCAGACTCTCTTGATGCGTGTGGATTACATTCAGAAGCAGAAACTATAGATGGTATGATAGAAAAATTGGCCGCACCGACGTCTGGTGCTATTCCATCATTTGTGACAAGGCTAAAAGAGACTTTTGTTTCTGAAATTGGTGATTCTGGGGACCGCATTAGCCTTGAATACATTTTAGAGGTAATAGACAGTGTTGCACAAAATAGTGGTCCATTTACTGGATATAAGGCTGGCCCAGAAGAAGTAAATAGACTTAAAGTTATGTCACAAGAGCCGGCGAGCAAGGCACTACACTTACTTGAGCTTCAGAGATCGGTAAAGGACATTAAATCTGAGTTAGACAAAGAAAATGACCCAGAAAAAATCAAATTGTTGCAGCGTGATTTGAAGAGCGATCAAGAAGACTTAGACGAAATACTCAAAAAAGTAGAACAATGGAAGAGTGGTAAAAGAGATAATGATATTGCATCATATGATCTATTTACAAAGATATACAATAGTCGCGGAGAAAATATAGAATAATGTCTGCATCGAAAGTACTAAAGCATCCCGATAAAGATGAAATAATAGAACTACTTGCAACCAAAGGAGAGTCTGTAAGGGAAATAGAATCAATGTTGCGAAGCAAGTATCCGTCTAGTAAACATTTGTGGATATCATCAGTAACACTTCAAAAATTCAGAAAAGAAAACTTAAAGCTTGAGGGAAGAGTTCTTAGGGATATACAAGAAGCCGGAAGAGTTCAAAAGCAGCAATCAGAAAAACAAGAGAAGATTCGTATTTTGGAATCTACCGGCGCTTACACAAAAAAAATTAATGAAATTGCTGATTCTAAACTAGATGTCCAAAAAAGAATTTTGCAGTTGGATAGAATAATAGAATCAAGAATGGAGTACTGGTATAATGCCATTATTAGTGGTACAGAAACTGCATCAAAAGGTGACAAGGAATTAAGACAATTTATGGACAGACAAATGAATCTTTTGTCGCAATACAAGAAATTGGTTGAGGGAATGGCAGATAGAACAATAGATCATAATGTGAATATAACGGTAATGAATGAACAAATAGGAATAATACAGGACGTAATAAGAGAGTGTATATCAAGTTTTTCGCCCGAACAAGCAATGTTGTTTATGGAAAAGCTAAACAGAAGATTAAACGCAACAACTTATCGCCCAAAAGAACTACAACCGGCATTATCATTAGTTGAACTTAAAAAATCTGAAGAAGATATTATTGACGGTGAATATGAATAATTACCACCAAAGAATTAAAGTAGCGTATTCTGGCGGCAATGTAAACAAATATATGTCGAAACGATTGTCTGATGCGGCAGAAGACGGCATGACTGACAATTTATATGACGAATTAGAGCGAGACGCGATTGATGCCAGTGATGTGGGTGTCGAAAGTGACAGAGACTACAACATATACTTTTTTGTAAGCTCCTTAGTGGACGACATACTGCTAGACACCTTTAATAAAAAGATTTCACCAGAAGATAAAAAAGAATTGTGTAGGTTTATCCTATCGCACAAGAATGATAAAAATTATAAACTTGACAACTTGACAGATTACAGGATACTAATACACAAGTGGTTGTGTGATAGTTTATCAAAAAAGGCTCACCCAAATATATCTGGAAAAAACATAAAAGATCCAACATATTTGATTGATAAGTGGATAGATGCAATAAAAAAAATATACTCAATAATTCATACCAATAACATCGGACGAAGAGATGCATTTGATTATGTAACCTCAGATTGGGATGCTGACGAAAGAAGTAAGTTTGATAATTGGATGAAATACTACGAGAGTGGTAATACGGAGAAATATAACGTGAAAACCGCACAATTTAAAAATGTTTTTGGTGCAGAAATCCCAATACCGAGTACATTACTAAACAGAAGAGAACAATCAAATTCACCTATTCCAATTTCCACATATAAGGCAAATTTAGAACCAACCAAAAAAGAAATTGATGTGGAAAATGCAAAGCAATTTAAGGCCCAAATGCGTTCTCGGCTGTACTCGTTTAGAAAATTATTAGAAAAATACCACGATATATTGTCCAAACAGAACATAGACCAAATATACGATGAATTATTTGCGCTAGAAAAAAGTGTTGGAAAATTAAATGTTTATGCATCATTGAGAGATAGGGCCATACTATCCGCAAACAGGATAAAAATATTTGGATTCCCAGAGGGAGCAGATATGCTAGAAAAATTTGCCGCCGAGCCGGCAGTTGGTCAAGGAGTAATGAGTGCTTTGCCGCAGACTGGATCAAAAGAACCAAATTTACCGCCACAAAGTACGTCTATGGCTGGAATTCAAGATGTAATAAATAGACTTGAGTCAATAGGCAAAAACCTTAAATCTAGAGATATGATAAGAGAATTAGCTAGCATTGACATATTACTGAACGAGATGGGTATGGCTAGTTACTTCCCAGAATTAAGCGACTCTCAGGCAAAGCTAATAGAAGCTTATGGTTATGCATCGAACAAGGTTGAGGCAATAATAGCCAAATTACGCGGAAGTGGGCCAAGCAAACCAAAGAAAACCAAAGAAGAAGCCACACCAGACACTATTAATCCGTTGCCGATTAAGCAATCTCCACCTACACCAGCACAGAAACCGATGGAAACTGGAGAGATAATGGACAAGCCAGTTGGAAAAGTAGAAAACAGATTACCAATAAAATAAAAATGAATATAAATGAGTTACTTGAGTCAATTGACAAAATATCAAAACTAAGTGGTTTGTCTAAGCCATTCATGGTTGGCGGCGTTCCAAGAGATCGTTTTTTGGGAAAGCTAGGAAAGCCCTCGGAAATAAAGGATGTTGATATTACAACAGGAAACAATGATTCAAGAAAGCTTGCAGAAATATTGCATAAGAAATTTCCCAAAAGCACGTATAGGGAATACGATGACGGCCATATTTCATTAGATATATTTGGATTACACATAGATTTCTCAAGTAATTTTGTTGCCCCTGGGGTATCCGAAGAATTGGCTAAAGCCGGAGTTACAGGTATATCACCAATGTTGCTTGAGGTTTATAGTCGAGATTTTACAATTAATACTCTGCTAGAGGATTTAGCTTTCTCAGGAATCTATGATTTAACAAAAGAGGGCATAAAGGACTTAAAAACCGGTGTAGTAAGGTGCCCAATAGATCCAGAAATAACAATAGGTGTTGATCCACGAAGAATATTGCGAGCAATTAAATTTTCAATAAAATATGGGTTTACAATTGAAGAAAATCTTAAAAATGCTATTATGAATAATAGAAAAAAACTTCAATCTCTTCCTAGAAAATTTGTACAGGACAAAATAAGTGAAATTGTTACGCTCGATAGTGATTTGGGAATCGATGAATTAATAAAATATAAAATTTTACCACTAGTTCCTTTATCAAAAACAGTTTCAGATATTTTAATACAAAAAAGAAAAATGGTTCACGCATTATAATGGAAAAAGAATCTCAAGTCACGGCATTGCAGAATTTTCAAACACTAGAGCAAACACTGCTAAAGATCGACTCCTTGATGAAAGATTTTCAGATAAATAGAGATATTATAAAAAACCTAATGTCACAACTCAAAGTTCAGGTTCAACAATTGGAAAAAATAAGAAACCAAGAACCGGGCATTGGAGCAACACAAAGTGGCGCTGACGACGGAAAACACCACTCATTTTGGAGAAAAAATTTAGATTATGGCGTCAGATAATATTACAAAAAAATGCATGATACGTGGAAACGGAGCATCTGCTTGTCCGTTTGGCCTACCCGCTATAGAGGCTTGTAAGTGTGCAGGAAATTGTGTTGATAGAATGGCTCCGGTCGACCAAGCAAATGAGCAGGAGACAGAGAGACTGGCACGTGCAAACAGAATAGTCTATGCATATTGTAAAGAAAAATGTAATTGCAAATATGCAGACAAAATAATTGAATCCAAGGAAAAGGTTGATTGTGATTTTGGTGATACTGGCGCTGGCCAACGAACACCATCATTTAGGGGAAGTCCGCTATACCCGCAAACATTTCATGGCATAGGTTTGGATGGATTATATGGTTATCCACTGGGATATTACTCAGATAATAATGAAAGCAGAAATATGTTTTTTGGGTTATTTAGTTTAATCGGAACACACACAATACAAGAATTGGTTAAAGTTGGAGACCAATACGATAAGTCAGGAGAGCTAGAGAAAGCAAATATAGTTGATGATTTGTTAGTAAAATTGAAAGGAATAAGAGATAATAATAGGGAATCGTTTGATACAATTGAATCATATTTAGAAGAATTTAGAAAAAAATACGATAGAGCCAGGTCTGACACCGGATTGTTGTGGGACTTGTCGCAAAAATGGTACGGCGCCCGACAATCTGCAAAATAATGGAGGATTAGACAATGCCAGAATTTTTAGGAGATCAAGTGTTTGTTGATGAGGACGATGTTTTGCTAGGACAGCAAGACCAAGATAATGATATTTTCGTTGACGAAGACTTCGTCTTTGATGATTTAATGGTAGAGGAAGATCGACCTGGCGATGATGAAGTTGTGGTTGAGGACGAGCACAGGGACGTAATTCCAGGGTCAGACTCTGTTTTTGTTGATGAAGCTGACGACAATATTGTCGAAGAAAAGGCAAAAGATTGGTCACATGATAAGGATCACTCTCAATTTATAGCGTATATGAAGGAAAAACTCACAAAGATACCACGACACTCAGGAGAGACGGTGCCCGGTTGTGAGAGAGCTAAGGCTTATTTAAAGTCATTGGATTCAGAAATAAGCTCGGCCATGAGAAGCGATCTTGATGGCGCAATAGACGAAACAGATATAGATAATATTAGAAAGCGCATTGAGGACGACTGTGATAGGCTTGATAAACAAATAAAGAAATTGCGAGGAACCAAGAGAGCCAGTATTGATGTTAAGTTGGTTTCAGATGGCCATTGCAGTGTGTGCAATTCGAATGTTCCCGTGTGGCACGATGTATCTAGTGATAAAACTATCTGTATGTCTTGTAATGCCTCCAACAAGCAAGAAGATAATGAAACTCTGGAAAAAACCGCAGGGACTCCCGTTTTGAATGTATATGTTTCTGCCTTCGAGCGCGCAGTAGTTGGTACCATAATAAATTCTGCCGTTTCTGCCGGGAAAAATATCGAAGAAACATATTCGCGCATGAAGGGAAAATACAATTTTACTCCGCGTGAAGAACTGGCTATCATACAGCTTATCGCCGACTACGGATATCCGGTTGGGTTATTGGATCGTGCAAGTATTAATGAAGATTCAGACCCATCTTCTGGTGAAAGCGCCGAGTGGATTACAAATTATAATGCCTAAATATAACGGCATTGATATCGCAAATAGTATAGCTCACGAGAGGGGCGGACTATGTTTGTCTGAAAATTATACAGACTACAAGACAAAAATGTTGTGGGAGTGTGACAAGAAACACCGGTGGAATGCAAATTTAGCACAAGTAAAAACATTTAAAAAATGGTGTCCAAAGTGCGCAAAAATATCTGGAGCATCTTCTAGAAAACTTGATGGTATAAAAGAAGCAAACCAAATTGCATTAGAAAAAAATGGCAAATGTTTGTCTAGTGAGTATATTAATATAGATAGCAAACTTGATTGGGAATGCCAACATGGTCATATTTGGAAGGCATCTTTATATGGCATTAAATCACAAAAAACATGGTGTCCTGTTTGTGCTGGTATATTAAAATTAGATGGACTTAATGTTGCAAGAAAACTAGCAACCGATCATGGCGGAGTTTGTATGTCAGCAGACTACATAAACAACAAAACAAATATGATTTGGAAGTGTGGAAGAGGACATGTTTGGGAGGCTACGCTGAATGCAGTAAAAACAGCTAATCATTGGTGTAGAAAATGTTATGAGTTAGATACACTCCCAACACAGAAAAAGCTAAAAAATGGACTAGAAATAGCACAACAACTAGCCAAGGCACATAGTGGAGAATGTTTATCAAACGAATATAAGCGTTCAGATAAAAAACTTTTATGGAGATGCAAAAACAACCACCAATGGTGTGCATCTCTTAGCCATGTAAGATTCAGTAATTCATGGTGCCCGGATTGTGCACAAATAAATGGAGCGAGAGTACGAAACAACAGATATACAATAAAACACTGGAAAACAAACAAAGAATTGGTGTGTCAGGGTAGTTGGGAAAAACTTGTTGTTGAATATTTAAATAAAAATAATATAAATTTTAGATGGCAACCGCGTTCATTTACTATGCCTAATGGGAAAAAATATTATCCTGATTTATATTTATTTGGAATAAAAACATGGATCGAAATAAAAGGGTATTTTTGGGGAGAATCAGAGAAAAAATGGAATTGGTTTTCGAGCACCAAGACTAATTCAGAACTGTGGAATAAAGATAAACTTAAAAAACTTGGAATTTTATAATAGGAAACACTATGTCTGAGATATCTCGTTCTTTAATTTATGCTCGCCCAGAAAGAGGGCCGGATTGGTTTAATGATTTTTTGCTCTCTTTTGCGGAACAAAAAGATTCAACACAGGACATCCTTAATGCAATTCACAATGGGCATCAGACTGTATCAAGCGTAGTACAAGGTTATCGTGAGCAAGTAGGGCTAGACATTATAGAATCTGCTGATGACTGCGAGGACAGTGCAATTAAAAATGCAAATGTCAAACACAAACCATTATCTGTCAGGGAAATTAGACTCACATCATCGTTTGTTCCTCTTTCTATTAGACATGCTCAAGAAGAATCATCTGTAAGTAAAATTAAGGCACAACCAGACTTAGTTGCTGCCCTCGAAAGTTTATGTCGTCATACTGGTGGAACTATAAAATTCCCATCCTTGATTAATTTTTTAAGGAAGAGGATGGGTAATGATATAAAATTCAATGATGATGAACTTAAAGAATATTTGACTGAAATAAAGAATAGATATTTGGACGCACAAGTATCCCACCAAAGCCAAGATTACGTTGGTTTGGTTGGCGTTACAAATGAAGATTATGATGACGATGTAGCGGAATATACTCGCAATGGCAGATAATTATGTCAGCAAACAAGTTATTTACAACGGCAGAACAATGGTTTGAAGACCTAAAAAAAGAAGTCTTAAAGATAGACCCAGTGTCGTTTGCTGAAAACTATCTTGTCGTAGACGGAAAACCACTAAAACTTGGCGGCGGGACCGGCTGGAAATACCTTACTGATATTTACAGGTACATGGCAACGAAAGCCATGGAAGAAGATGGGAAACCCGTAGTATGTGTTAAGGGTCGTCAGGTAGGCGCAACAACTGCCGCCACTGCACTTGAACTTTTTTTTTGCACCAGCGGGCTATACGGAACATCTCCAAATAAACCACCAATAAGACTTCTTCATTGTTTTCCTGCACTAGCTCTTGTGCAAAAATTCGCAAAAGATAAATTAAGTACAATGATGAGAACATCAAAGGATAATTATATCCTTAATCATTCTCTTGGCTACGACGCTGAATCAAAGAAAAAGAGAATTGATGTTCCAGAAGATACTCTCACAGAAAAACAATTCACCAATGAAAATAGGCTTTGGGTTGATTCCAACGCCAATGATGCTCAAAGACTTCATGGTATGTCTTTGGATGGTATTTTCTATGATGAGGTTCAGAGAATGAACCAAGATGACATAGGAAATAGCAAAAGAACCCTAACATCTGCTCGATATGGGCCCCGCGGACAAGGAATCCAGATGTATTTTGGCACTCCTTTGCAGCGCGGTTCAAATTTTCACAAAATGTGGGAATCCTCTGACAAAAGATATTATCATCTTGGGTGTGAAAATTGTGGTCATTATTTTATGCTATATTCTCCTGGGAATGATGATTGGGAGAAAATATGGCTATATGCTAATGTTGTGGCTTGTCCAAAGTGTCACCACGAACAGGATAAAGTTGATGCAATAGAGCGCGGTAAATGGATTCCAATGCAACCAGTTCTGCCAGACGGAAAGGAACCACAGTATGTTGGATTTCATTTTAATCAATTGCTGATACCAAATTTTCATAAAGAAACGGTCATTAAAGAAAAACCAGGAATACATCCAACAAACTCAGAGCGCATTTGGCAAAACGAAATATTAGGAGAGTTTTACAGTGGTGAAGATTTGCCAATGTCGGAAGAAGAAATATATAAGTATTGTAGAGATATAGACAGAAGCATTTCATTTGGAGGCCCAGGCACATCCATAAAAAGAGTGCAAAGCAACAAGATTTATTCTTCGAGTAAAATTCCCACTTTTTTGGGCATCGACTGGGGTGGTAAAATAGACGATCCAAATTCCAAGATAGGAAAATCGTTTTCTTGTATGGCAATTATATCTGTTGATAAGGATGCGGTAGTGAGAATAGAGAATGCATTTAAACTAAAAAAGAATGATTTGCAACACAAAAAAGATGTAGTAAGGGAAATGTTCAGAAGATTTGATATCAATTGCGCTGTCGCAGACTTAGGTCATGGTAATGATATAGTTCCAGAGCTTCAGGGGGAATTTGGAAACAGGTTAATAGGAAGCATAAGCAGTGGTAGTCTAACTAATCCAACGAAATATGACCCAGAGGAACTAAGACTGATTATAAATCATCACGTATTACTGGAAGATTTATTCGCGCATATGAGAAAGGGTAAAGTATTATTTCCATGGAAAAGTTATGAGCAAATTCAGTGGCTTATAGAGCACTGCTGTTCAATGGAAAAAGAAATACACACAGTTCAGGGTCGAGTCATATCAAGATTTGTAAAGGGTACCGGACCCAACGACGGTCTTATGGCTCTCCTATATGCCTATTTGGCGTATAAATTTTATCTAACGCAAGGGTTTACGATAAAGGCCCACCAACTAAATGCAAAAAGTGCCGGACCAATATTGGCTTATTTGCCAAGTTTTTAATAAAGAGGTTTTATGAATAAAGTTTGTGGGCACTGCAAAGAAAAAAAGCAAGAATTTGAATTTGGAAAAGATAAATCAAGCAGCGACGGCTTGAAGTGTTTTTGTAAAAGTTGTATTAAACAATATTATATTAACAATAAAAGCAAAATTTCTGTTGCACAAAAACTCTATAGAGAAAAGAATAAAAACAAAATAGCGGATAAGAAAAAGCAATGGTGCGAAAAAAACAAAGACCGCGTGTTGGAGCATGCAAAACAATATTACGCAGACAACAAAAATGAAATTTTAGTGCAGAAAAAACATTATTATGAAGAAAATAAAACCGAAATTATTTATAAAAAGAAAAATTACCAAAGCAAAAGATTAAAAACTGACATTAATTTTAAAATAACTTGTGGTTTAAGGTCTCGGCTACATATAGCACTAAAAAATAATTATAAATCAGGTTCTGCTGTACGTGACTTAGGATGCACTATACCAGAATTAAAACTTCACCTCGAATCCAATTTTCAATCAGGAATGACTTGGGAAAATTACGGAGAGTGGCATATAGATCACATTTTGCCTCTTTCTAAATTTGATTTAACTGACAAAACACAATTGCTTAAAGCCTGTCATTATACTAATCTGCAACCGCTTTGGGCTAAAGATAATTTAAAGAAATCGAATAAAATATAGGAAACAAAATAAATGGAAATACGAAGAGGTCCATGGAAACCTGCTACAACCAATAAAGTAGCAACAGTAAAATCCAGTAGGTTCGGTGCGCGTCCAGCAACTGTTCTTAGTCCTGGTGTATCAAATTCAGAGCACCATTTGGCTAATCGGCAGGCAGATACTGGCGCTATTCCCGAAAAAGTGTCAGAGTTTAGACAGGCAGAAATAATTAGAGCGACAGGATCCTCAAACAACCAAATCAAAGAGTCGCCTGCTCCATTATTATTATATAGTAATTCGTTCAAAAAATCTCAAGAAATAAAAGAAAATTTCCTGAGAAAAAGTGCCGCGTCTGTGACTTCTGGTGGATATAGTTCTGCTGGCGGCGGAACAACCATACAGGCACCAGAAATATATTCTCCACTATTTCAAATTGCAAACCTACAGCTTCCGCGCGAAAGAATAACAATGAATGCGTGGAATAGAAATTTTTATGATACACATCCATTGGTTCACAACTGCATTAATTTGCACGCAACTTATCCAATTAATAAAATAAACATTAAGTGCAAAGATGGCAAAATAGAACAATTTTTTAAGGATATGGCAGAGAACATAGACTTAATAGGTGTTTTGCAGGGAATGGCACTTGAGATTTTTAAGATTGGTGAGTGTTTCCCCTATGCCGAGTTGGATGAAAGAACTGGTGCTTGGAAAAGTATCGTAATTCAAAACCCAGACTACATCCACATAAAAACATCTGTATTGGGAGGTGATCCAGTAATATCACTATCACCAGATGCGGCACTAAAACGATTGGTTCAAAGTAATAATCCAGCAGACATACAATTAAGAAGCCAAATAGACGATGAAATTCTATATCACATTCGTAAGGGAAACAACATTCCTTTGGATAATTTTCACATAAGTCATTTGGCCCTTAAATCAGCTCCCTACGATGTGCATGGAACATCTCCAATAGTTACTGTCTACAAAGATCTTATGCTGTATGACAAACTTAGGGAGTGTTATTCTTCCGATACAGAAGTTTTGACTGATTCTGGTTTTATGAATGGTCTTGAATTGTCATTAAAGTATAAGAACAGTAATCAAAGCGATTTGCCATCTATTGCTTGTTTTAATTCAGAAACAGAGATGGTTGAGCATCATAAACCAATAAAAACACATATATCAGAATATAATGGAAATATGTATAGGTTTAAGGGTAAAAAAGTAGATATTCTCGTTACACCAGAGCATCGTATGTGGGTCAATAAGAACAAAAAGACTGGTTGGTCTGGATGGCATTTTGAACAAGCAAAGGATGTTAGCCCGTCCTACTGGTACAAGTTTAGATGCCACGCAAAATACAATGAAGGCGAAAAGGTTGAATTTATTGATGTTCTTGGTAAAAAAATACCATCGGAACTTTACATGAAGGTTTTGGGACACATAATTTCGGAAGGATGTGTTTATCAAAGTTATAAAAACGGAAGATATGATAATAATGTTTCTATATGTCAAAATATAGAATCTAAATATCAACAAAATATGAGAAATAATTTTAAGCAGTTTGCTGAATTATTGGGGAAAAATCTCGTAGAAAATACTAAGGTGGTTGGGTCTGGGTTTAGTGCACATTCTCCAAAAAATAAGTGGGAAGCATTAGTGAGTGGTAAGGATTTAGTAAATTACTTCAAAAAAGAAATTGGAACAAATGATGTTTGTAATTCCGGAACCAAAAGAATTCCTAGGTGGATATTTGGACTACATTCTGATTTGTTAAAGTGTTTGTTGGAATCATTAATGGAGGGCGACGGGCATTTTTCAAGTAGTTTGTATAATACAACATCAAAAGGCTTTCGTTATGACACTGGCTCAAAACAACTAGCAGATGATGTATATGAGTTAGTCTATCGCCTTGGATTTGTTCCGTTATTGCGAACAGTAGATAGGACTGGAGAAAATACTGGGAAAAATTTATTAGAATACTCTGTCTCTTGGTCAAACACACATTATGGCCGTGAGCCGCGTGTGTATGGAAAATCAGATTCAAAGCATCACGGTGCCCATATTGGTCAAACAGATTATGATGGTTTAGTTTGGTGCTTCGAAGTTCCTACTGGATTATTTATAACACGCAGAAATGGCAAAATAACTATTCAGGGAAACTCTAAATATGCACAGGCTGATAGCCTTGTAAATCCAATTACACTAATAAAAGTTGGTGGGGCTGGAGAAGGAGAATACAAAGCAACCGGTGATGACTTGGAGAAATGGCGTCAAATAATGGAGTGTCATGATGAAGAGACCGAGGTATTGACTGACCACGGTTTTAAGAAGTTTTTTGATGCAATTGATTACACAAGGAGCGATGATGTTGCTGTTTACACTGCATCACCAAAGACTGGAATAAAAATAG